ATGAGTGTAAAAGGTCTTGGAGAAATTCAAAAGGCAGTTCCCGCATACCTTGAATGGAGAAAACAATTTCCTCAAATAACTCAACAAGTTAAAATTATGAGACCAAAGCCTCTCGTAACAGTTGCACCAAAGGGAAATTATGTTATGAGTGGGTTTCGTGACGCAGATCTTCAGGAAAGACTTCTAAAAGCAGGATGGGTAAACCAAGATCGTGTAACAAAAACTACAAATGTGCTAATTGTTCCAGATGACTTCAAGGAAACAACAAAAGTAAAATCCGCCCGTGAAGCTGGAATTCGTATTATTCTGCGGAGTCAGGTTGAAGAGCTTTTCTGAAATGATCTTTTAGAGAAGGCCGATGAATACCGCAAGAGGTCCTGTAGCAAAAGCACTCAATACAATAAAGACTACTACCACTGAAAATCCTGTAGTCTATAAAATACTAAAAATACTTTTTGTTATAGCGATCCTATCTCTGATTATTTACGCAATTACAATCGCATTTCGTAATAATCGTGATCTCGCAACACCCGATAACATACAACGTATTATGTCATCTCAAACACTAGCATGTGAAGCAGTCGTATCATCTTCTTCTGCCAAAAAGGGCCTAGATGCTGCATTTGAAACTATTCCTCAAGAACAACGACTTTTAATCAACGCAAATGTATTAACAACACGCCTAACAGGGTTTTTAGGACCATTTGATTCTGGCGTATTTAGCGAGGATGCTGCTACAAGAATTGCTCTGAGCTCAGGAGCGAGATGTCTAGTGCTAGAGATTGATCATGAAGAAAATAGTGTAGAACCAAAACTAATTTACCGCGATAATTGGGGTCTGAAACGCTCTTTGAATATGGGAAGTTTGAATTTAGTAGCTAGAAGTATTGCACAAAGAGCATTCACGCCCACCATGGATTCAGTTCCAGCCAATGTAGCAAATGATCCACTGTTTGTAGTGATATATTTTGTTCGCGCGCCAAGTATGGCTACACAACCTCGCGAGTATGTAAAATATCTAGGAAAAGTCGCAGAAAGTCTACAGCCACTCAAAGATTATCTTATAGGGCAAACTCCTCAAGGAGACTTCCGCAGACAACAATTGGAAGGGCAACTTTTTTACATGCCATACACAATATTTTCAAAACAAATTATTCTCATGACCAACGCAGATACAACCCCATTCCGTCGTTTAGAGACGTTAGGATTACAAGGTCAAATTGGATCAACACAAGATCTTGATTTATTGACTCATGTGCGTCTTTATAGTCGCGAATCTCCCTCTAATTTGGGAATATCACAATTACCAACAACAAATGTAGCTCCCTCGGCCGTCATAACAACACCCTATTATTGGCTTGCTACTCCTCCCGATAGACTGTTAGATTCACAAGCTCAGACAAAGAAAGCATGGACACTTGTCATGGAACCCGTTGCTACAGAAAAAAATACACCTACAAAAGACAATATTAAAAAATTATTGACTGAATTTGGTGTGCAAGCTATTCCATTTTGCATTTTTGATTCAAAACCTGTCGTAGAAAATTATATCGGAAAAGATTCGCCATATTTTAAGACAACTTGGTCCATTAAACCAGAACTAATTCGCTTTATTCCTCCAAAACCTCTTATTATCCAGAAACCATCCCCTCAAACAAATGCCAATGGTGGTGCTGTATTTTCACCTCAATTATAAGTCTAAAATAGGATGGAGGATACGCTCCCTGAAATTGAGTCACAATCTTTCAAAAAGAAATATATTCAGGATCTTATTTCTGAATTATCCGACGCAATGGACAAGGCCGCCGAAGAAAGAGATCAAACAATTGTAAAAGACACACAACTCCGAAAAGCTCTAAATATTGTTGAAAACTTTCTTCGTGATTCTAAGAGAATATGTTATGGTGGAATGGCAATTAATGCTCATTTACCTACAGAGTTAAAGTTTTATGATTTTCAAAAGACTCTTCCAGATTATGATTTTTTTTCGCCCAGCCCTGATGCCGATACAAAAGAATTATTACGAATTTTTCATAGCGAGGGATTTCCTGATGCTGTCGCACGCATGGGAATGCACGAAGGCACCACAAAAATCTTTGTAAATTTTACTCCTATGGCGGATATTACCTATATGCCAAGCTGGTTATATGAAATGCTCCACAAGCGAGCCATCAAAGATGATGGAATTTATTATGCCGATGCTGATTTTCTACGCAAAAATCTCTATCTTGAACTGTCTCGTCCTAGAGGGGAGGTGGAAAGATGGGATAAAGTCTATAAGCGTCTGTTACTTTTAAATAATAGTGAAAAGCTAAATTTATCAGGTTGTTCTAAAAAGGGCCCAGAAGTAACACGTCTAAATAAAGATGTTCATGAAGCAATACTTTCTTATGCTTCAAGCGAAAATCTTATTTTTTCAGGGGCGGAGCTAAAAAGAATATACTCAAATCCCACTACCACAAGTGCTGGATTTTTACCTAAATCTACACATGCTGTAATTTTAACCACTGAGGCCCCTGAATTTCATCTACCCATTCTGCGTCAAATAATTACCAAACTGGATCCAGGTCTTCAACTTAAAAATGCTCATTGGAAAGCTAAAGGGGATATCATACCTGAAATGTATGGAATACTGGCCAATAATCGCGTGATATTATTATTAATTCGCGAGCAGTATTGTCATTCCTATAATACTGTTTCTTTAGGTAAAAAAAGTGATCTTCGTATATCTTCCTTAGATACCGCTATAACACTCTTTTACACTCTATCATTTGTAAGAGGTCTTGAAGGAATTGTTCCAGTATCCTGCAACTGCTTTGCAAAAACACTTGTTGATATTAGCATGAAAACAAGAGATAAAGGCCTACACGGAAAATTTCCAGCTTTTGTTGTAGCATGTCATGGCCATCAGCCCACAAAACAGTCTCTTCTAAAAGCAAAAGTTCAACGAATTCAGGCTTTGAAGAAGACCAAAAAGGTGAAATATGGCGGAATTAGGAAACTACAAACACGAAAGCGTAGAGTTTAGAACTGGTCGTCTAATTACAACTAGGCGCCAACTCAAGATTTTCAGCTCGCTTGCGAACTTCTAATAGTTCTACCGTAAGCGACTTGACTTTTGCCATAAGTGTTGGTGTTTCTGGATTCTCTAGAACTTGTGATAGCGCTTCTAATCTAGCTTTTATAATTCTCGGCTTGTATTCGTCTGGCATATCATACGGATTAATACAAGTATTTCTCTTGTCTGGTGGAGGTGGAGGAGTAGATGTTTTCCCTTCAGGAGGGGGACAAATATCCATATTTTCAGGGGCAGGGCCAGGTGTTGAAAAACGTGGTTCTGATATTGGATATAGATATGTCCTTCCGATTGGTGGTGGGGCGCCATTTTGAAACCCTTCCGTTTGAGTTGGATTACAATTATTCATGGCCGCCACTATTTTTTCTTTCATTTCAGGAAGTTTCTTATCTAAAAATTTTAAAACCCGAATAATTCTTTTATTAATATCGGCAGGAATTTGGATTGGATCATCTGGAGGTGGACACGGAAATGAAGGACCACCCAAATCCTTTTCAAACTTTATTCTGGCCCGTGTTAACTTTGCTTCTTCCGATTCATCTTGCGGGAGTTGGGCGCCATCTGCTGGAACTTTATAATCATCTAATATAACTTTCGTAGCTGGACATACTACATCATCAATTTGTGTCATGATTGCTTTTATTTGTTCTCTCATAGTATCTTCTTCAGTTTTAAAAGGTTCTGTGATAATAAAGAATGATGTTACAAATAAAATCATCAAAAACACTGCTGTAAGAAAAATAATTTTTTTATTTTTCATATGACAGTAATACTCTAATAGAAAGGCTATAATGTCGGCCTGTATAAATTCTACCGCAATTCCCGGGACCCCGACTTTAAGCAGTGGCTTGACAGCACAGAAGGCCCAACAAGCACTTCGTTGTGATCAAGAACGAATTCTGGCAATGCTTCAAAATGGGGCTGGGACATGTTGTAAGCTACCACAGACAAATAAATCGGCTGTATTTGCTAGTATTTTAGAGAACGATCGCGCAACAAGATGCCAGCCAGGGCCAGTAATTCAAGCCTTTGACTTTCCTAGGGCGGGAACCACAGAAAGTATTCGCATACAAAGAACTACAACAAATACATTGAGGTGTAGTGTAGATCCAAGAAATCCCAACACGGCTATTTCAAATGTTACAAGAAATGTTCCACCAGAAGTCTGTCCCGCCATGACTGCCGAACAGTTAAATAGCACCATGCCAAAACCACCCATCGGTGTATGCCAGCCTTCTCGGTTTTATTGAAATGTTTTATCATATCTAGTAGAATGCCAACTGCAAACTACGATTCTAGTCTTCTGACTCAGCGTAAGCGCAATTACACCCTGTATACCTGGAACAGAATTAACGAAGCCGAGGTTAATGCAGGGCGCTCTGTTCGTCGCGAACAACCCGATACCCAGTTACAAACTGTTGTAACATACCGCCATCAAGTGTCCGCCAATCAACTCAATGCTACATCATGCCCATGTGAGAAAGCCGTGGATAAAAATTCTGGTGGCAATGTATCAAACAATGTTCAGTAAACTGGGTTGGTATTTTGTTGAAATAATTTGAGGGATTCAATATGATTTACCTTTACAATCAACTCTGGCAAATATGCTGTTTGAATGAGTTGATTTTGAACAAGATTTAGACGCGCAAATGTGCGTATTCCTTTTTTTAACTGATACACATGAAAACATTTTTGTATACGATATGCGTGTATATGATGAATATCTTGATTCCAATTATGTGCATGAAATACTTGCCCAACTTTATTTATTTCCTGAAGGGCTACTAAATTCTCAGTTATACAATTGTCGCGTATATGCAATTGAACAAGTTTTTGACCATGCTTCCATTTGGGACTAAATTCGCGTATTCTATTATTACTTAAAATCAGCATTTGTAAATTGCGTGGCCACTCATCTGGCAAATGTATAAGTTTATTTCCCTGCGCAGAAATAAATTCTAAACTATCTGGAAGCTTCTTTGGTAAAAAGGTTAGATTATTATAATCTAAATACAAGACTTTTAAATGTTGAGGTAGAATACATTTTATTAAACTTTGTGAAGAAAGCAAGTTATGTGAGAGTGCAAGATGTTCCAGGTGTTCAGGAAGATTTGTAATTGTTTTTATTTTATTATAAGCGCAATCTAGTTTTTTAATAGAATTTGGCAAATCAGAAATGGTTTTTAGCTCACAACCATTCATGCTTAGTAATTTGATTGTATTTGGAAGATCTTTTGGACATGTGCGTAAGGGATTATCATCAAAGGAAAGGTCCTCTAGACCTGGCGGCCATTCTTCTACAATGTCAGTATCATATATGGAATTGTGATCTAAATTAATAGTTTTGAGTGTTCTAGGCCAGTGCGTTGGAAGGCCGTCGGCCCTCAAATAATTTTTGACAAGTGATAAATGTTGAATATTCGGTGGTAGCAATACAGTGTGAATAGCTGAAATTTCATTCTTATTTAAATATACTGTAATAAGTTGTGTTTGTTCAGATAAATTAGGCTGAAAGGTAAAACTAAGATCTGAACCCCGAAACACTGTTTTGTCGTGATCTTGAATTGGAAACACAACTGACATATCTCATTACTTGAATAATCATGGTCGTATTTTTTTAGACGGTTCTTGTAGAAAGAATGGCTAAGACTCGTCGTGCTTCTCGCAAGGCTTCTCGCAAGGCTTCTCGCAAAGGTTCCCGAAAGACCATGAAGGGTGGCAAGCGCGCTCTAAGTTCCTGGAATAAGTCTGTAAAGCGCGTATACGAAGAGATGAAGCGCAAAAACAGCAATGTAGGCTTTGGCGATGCGCTCCGTGAAGCCAGTCGCCGCAAGAAGAACGGAACTCTATAAACAATTTTAATATAAATCATACACAATATTTTAAAGCTTTCTATAAAATATTGTTTAGAAAAAAAATTGATATTTATTATATTGTGCTAATTATGTAACCAATATGGGAGTCGCACAGTCGTCCCAGGCTCCTGGCGTTGAAACAAGCAACAACATCATTATGGCTAATTCTCAAGCAAGCTCTATAGAACTGCCAAAATACTTTGCTATTTGGAGACATAATCAGCCACGTGAAAATGATAATTGGAATGCTTGTCTTATTGAGACTGAAAAAGTTATGGAGAATCATACAAATCGTAAGATCTGGAAATTTAAAATAATTCCTCACCCGCTGGAATTTCAAAATGGCATGCTGGAATCCGCAATTCTTGTTCACGAACCAAACGATCGGTGGTTTGGTGGAGAGAAACATAAAATCCTAGTTCAACGATCAAGTGAAAACTTTCTGGAAAATAATCTAATCCAAGAAACTGAAATTTTATTCAATAAAGCCATAATTCAATTGCCCCATATATATGTCTCATACTTGAGGACAATAAGTGAAATTCCAGTCTTTAAGATTAAAAATAAAAATAGGATTATGCCCAAATCATTTTATAATCTGGATACAACAGCATCGCTCTGTGGATTTAAAATGATGTTTGGAATGGAGTTTGTAAATAATAATCAACAAGTTGTAAGACAGGCTCCTAGAGTTGATAATGAGCTTGATATTCTTAGAAGAAGAGAGGCTATGCGGTTTGCTGAAAGATCAGCCCAGGAATTTCTACAAACATTTCGACCTCCTGTCGCAACTGTAAACCCAGAATTTCAAAGGATTCTTGAATTACATAGAAATCAAGTGACTAGAGAAATGCGGTCTTCCAATAATACAATACCTCAACATATTGTAAATACATATATTGAAGGACTGATTCAAAAACATGAGTGCTGTCCAATTACGATGAATGAATTCACAAAAGACACAACATGTATTACCCCTTGCGGACATGCAATGTTACTTCGCTCAGCGGAACGTTGGATACAAGATGCGCATTCCTGTCCTGTTTGTCGTCTTCCTGTCTCTGAGACGCAGCTTCAAGTCTGGAAGATCTAACTATTAACCATTCATATATTTGTTGGCGATTAAATACAACTAATTTTTTTGGACGAAACCACTGATGACCATCTGGAATTTCCAGCATAGGTTCTGGCATACGAAACGGTTCCTTAAAAAGATCCAAAGGTTTCCAGTGCCCTGAAAGAGATCCTTGAAATGGTTGTTCAGTATCCACTGTTGAAATCGCCAAAAATTTGGATTTGGAATCCAGGAAAATTTCAAAAAAACGTTTGATTTCTTTAGAAGAAAAGAAACATAAAAGATCGCGCGCAAGCCATAAATCGCCTGTTTCTGGGGGCTCCTGTAAAATATTCAGTTTCTCAAATTTTACAGTTGCGCTGGAAAATTGGCTCTGTAAAATCTCCACTAGAGGCTGGACAATTTCCAGTCCAATATACTGAATTCCAGTTAATTTTACAGTTTTCATCCAATTCCAGTCTCCACACCCGCAATCAATAATAGACTGAATTTCCAATTCCTGGAAAATTTCTGGTAGTCGGTCCCGCAACTCTTGGGTCCTTTCTAAAGTTGATGAAGGCCCAGATACTGTTTCTTGACACCCCCATGCATTTGTATTGTATATTTCTGTGAAAATTGCCTCCATATGATCTAGTTCTACATCATACAAGTGTTTTAAACTGCGCTTAAACAAAAAAATTCTGAATATTTAGATTATGATGTCATCTTGGCTACAAGATAAACAGCGTAGACGTTTTCGTGTTGGCTATCACCAAGAGAAACCTCTTGGAACATTTATCAAAAAAGATAAACCAGCTACCGTTGTAACAGCTTACTATGATATGAAATCTAAGTATGACACTAGTTCATATAGACAGTGGATTCGCCTTTTTTTAGAAACGTGTTCTTGTCATTTGATATTTTTTACAGATGAAGAGTTTGGAAAGTTCGTCTGGAAGCACAGAGAACAATACAAAGATCGCACAAAAGTTATCATTGTTCCAAAGTCAGAATGGTCTTCTAGTAAAAATTTTTCACAGGCCTTTTGGGAGCGTCAATATGAAAAGGATCCCGAAAAGAATATACATTCTATAGATCTCTATAAAATTTGGTATGAGAAAAAAGAATTTGTAAAAATGGCAATTCGCATAAATCCCTGGGGACATACTGATTTTGTTTGGACCGATGCTGGAATTTGTAGAAATCCCTCCATGACTGGATTAATCCGCGACTTTCCAGTTGCCGATCGTATCCCTACAGATCGTATTCTCATGCTGAATCCTGGAGAATTTACTGAAAATGATAATACTGTATTTAATTTCAAAGGTATTGAAATTATGGGGGGTGGTCATGGAAAAATGCGCATGAGTGCTGGAATAATTGCTGGATCTATTCAAAGCTGGAAAACATATGATTCTGTATATGAAAAAACGCTGGATAAATTTATCGACGCTGGAATTTTCTGTGGAAAGGAACAAAACGTTATGGCTACCATCGTGCTGGAAAATCGCGATCTTGTTTCACTTGTAGAACCTAAACCCATATTTGGCGATTTTTGGCGGTATCTTCTTTTGTGGCTTGGATCACCTCCACTACTATATGAAATTATGAATGACGAGCGCAGAAATAAGAAACCTATGTCATTTGAAGATATGTATATGTATGTTCTGCCAAATACCCAAAATGGTCGCTCTACGGAGGAAAAAATTGATACTACAGCCACAAATCTACAAAGTAGCCTAACATGAACATATTCTTTCTATCCGCAAATCCCCGCCGATGTGCAAGATGGCACTGTGATAAACATGTCGTTAAAATGATTCTAGAATCAACTCAAATTCTTTATACGGCACATTATAAAAATGGTGGAATGGCAATTGTAGAAGAGTTTGCGCCGATTTGTAAATCAACTGGAAAACGAGGCTATAAACCTACGCACCCTAAACATCCAAGTGTAATGTGGGCATGTGAAGCATTACCACATTACCTTTGGCTTTGCCGTATGGCTCTTTGTCTTGTTGATGAGCATCAGTTTAGGTTTGGGCCTACAGAACGACACAGTTGTGAAGAGCACCTTTTGTGGCTTATTAAAGTTCCACCCCCTGGTCTCATAACAAAACTTAAATGGATTCAAGATCCTACGCCAGCCATGCCAGATGAATACAAAGTGCTAAATAGTTCTATTGAAAGTTATTGGAATTACTACAGAGGTTCCAAAAAGGATCGCGGACTTCTCAAATGGTCTCGTCGTCATGTGCCACATGTATTTGAAAATTATCTCTAAGTCTGATGATATGCTATTTAATCTTTACTCATCCATTTCCAACACTTTCCCTTGTATTTTTTTAGCTGTTTGAAAAAATCATCTAACCATTCTACTACATTGATTGGTTCTTTGGGAAAAGCTTGTATTTGAAATACTGTATATATTGCAATCTGCTGGTCTACAGGTATATACCAGTTCTGACCTTTTAATAACGCTTCTCCTGCAGAAAGTTGCCACTCTTTACAGTGCCTTGGATCAGCGACTTGTTTGATTGCTAGAGAAGCATCCATTACAAGAACAAGTGCGCGCATAACTTCCTCCAACTTCTCATAAGGCATTTGATCGAAAAAGCGTAATTCAAGTCCATGGGCTCCGTGTTTATTAAAATTTAAATCTAGTCCTATTTTTTCCAGTTTATAATAATCGCATTGATCATAAAGCCAATCATACCATGGCAAGGGCCCGCATTGATCTCTTTGAACTTGGAGGATCTTCCCAGCTTCCATTTTTTCAGTATCGTAGATACCCAATCCAATATAGCGACTTACAGCAACGCGCTGTGATCCAGCAACATAACGATCTGATACATTTGAAAGTGGGTCTCCTGAACCATATACTGCTATAAGTGCTGGTTCCAGCCACTGGATACATCTAGCCAAACGTTGATGTTGACGTCTGAATTTTTTCCAACTGAGGGGTGCCACGCCATTCCATCCAAGACGTGTTGGTAGTGTTAGATTAATGTGAATTGTGCCGTTATTAAACATTGCCACATTTTTTAAATTTGTCAAATAAACAGCGAATGGTTCATTACGTGGCGATGCGAGTGTTAATGGGCCATAGGCCGCTAAAAGTCCTTGTTTTGGGAGACTACCAAATTCAGTTTCCAAGGACGTAAATGTAGTTCGCAATTCATTCATTACTTTATTCACGGTGGCTTTGTAAAAATCAAGTGTGATAATTTCAAGGGTATCGCCATCCCACATGAAATTTTGATCGTAGTGGTCTCGTAACCATGGAGACTTTTCGCAAATCCAATCCCAAAATGTCTTTCCAGTATAATTAGGATTTGGCTTTGGAACTTTTTCATATGTTGTTTTATGGCTATTAAATATATCACAGTGTGTAAAGGAATGACTATTCACAAGTATAGGAACTTGAATTTTTCCGTCATTTACGCGTAAAATTTCTTGAAGTGCTAAACGAAGTGTTTCAGGTTTATATACCTTCATATAATCAACACTGTATCGTTCAGGTTTCATGTTGCCTTCAAAAGTTATAATATCCTTTTTCTGTGATGTTTTCAAATATGTTTCGTGTTCGATTCCTAAACCCCAATACATATCAAAGGATTTGTATGCGGGTTTATATTTTCTATGTTTTACCAGTTCAAAAGGATTCATAGTCTATCTAATTTGTAGAGACATTTAACCGCGTTTTAGATTTTTTTTATTAGATTAATGTTACTAATTTAAAAGCAACTTTCTTTTTATTGAGATTTTTCAAGAGAATTTATAATTTCTTGTATTTTATTTGTAGTAGTATTTAGCCAAATAGCTTCAAGAAGATTTATATCTGCAGGGTTAAATGTTGTTGTTGCAGGATGAAGAAGTTGAATTATTACATCATTATTATTTATAAATTCTTTTAGAATAGGAATAGCATTTTTTTGCCAATCCTTACCTAAAAATTGGTATTTTACATAATAAGCTTGATCTTCAGTGTTATGAGTAAGAATCCTCGCACCAAAAACTATTGAGGTATTTTCGTAAATTCCCATTAGTGTCTATAAAGAATTTTTGAATTTCTTTAAATATTAATTATTATTGATAAATATTATACATAAAATGTGCTTGTTTGGGGTTATCTTTATTAAAGTAATGCTGTCTACATAAATCATTATCTTTATAACAGTCGCGCCCACAGCGTTTTCCATGTTTAAACCGATAATCACATGTGTAAATATAAAATCCACTAGAAGTTTTTCTCTTATTCTTCATCCATTCTTTAGAAGCATCATCAAAAAACTCAGGTGTAAACTCAGACTCCATATTATATATTGCTAAATTTTTATTTAAATTTATAAAATTATATTTTCTATTCACTATATTAGAATGGATATCTATACTAAGTTATTTTGGTCATTTTCAATATTTTTTACACTTTTATCAATTCATTTATTATATTATATAAAAAATGGTATTTTTTATATTCAAATAATCTCCGGATTAGGTATGTTTGCAACTAGTAAAATTGGCCGTAAATTTTTAGGTTTAGAATAGCTTTTTTTTATAAAGTATGTCTTTGCTATTAAAATAGTAAAGATATACTCCTTGTGGGGATCGAACCCACGACCTTCCGCTTAGAAGGCGGACGCACTATCCACTGTGCAAAAGGAGCAGTTGTCCACCACAATTTGCGAGGAATGGGATTTGAACCCATGCGGCTTGCGCCAGACGATCTTGAGTCGTCCTCCTTAACCACTCGGACATCCTCGCTTTGTGCTTATACCAAAGAACAAAACGAGATGGTCTCACCCAGATTCGAACTGGGGTTCCAGGATTCAAAGTCCTGTGTCCTGACCTACTGGACGATAAGACCAAAAAAGCCCTTTCTGGAAGTCGAATCCAGGACCTTATCATTACAAGTGATATGCTCTAAACCAGCTGAGCTAAAAGGGCATATGAGTTAAAAGGGTATATGCGCAAAACGGGAATCGAACCCGTGTCCATTCCTTGGAAGGGAATGATTCTACCACTAAAATATTTGCGCTATACGATAGAGCTTTAATAAAGGAAAAGCACCAAACCTGTATCTCGCGAACCGGAATCGAACCAGTGACTATCCGAGTATTACTTAGCTTTAATAGAACTACAATCGGATATTCTACCAACTGAATTATCGCGAGAGTTGTGGATTTCTCCACAACTAGTAATCGGAATAATCTTTTAAGCCTTTTTACGCACAAGAAAAATTGATTCTAAATTTTTAATAAACTATCTACAAAATGGGTTACATTTATTTGATAACAAATAAAGTAAATAGTAAACAATATATTGGTCAGTCAAAATGTGAGGATATTGAAAAAAGGTGGTCACAACATAGAAATATGACAAAAAATTGTATTGGTAGGTATCTTCTTTCAGCTTATCATAAATATGGAATAGAAAATTTTAAATTCCAAATTATTTGTATAACTTTTGACGAAGCTTGTGATCAATTAGAAGAATATTATATTCAAAAATTTAATACATTATCTCCAAATGGGTATAATTTAAAACCTGGCGGAAAATCATCAAAACATACTGAAGAAATTAAAATCCGTATTAGTGAGGGACTAACTAAAGAAATACGAAGCCGTCTAAGAGAACATGCAAAAAATAATTTAGCATTTCGCTATTATAAAAAATATACAGAAGAAGAGAAAAAATTAATTAGTGAAAAACAAAAAGCTTATTGGGCACAGTTAACAGACGAAGAAAAAGAAAAAATAAGTATACAAAGAAAAAATAAAGCTAAAACTTCTCAAAAAGTAAGATTAGCTCTTGAAAAGGGACGAGAAAAATATGGATATGCCAAAAAGAGTGTAGGAAAATATGATATGAATAATACTTTAATAAAGGTATATAACAGTATATCTGATGCAGCAAAAGATAATAATATTTCACATTCAAGTATATCTCGTGTTTGTTTACAGAAACCTAAATATAAAACAGCAGGAGGATTTATATGGAGTTTTATCTGTAATTAAAGAGATCCAAAATTCATATTTTTCAATATTTATAAAAGTTTATGTAGAATTGCTTTGAGATTGCGCAGTATTATCCTGAAGTGTCTCCCCAGTATCTCCATTTACAGCATCTAAATTATATAACTTAATAGTTTTTTCTATTTGCGTTCTACAAGATGCGCAATTACTGTTCATTTTTGTTATACAGTCTCCACAAAAAATATGACCACAAGGAACGCTAACATGCGTGCTAGCATTTGTTAAACATATTGTGCAAAAAATGTTTGTTTTAGGTATTTTATCTTTATAATAAACTTCATAAATATCTTTGTTGATTTTGGTTAATAGCGCTGTTATTTTATCATAAATTACATGATATTTTTTTATACTATAGTTTACTTTTAAAATATCTCCATCAATTTTGCTTACAACATATTTTTTATAATTTAACAGTGCACTTTCAAAATTATCCATATCAAACTTTAATTTATTATTAGTTTCTATATCCTTTGGATCTGTTGTTAAAAGTGCGGAATTATTTCTAAAAAAAAATAATCTGTTTTTGAATACTATCACACGCTTTTTCAATTTCATCGCGCCCATTGTTTCTTTCTGTCACTATAGTATTCATATTATCTAGGATATCATTCAACTTTTGTTTCAATAAAAATAAAAATTCATATTCCCCAATTTTTTGTTGAGTTTTATTAAAATCATTTAATTCTTCATCAATAACTCCAATATCTTTTTCTATACTTTCAAAATTTGGCAAAACTTGCCAGAAATTAGCGATAAAATCCTGTTTTTTTATGTTTGGTAAAGACCTATCTGGCAAATCAGTGGCTTTGTTAGAACTATTTATAGAAAAAGTAGTATCATTATATTCTGCCAAACCAGCTGAATAAAATCTTGGGAGACTCATATATCATGTATTCTTATATATAGTTTTAAGCCAATTTAAATGCCTATAACACGCACAGTTTTCAAGTCTCTTACAGTATTCTCTGAATTCAATACAATGTATCCGTCATTCCATCCATCCTTCTTTTTTAAATCTTCAACCACTGCTTGCGTCCCAAAATACTCATGTTGAATAACTTGATTGTCTGTAAATCCGTGACCCAAACAACACACGTTCAGACTATTCAAACAAACTTCATGGCCCGTCTCCAAAACTAAATTATACAGCCCTTCAACATGTTCATAATGTATTTTTCCAGAGCTACGAGGAAATACCCATTCATTTGTGATTGGATCGCGGATTGGATGCCATGGCGTGATTTTTAATCCAGCTTCAAATACAGCAAGTTTTATCATAGCATTGACTGGTGTATACGTTACTGCTTGAATCTTATGTCCCCCCCAGGTCCTATCACCTTTTCTCAAATCTCTAACATACTTCAAACGAGATCCTTCCATTAAACATAAACAATCCCCTGTAAAACATGGGCCCGCCGAATCTATAAATCGTCGCATCCCTGAATTATCAAATAGTGACAAAGGAATTGTAGGATTGGGTGCAATAGTCTGCGCTGTCCTACTTGACCACAAATTTACCATATTATCAAGAATAAAAGGATCATCGCGCAAGGTAGACTTTGGTGGCTCTAAATTACCAAAAATATCAACTCCTGTCTCTTGTAATTCATTAAATTCCTTATTGGCAAATGTTTGTAAAACCTTATCTTTAAAATTAACACATTGCCTCAACTCCAGTGCTCTGTGATATGCAATCAAATGATTCTGCCCCCAAGAAGAAAACCATTCATATCTTTCAATAGCTTTCATAAGTTGCCCCTCGCCACTCTTCTGCGACTCAATATCTTTTATCATACTTTTTAAAAGCTCCGTCTTTGATTCTACCGCTAAAATTTCTTGCTTTAGAGCTTTTAATTCAGTTGAATCTATATTACTAAACTCATGGGGATCCTTTAGCTTTTCAACACACTTACTCAGACGATGGAGATAGTATTCATCTACAATAGATTCGTCCGAGCTTCCAACAAACATTGTTTGTGATTGTTTATTATCATATAAAACTTCCATGATTAAAAACTCTTGATTTGGAATTGCTATCGTATGTTTTTTTCCAAGTAACATATCGCCTAGACTATATTCGCCCTGTGAAGTTTTTATTGATACGTGATGTGCTACAGTTAATAAAATCCGCGCGCACCAATTAATAAATACAGTTCCAACCATTGAACAGTCAGGAATAAATCCGTAGGAACCTCCGCCAAGCCTACAAATATCTTGGAGCATCTCACAATCAAGATCATATCCAAATCCAAATGTGCTAATTCCTACTTTTCCAGAAAGTTTGTCCAACTTGGATTTGAGAGTTCGTTTGATGCCCAAAGGTGGTAAATAATCTGGCGTCGGTTCTCCATCAGTCAAAACTAAAATTTGGACATTTGTATTTGGCGAATGACCTATTGCTAAATTTGCTTGTTCCAACGCCAACCTTAGACCATCCCAAATATTTGTGCCACCCTTTGCTTTAAGATCTTGAATTGCGGATTGAGCGATTTGAAGTCCTGTAGCATCCATTTGGGTCATTGGCATCACAACATTTGCCAACGAATTAAATTCAATAATACACAGAGAAGATTTAGTCTTCTCATAGCGCATTTGAAGCAGATTTGCCAGAGTTTTCATAGAGTGTTTGATCAAATCAAGCCGTGAAAAATTATCCCCTTCAGCGGATGTAGTTTTTTTCGCAACACCTGACATGGATCCTGATGTATCCAGCACAGCAATTAATACAGGCTCTTGGGGCACAACATAATTTGTCTCAATATCCAAAAAAACTAAACCATCCCTTGTTTCGGTGCGCTTTGAAACTGTAAAACATTTTTCTTGTGGGAGTGGCTGTTGTCTATCATAAACAACCTGTGCTGTATTTGTTAGTTTCCAACGCTCAATCGATGAACGCAAATTAAAATTAGATTTTAAAGATGATACAGACATCGCACAACGTGTCATTGGGCTTGTCTTATGCGTTTGAAGCCATTCTTCAATGGCCTTGCGCTCATATGTATAACCATCTTCACCAATCACTGGATCTGTCATAACATCCATGCTGATTGGACATAAATATTCATTTGGAGGTGGCTCCATTTTAGGTGTACTATATGAAACAGACTTAAGCAGTTTGATCATTATTTAACTTTATATATCCTTCATCAATATTAACTTCTGCCACCTGACCATCAAACTGTTGAGAAGTATTTATAGTATTCCTCACAAAAGAATCCCACATTTTATTAAAGTTATTAGTAAAATCCACCCGCTGTTTATGTTCTTCTGGATATAAATGCCAATGAGAAGAACAAATTAGCACTTTTTGTTTGTCATCGCAGTGTTTACGATATACATTACAAATCTCAGATCCATCAGTATGTTTAATATATTCAAATAGAAATGTGTTCAATCTTAACTTCATCTCAACGTTATATTTGTAATAATGAGTAATTCTTTTATTCTTAATTTCAAAAATATTTAGAATTACATCTCTTTGCCAAATCTCATAAGTTCCATCTTCAATTTCTAAATCTTTATCGCACCAAATCTTATTATCGGGGAAAAATCTACTAAGTTCCTCATCACTCATTGTATAAAAACATAAAATATTCTTTAAGTAAAGATATAATTGTATGAAATAAAAAAGATATTACTTTATACTAAAAGTAATATCTCTGTGGTCTATACGGGGCTCGAACCCGCGACTTTTGCGTGACATAAGTATATCATAATTTGATATAAGCACAACGTTCTACCAACTGAACTAATAGACCTTGATCGGCCCAACTAGGACCTACTTTTCTATATCGCGCCGTCTTTAGGTTTTATTTTCTTCAAATTTTTCAAGAGAGATATTACTTGATATAAAGAAGAATGGAACTATATATATAGAAAACTATATATATAGCAAATGTTACAAACAAGTTTACTGGATTTTTGGAGAAAGCCTCAAAAAGTGAAAGAATCTTTTCAAACTGAAATTGCTGAGACTGCAAAGCTTACTTTGGAATCGCAGTTTATTCGTAGCCCACCAGATGACCCAAGATATTTTCAGAGACTCGAAGAAGAATATGCTCTCATAGATAAAAACAACTTTTGTCGCGTGTTTCTTCAAGTTAAAAAAATACTGGAAATTATTGAAACTATTGGAAAAGAAACTGGAAATCCTATTCCCCATATCATTCGTGGCTCCGCTGGATCTTCTCTTGTCTGTTTTCTTCTAGGTATTACACATATAGATCCTATCCTATATGGTATTGAACTTGCTAGATTTATGAATGTATTTCGCACAGATATTCCAGATATTGATATTGATGTCCCCTATAATCGCCGTGATGAAATCTATAAGAGAATTTCAGAAACCTGGATTGATCAAGTAGCAAGAATCAGTAATCATGTAAAGTGGAAACCAAAAACTGCTCTTAGAGAAAGTGTTAAGACGATTTTAAAAGAGAAGGAAAAAACTGCTGAAATTCAGCTCGCACTGAAATTAGTTCGGAAAAAACAGTATACGCTGGCCAAATGTCTTCCAGACCAGGCCGACCAAAAAACAGCTATGGAAGATTCGAAACTGAAAATTGGGAAGCTGAAACATTACAGCAAACATTGCGGAGGAATTGTTATTTTCGAAGAGACTGGAAAAATTCCAGAACACTGTATTTTACAGTCTGCTGGAAATGGAAATGATCTTGCCCAGTTACATCTTAACAAAGATGAAGTAGAAGATGCTGGATTTATTAAAATCGATGTTCTATGTAATCGTGGTCTCGCCCAAATAGCTGAAATTTGTCCTTCACGCTCTTTTACAGCATATCCTGTTCGTGATGCTCTTACAGAACGTATATTTGCCAAAGGTCTTACACTCGGCGTGACATTTGGTGAAAGTCGTGGAATGCGTAGAATCTTTATGGAAATGAAGCCTCAAAATGTAAAAGATATTGCTGTAGCTCTAGCACTTATCCGCCCCGCCGCGGCGGCAGAAGGCAGAAAGCAAGCCTTTTTAGAAAAATGGAAAGCCCAACCAATACATGATGATAAAGCTGGAATTCTTCGCCCTATCATTTTTGATGATGATGCTATTCTAAAAGTTCGTAAAGTGCTTTCATGTTCCTCCGCAGAAGCGGATCGTTGGAGAAAAGCATTTGCAAAAGGGAATGCTAAGGCGCGCGTTGAATTCCGTCAAGCACTTATTGAACGAGGATATAGCCGATCTATACAAGACACGATTATAGATGATTTAGATCAACTTATTTATTACAGTTTTTGTAAAAGTCACGCAATTTCCTATGCACAACTTGTATGGTGCTTGGGTTACTGGAAAGCTCATCATCCTCATGCGTTCTGGTGCGCCTCGCTCAATCACTGTAATAGTGAATATAGGAAATGGGTTCACTATCGCGAAGCTCGTCTTTCTGGACTCATTTTAAGTCGCGAGGCACCCCCCTATAAAATTATACAACGGGCCGAAAAGCCTACACTTATATCTGTAAATAAAGATGAACAAAGTTTATTAATAGATACAGAAACACCACACCAGGCATTAAGAGATATGAAGAACCTGGGTTATTGGCTTACAGAAGAATTTCTACCATCCTGTGGTGTATGGCATAGCCCACAATTGAGACTTGATAAAAAAAGAGAAGTTCGTTTTCGCGGATTAATTGCCACTGGAAGAACTGTGCAAAGAGGTGGATCAGTCTGTACACTTCTTTGTATTGGCGCGGGTAACGGTATATATTATGACCTCGTAATTGCGAATCAATCGCGTAATGATTTATTCCGTTGGGCTATTGTTGAAGGAAAAGGGCTTTTACGAGAGGAACAGAATAATACAATTGACATTATTAATATTCATGGATGTTCTATAAAGTCGCTATTATAATTATTACAAAAATTTTAAAGTATATAATCCTAAGGTTTTATTCTCATTTTCCCGGTTGATGGTTCTCTACCTGTACGCAATGATAACGGAGGCTCACTTATATATCACGCATCTGGTATTCAAATAATATTATCAAAAGAAGTAACCGAATTAAATTCAATGAGAAACTAAATTATATCACCAAGAACAGTAAGTGTTTTTGGAAATTTAACTGATAATATAAACAACCAAATAAAAACCATAATTGTCCCAAATTATAACAATATTTTACTTTTAACAACAAATAATTTAAAATCTATAATAAAGGATAGAATGGATTACTTAATAGATCGTGATCAAACAAGTAATACAATTAATGGGACTCTACAACCTCAATATAATCAAGCAATTCAGCAAGAATTAGTAAATTATTTTAAACAGTACTGGATAGACAATTTTACAACTAAATTATTATTTTGGAAGAATCCGACTGACCAAACAATGATTACATTTTTTAATGATCTTCTCATCAGTAATGGAGCATTTATGGCTGGATCATTTATACAGACTGCAATTAATAGATGTCAAAACTACCATGAACCAGAAATCTACATATATATTCCAAAACAAAATTATAAAAAATTTACAGATATTATAAATAAACTTCTAAACATTAAAGATGTAATTAAATCAGTTGAAGTGTTTTATAGAATAAATACATCTTCCCCTGATAAAACGCCCTTTTATGTGTATTTATTTCCATCTTCCCACGATAAAAAGAGAATTTATTTGTATTTATTTCCTGTAGAAAATAAAAAACCAGAAGAAATTATAAATAAGGATATAAATGAAAAAAATATAATACAAAATAAATTTTTCTTTTCTTTTGATGATATTTGGTATGATGGTAAAAATGTATTTGCAATATATCCAGATCATGTAAAGGAAAAAACAGGAATTTTAAAAGATAAATATTATCATTTATTTGAGAAGTATTATTATTTTTTAATGCATCAAGTATTAAATTATTTATTATGTGGGTATAAATTAGAGTTTAAAAATCCTAAATTGAATAAAATACAGGATATTAAAGATTATCTATTTTCTAATATTACAGATCATATTATTTCCAATTCTAATATAATATTAAATATAAAAGATAAAAATATAAATATAAATTATTTAAATAAGTCAATAATACGCCCCCATAAAAATAATAAAAATCAATTAAATTTAAGTTATATAGAAGATGGGCTAATAGAAGATTATTCTGGAGCAGATTCTGGAGAAGGGGCAGTAAATATTAATAAATTTCTATATACTAAAAATTTAGAAGATAAATTTATAGATAATATAATAAATCGCCGTAAACTATCTATATATAAATGGATACAAGTAAAATTTCCAAGAGAATCTGATGAAAGTATTAGTAATTATAATAAAAAATTAATGTATTATTATACTGTTCTTTTATATAATACTATATATTTGGCTCCAAAATTTATAAATAAACCTTTTAAAGTTTTTAGAGGAGTATCATCCTGGCACTTACCTACAGATACTAATAATTTTTATTATATAAATTCTTTCATGTCAACTAGTATTAATAAAAAGGTAACAGAAGAGTTTGGTGATTACCTTTATATATTTTATATTCATCCTACATGTAGTTTTATGGATTTGAGACAACTAGCATATACGGATGAAGAAGAAATCTTATTTACTCCATATCATAGGTGTTATTTTATTAATCAGTCAAACGAGTATAGTTATAGAACGTATGTTATCTTTCCAACTGATTTACAGATACCTACGGATTTTATTACATTTATGGATTGGAAAAATAAAGTCGCAGACATATCGAAACCTGTTTCTAAATATCAAAAAGGCGGAAAACTATTATTTTTAAATCAAAATATATTAACTAATAATACAACCACCAAAAACACTAATGTCACAAATAAAAGAAATATTTTAACAATAAAGAGAAATAAATTAAAGAATAATTACAATAATATGTATCAACTTAATAAAAAAGTTTATACTAATGTAAAATATAATAACCGAAACATGACAAAAAAGGCTCGTAATAATTTTAATAATAATATACAGAATATCTTAAAAAATAATCTTAATCAACCAAATAATCATACAAACCAAATATCAAATCTTGCACGCTTTACGGCTCCACTTCCTTCTTTTAGAGGAAATCCTCCAACCCCTAAAGAAATACAAGAAATACAAAATCTATTGAAATATTTTAAAGAATAGTAACTAACCAATTTTAGAATATTATACCTACCGAAAAGAAAAATGAGTAAAAAATTATAGATTTATTTATCTTTTGTTGCCAACCACTCGGCCACATAAGCATCCCATCCTACTTCTGTAATCTTTCTCATATTTCGTAAAACAACACCGAATGTATCCATAGTATGAGCCTTGTATTTCATAGTCAAAAATAGTGTTAGAATTTCAGGATTTTTCTCAAGATAATCTTTTGAAGTGATAGGAACATCTTTAATAAAATCCCAAAGTTTTGTTGTATCTAGAGCTGTGTAAATATCATGTAACATATATCTATGAAATTTATTTTCTACAAATGAAAAATCACCAGGTTGATAAGTAGAGGTTGCTCCATCTGAGCTCTGTGTTGTCTCGCTCTGGACAGACTGTTCTTCCATTCTATACATACATAGTAAATAATATAGTTTAAGCACGAATAAAGTTTGTATCAAACTATGTTCATGCTTTTAGTTGATTTGGGAGAGCACCTCACGAGCTTCAGTCGTGCGCTCTCCCAAATGTAAGGGCTTATCAAAGCCTCACCCTTAGGGAGCTATAATCCCTCACTATATTTTTAAAAAAAACATAGAAAAAAGTGGGACTACTGGGTATCGATCCCAGTACCTCCGCGTTATCAGCACGGCGCTCTACCATATGAGCTATAGTCCCTTAAAAGGTGTTTGTGTTTTTATATTTTATATCTGTTTAATTACTGAATTGTTTAAGCCTTCTTTGCTACAATCTTCTTCTTTACAACAGTTGTAGTTGCCTTCTTGGGAACGGGAACAGGTTCTACATCATCTGCCGCGTCATCTAGACTTTCAACTGGTGGAGGCGGAGCAGGAGTTGCTTTGGGCATCATCGCCGCTACAACAGAAGGTTTAGAAGGAGCGGGTGCTACAGGAGCACTAAACGCCTCATCTTCACTTGCCTCCTCTTCCTCCTCTTCTTCTTGTTCCATATCTTCCTCTTTAAACTTCGTAGATACACCTAGATCACCTTCATCTACAAAGGTGAAGCTTCGTGCGCTCTGAGGCAGAGAAGTTACAATACACTGGACAAGTTTCCAACTCAGACCAAACTTGCTTCCAGCAAACCATACGCCAGTGCACTGAATTAGAGAAGTTACCTGTGCGCCCTTTACTAGAAGTTCCTCAAGAGGAATGTTCTTGTATAGATTGCGCTTCTCATCATAGCACTGAACATCAAATTCCTGACTATCACGCTTCTGACGAAGACTTAGTTTGATAGTGGGAGGATAAGGTTTACGATTGCCATCCTTATCAAGAGGAATACGAATGAGAGGAGTGTAGAAAGCCTTGATTACATCACGACTTAGATCGGACTTGAACCACTGCCTAGAGTTCTTTACACCCTGGTCAATCATATAATCATCCAGTTTAGCAAGAGCATCGTAGAAGGTTTTCATCTTGCTACCAGCCTCATCATAACCCTGCAGAGATAGCTCTACAGAATACTTAATAGGGCCAGCTTTATCAAAGGCACTCATGCCATAAGGGAGACGACAGTTGGGAGTTTGGAATACAAACATACTCCCATCATAATTAATGTAAGCTTGCTTACCACCGCTATCTAGAACGCGGAGTTGACTAAAAGAGATCTTCTGAGTATTGAAATTGCTTGCGAGAACTACGTTGCTTGACATTTTTACTTTCTTCCTGTGCTGTGCCTTCCAGCTACCGGGGAGACCCCAATCAATTTTATCGAATAAACGCGGTGGCCCTTCCCCCGGCCCTCACAATCCAATTTTTTTTTTGAAATAGTGTCAGAACTGTTGAGGAACATGAATGCTTCTAAATTAACCGAAATGCGCGCGCAGGCTTCAAATACATATAGGAGTAATTGGCAACCAAGAGATGCTAGCGAAGTGACCTATCGTAAAAATCAAATGGCCCAGACCGCAAACAAGAGCACACACAATGGTTATGTGGATAATTGTTGCACAGTTGGAAAACCTAAACGCTCCGTATCCCCAAATCCAGGATTCAGCACAGATTACAGCGAGTCTGTTGTCTTTCAGAAAAAAGCTGGCTGTGCTAATTGTAATGATCCTAACTTTGGAAAACCCGGAGGTGTTCAACTCTTATCTTGTAGCGAAGTCTATCAAATCCTTGAATTAAATCCCGATGGATCACCTGGACCCCTTTTACAAAATCCAGTTAAAGGCACAAGCTGTTATTGTGCAGATCCTGGAATTTACAGACAACCATTTCCAGTTGACTGTTCAATTGTTCAACCTTCTTATACAGGATCTCGTAATCAAGTGCCAATCATAAAAGAACAAGGACAAAATGTTGGACACTTACCTGAACAACAATATCCTTATCCAAGTGGCTAATTTACAATTAGCCTATTATTATAGTTTTTATATATTAAAAATTATAATGAGTATTCAGAAACATATAATAAATTAGTTTATATAATTAGATATGTGTGATTCTGATATAATTTATCAGGATGAAAATATTTGTATATTAAATCCCAAACTCGGCCAAGGGGTTGAACTTATTCATACAGTTGGGTATGTGGAACCCTTGGAACACATAAAATCAGAATCTATAATGGATATAATTGAAAAAAATGGTCTAAAATCATCTGCCCAGTTGCTTTTTGAAAAAGGTGTAAAAATTCCTGAAACAAAACTTAATGCGCTTTTATCTGGTGATAAAAATATTCTTGCGCGTTCAACATATATGAATTATGATCCAAATACATTAAATCGTATTTTTTTCAGACCACCATTTACAGCTCCTTATAAATTAGAAAATGATAAATTGGTTTCTGCTGGCGACTGGAAATCCTTTTTAGGCAAAGAACGTGAAGATAGAAATTTTTTTGGAGGTGATGCGTATTCAGATCGAATACAACATACAGGAAATAATACAACGCCTGGGCAAGGCCTTGTAACAATACGTGTAGATCCAGATAAAACATATGTTTTTTATGAAGCAATGAAAAATAGTATTAATATCAACAAAAATACAGGTATGAAAATGCCAAAATCTTTGCTAACACCACAAAAGAAAAGAGAAAGATATCAAAAATCTAAAATACTTCTAAGCACCTTTTTAGATAATTTACAAGAATCTCCTGGTCTCACGGAAGATAGATATGAAGTAATCGCCACTACACCGATTATCCCAGCTTGTGCGTTTGACAAAATAATACGAGCAGGAGACACTTCATACGACGGTAAATTGCTTCCAGAAGATGAAATAATCTTAAAACTAGCAAATGAAAGATATGATGAGAAATTACAAAAAGGGTTGAATATGGAAAATAGAATTCAGAATCTACTAAATTCTGTAGGTAAAAAACAAGTGGAAGTTGATAAAGCAACATATCAACTAGATAATATACTTGATTCAAAATTAAATAGTCTACAAAAATGGTCTGATATTCAAGTGGCAACAAATAATCTTAGAAACCTTGTAAATCAATTTACAGATGAGATAAATAAAACAGTTGATAAACTGGCAACTATGAAATTCCACCCACTTGAATTTACTACACTAGACGATTCATTTAAAGATTATCACAAATCATTAAATCACGGGAAATCATCTATAAGCCGAGCAGAAAGTATGTTAAAAAAACTGGGGTATCGAGGGGGGAGCCGCCGTGTTAAGAGAACTAACCGCAGAACCCGAAGAAATAGGAATTAGTAACAAAAAATTGATTGGCACGGACCATTCTATATAGATAAAATGGATTCAAATAAGGGGTCATCTCCTAACAATCTTCTAGGACACTTCTATCCTATTAAAAAAGTGGTGCTACAAGAAATGTATCAAACAAAACTAAGAGAAGAACAAGAAAGGCGCATTAGTGATTATTGCACTAAACTTCGCACAAATGTTTTATCTAGCGCCAGAAATGGTCTACAAGCACTTTTGGATCCAATTCCAGTAAATCTATTTGATCATACCCAAAAAATTAAGGAGTGCCTAAATTACATCTTTCCTGATTCTGAAATTATTGTCAACAATACTGAAAAAACTGTAATTATCTCCTGGAAATAAATTAATACACAATTCCAGTAAACTAAAACCTTTTTCATTCAAACTGAATTTCCAGTAACTGAATTACAGCTACTGAAAATTACAAACTGTTTTTAATTCTCGATGGTCTGAATTTTTTCCAGCCATTTTTCCAGTAACCATCCCTGGATTTCCAGTGACTGTATTTTTATTCATCCTCCATTTCTACAAGCCATGGATAGTGTTGTCTAACTCTTGGACTTATTATAGCAAATGCCGTCATTCCATATAATGCTCCTAAAATTTTATGCTCTTTTAATTGCGCTGAAGATACAAGGCGATCAAGTAATTCAAGTATAACCTTTTGTAACCACCTTTTTTCAGTTCGAAACTGAATTTCAGCAGGTGACCACTTGAAAAGCATTTTATCTGCTTTCATCCAGTTTGGAACAACAAGTTCTTTTACCTCGTTGCTCAGATTGAGCCTATAATACCAGAGTTCAAATAATTCCTGATAAAAAAGAATCAAGCGATAAGGATTTAGTTCCTCAAACCAATTCAAACATGTATGATATCCCAATACATCATATTTCATAGTTACATCAAGAATTTTTTGATGCCACAACTGTTCAGGTGTCATCTCAGTATCAAATGTATGAACTAAACAATATTTCTTACTACGTAGCCATGCACAGCGCTCTTGATAGTGCTTCGCCCACTTTTCATCAATCGGCTCACGCGTATAAGGATTCAAAAGGCTCTCTTGACTATCTTGTGCCCGCGTCATAGATAAACTCCGAATATCAAAAAGCCATAAATGTTTTCTATAATCTACATAACTCCAGCGATATAACATAGGTATACTGGAAGTTGGATCTAGAGTATAAATATCAGTTTGATTTTCGGCATCTGCTGGAATACATGTCGCGGGCCCCTGTCTTGAAAATCTTAAGAGCCCACGCATCTTTTGCCACCATTTTATAATTTTATTACATGCCTTTACTTTTATATGAAGATTGCTTTGACTAAGAGATAATTTCTCTTGAAATCTAGTGGGATTTTTGGAATGCCGGACACAAAAGTCTCCCTGTGTAGCAACAGAAGGACATCTTGTATCAGGATGTCTTCGCGAACGTATATTAGCACATTGCCTCACAGATTCAACCTTTTGGACCGTCTTTTTCTTTGACATTCCTATTATCATTTTACAAAAAATAATTTTAGATTCTTAAATTCAATATATTTTTAAGACTCTATGTTTCCACGATAGTTTTATTACATGTTTATGACATGATTTCAAAAAAAAAAAGATGAAACGCACCCCCCAGATGGCAAACCACCCCCTACCCCGAAAAAAATTGGTCGGATCGCCATCCCCAAAGAAAGGCACATCAGCAGAAAAAATGTCTAGCACTAATACTTCTGTGAACGCTTCTACTCCCGCAAAGAAGACTGTGAAGAAAGTTACTCCAGCTCCCTCAGAGCCTGTAGTAGCACCTCCTGCTTCTACTCCTGCACCTGCAGTAACTGAGAAGAAGGTAGCTAAGAAAACCTCTGTGGCCCCTCCTCCCACTGTGGCTTCTACCACAGCCCCAACCCCCGCCGAAGCACCTCCTGCTCCTGAGACCACTGAAACCTCTCTAGCAGATGAGATCAAGGCCCTGCAGGATCAGCTGACTAGCATTCGCGATTCTGCCAACTCCGCTCTTACTGCTCTAAAGCGCGTGGCAAAGCGCGCCAGCACTGAAATCAAGGAGGCCCGCAAGAACAAGCGTAAGACCCGCGCTGAGCCCGCCGATGGTGAGCCTCGCAAGCCCAGCAACTTTGAAATCCCCGTGCCTATCACGGATGAACTCAGTGTATTCCTAGGAGGTGGCAAGAACAACAAAATGGCCCGTGCAGATGTAACCAGTGCAATTAACAAGTATATCAATGATCACAAACTACGCACGAAACATGATATCACTCCTGATGCTCCTCTGCGCAAGCTACTGGGCGTTGGTGAAGATGTAAAGCTAACTCTATTCAATATCCAGACCTATCTCAGCAAACACTTTCCTAAACCTGCCCAAGCAACCAAAGCTTGAATAAAGACTTAAAGAACAAACACTATGATTAATTGTGGGAAACGCATGATACCATTTAATACATAATGCTGTAATCATTGTGTATTGAATTCACAGTCTTGTTATTGGGTAAGCTAGTGAGTTATTATGTTATTTATTACAGGAGTAACATACTAACACGCTTACAAGTTGTTGTTATACAACAATCTACACTAAAACATGCTGAAAGAATTGTTATATTCTTCTAGCAGGTTTGGCCGAGTGGTTAAGGCGTACCCCTTAAGAGGGTCTGGAGAAATCCGCGTGGGTTCAAATCCCACAGCCTGCAAATATTTAGTAAACTTTTTTTAAGTTATTAATAATAATTTTAAAAAATTAAACATATTAGATAGAACTTTCTAATTTATAACACTTTTTATGATATAGAGTTAAATTAGAGTATCTTAATATTTTTTTTCCACACCCTTTACATACCTTTTGCGGAATATCCTTATTTAAACATTCTTTACACCTGGAATAATTTCCATACTTATTATTTTTTTGACATACTGAGCATAAATGTTTTAATTTACTAATACAGTCCGCGCATTTAAGTGTAGAATTATCACTTTTTAATATCTTATTACAATCACTACATTTTTTTACATTATAAATAATTAAGTTTCTACCTGTATATGTATCAGTTTGCGTATGACAATTAGGGCATAGTAAACGTAAATTATGAATACGATTATCATAATGATCTCCATTAATATGATCTAATTGTAGTGTTAATGGTTTATTATTCCAACTTGGCGGAATGTTACAAATTGCACATTCATTTTTTACAATATTATTATTTAATAAATATTTTTTAATATTTGTTGAATTACCAAGACAACTATCAACTGTTAGTTTATCTTGTATACTATTACTTGTTTTTTTTGAAGTAAAATGATCAGTTGGTATATTGTTATTTTCTATAAATTTTTTTATAATTTTATGATAAAATTTATTGATTTTTAAAGTAGTAATAATATCGGAAATACTTGAACAGCAAAATATAATTTCTTTTAATTCATCGGAAGAATATTTTGAAAATTTCTTACGTTCAAATATTTTTCCATTGGATAATTGAATTAAGTTAAAAGATACATCATCACTCATATTAAAAAATAAACGATAACTCCTTAAATAATTAAATTAATAATTATTATTAATTTACTTTTACTTTTTAATTATGTTTAAAGGCTTTCAAGATATAATAATAAGATATGAGTAAATTTCCTATACCTTATTATTATATATGGTCTGATGATTATAAAATATTTTCGGATATTTTAAATATTGGTATAACTGCATATCCTAATTTATTTATAAATCGGGCCGAATACATTACCCAAGAATTTTTTGATAAACATCTCAATAAAGCAAAAGGGCATTTTTTATGCGGTTGTTTTTTAAAACTCTACAAAACCTATGAACTACTTAAAACACTTCCAGAAAATTCCTATTTTATTTTTTCAGATGCCGATATATTGATTCTGCCTAACAAAAATCTAGAAGATCTTTTTAATCTTTATATAAAACTAAATGCTGATATAGTTTTTATGCGTGAAAAACAGGATTCAACATTTGCGAATATAGGATTCAGCCTCATTCGCGTATGCGACGCAAATAAAAAACTCTTTGAGGATGCTATTACCTTGTCGCAAAAAGATCCTACTGGTCTTGATGGAACATTTATAAATCAAGCTCTTGGAAATTATACAGGTTCTTTATTTTTATTCCCAAGTGAATTTGTGATGACCTCGAGCACATTTATTGGATACGAAAAAAGACCTAGCAATATTATTAAAACATATGAACATCTTATGATTTTTCAAGCACTATGTAATCCAGAAAATCCAAAACATGCAGTGCAATTTGAAAAACTATCTCAATTCCGCGCCCTCGGTTTCCCTATACAATTTGAAAATGATTCGTCCTAAGTATATGGCATAACTTCACAATTTAAATATGCTTTATAAATATCAACCTGATCTTCTCGTAACCAAGGAATCACATGATCTGTTGACTTATAAAAGATATGGCTATCATCTGGCCATACCGTTAATACACTTGGATATTTCATTTTCAAGTTTGTTAAGTTCCTATACACTCGTAAGAGCTGATATGCCTGTTGAATAGTAATAGAATTCTGTTGTTGAGTTGCTTCTGTAAAGCATAGTGCACATAAACTTCTAAACTGCCAATCACCCAACTTGAGTTTTTCTAAAATCTCTTCGCGATTATATTCACGAAAGTCATAGCCTTCATGGATTGGAGTCCATAAAAGTTTTGCACCCATGGCGAGTAAATCCATATCACCGCTGATGACAATATCTAAATCTCCACAAGAAGACGCGGCAGCCAACATTCCATCTGCCTCTCCCTTCGCCTTAACAATAGGAATTTTTTCAATATACAGCCTTTCTTTAATTGATTGTCTCATTTCTTTCGTAAGAGACCAGCCCTTTTTTTCGTGCTCTTCTTTACGCATTTCCAATAAAGCCCTTTCATCATCTGTTAAACTGGGACTTTTAAGCAAGTCTTCAATTTGGCTTGCATTTTTTAGCTCTTGTTCACGAAATTCACGACGTCTCTGAGCTTCCCATATTTTTCCCTCTTCCGCCCGCCCATCAAACGCTAAAAGAACTTGGTGCTTATTGGATTGAAGCTTGCGAACAAACTCTAGAATCTTTTCAATGTCTCCTTGCCATCTATAAATATAGAAACTAATATCAATACCTATACGCATCTTTTGATTTTCTTTTCTCATGAGATCCTCTAGCGTTTTATAATTACTATATTCCTTTACAAAATTCTGTAATCCACGCACGCCCATGTAATGTTTATTGTCTTATGACTAATCAAAACTTATGACCAATTTTTTAAATTCATTTTTTCATATTCAGTAGGAATGACATCAATTAGTGCCAATGGTGCCACAGATATAGTCTATATAGAAAATATTGGTGGGAGCATAATATACAGAATTAATAATGGATCTTCTAATACAATAAGCATATGGCCAGTTAGTATAACGAATGATAATCCATCTACGACATTGAAAGTCTATTTTGCTACAGATATAACTATAAATAACAATCCAACTGGCTATTTCATCTGTAATTCGGATTTTATACAATTTGGCAATATGAGTCTGAACACTGATGGATCCGTTCCAACAATCACAATACATAATACAACTGACTATCCTGGATTAATACAAAATGGAACCAGTTCTACTGATGGAAAAAATGATATTTCAATCTTTAATCTAAATATTTTTGCCACTGGGTCTACAACATTAGTTCAGGGAGGTGGTTGGGTAGGACATCGCTACTTCTCACGGAATAGTTTAAGAAATAGTATTGTAAACTGTAAAAGTAATGGGGATATATCTTACACCTCTGGTGGAATTATTGGTGCAAATTCAGCTACTCCAGGAAGTTTTTTAACTATAACAGGTTGTTCAAGTTCTGGAAGTCTTGACAATTTTTCTGGAGGAATTGTAGGTAGTTCTAGTGGTTCTTCAAACTTAACTATTGAACGTTGCTTTAGTTCAGGAGATTTTATAGGTAACCAAGCTGGTGGAATACTTGGAGATAATTGTTCTGCAGTTGTTATAAATTGTTACAATATTAGCTCTGTAATAGGCATAAATGGTGGCATTTTTGGTGGAGCCGCAGGAAGTTTGGGAAATATAACAGTTTTTAATTGTTATTCTACAGGAACTATTAATGGTGGCGGTGGCATTTTTGGTTATACTGCTGGAATTACTGGTTATATTTCAATTTTAAATTGTTATTCAACTGGAGATATAACAAATGGCGGGGGAGGAATTTATGCAATGTTTTATAATTCTGCACAAGTATTTGCAAATAATTGTTATACAACTGGCTCAGTTGAAACCTTTTCAGGTTCTGGGGGAATATTTGCTGGTATAAATGATAATACTAATAATCCTGGTAATTATTCAGAAGGAAATGCAGGAACTCCTGGTTGGAATGATGTAAATGCTAAAATCTATCTCGTTCAAACACCAACTATTACACGCTATGGCCAAGGATGGTCTCAGCCAAATGGCGTGAATACTCCATACATTCTTTCTACATCTGGGTATTCTCCTTATAGTATTACACTTACCAATACTATATCACAAAGTATTATGGCAAGTGAATCATCCATTGCTGGAATTGTATCTGGATATACATATGATATTTTACAAATTAATAATGCTATTCCATCATCATATCCCAAAATATCCGTTAATTCTTCTACAGGTGCTATTTCTACTACCTTAGATATAACCCTAGGAACATATACAATCATTATTTATAGCACAAAAAATCCATATAGTATAACAACATTTACACTCATTGTAACACAATACATACCTCCCCCTACGCCTTCAGCTCCAATACAAATTACAAATACACAAGAAGTTCCGTGCTGTGCAAAAGAATCAAATCTTAAGAATATAGATTATGATATCCGCAACCATTTTGTATCTGGAAATGTTATGGTCTCTGAAACAAATCCTCCCAAAAAATACCCCTCATATGACTTCTTCTGGTATAATAAAAAAATGGCACTTGCATCGAAACGATAAATATAAATTTCTGTCTAAAGTAAATTCTATATATTATTGTAACAATATATGGAATGTATTATATGCAGAGAAATAGGGCCAGAACCTCTTCTTGATAATTCAATATGTGAATGTAAATACAAAGTTCACAGTAGTTGCTGGATTGACTATGTCCACACAACCACAACTGTAAAATGTCTTTTATGTCGTAAAGAAATTCAACGCCCCCCACCTCAACTCCCTTTACCAACAATACATGTTTTATCCACACCTATGCTTAATACATATCCGCCAACTGAAATAACTATACCCGCAACTATGACACAGCCTCCCACCTCCCAAACAAGAAGATTTCTCAACACCAAATATGATATTCTTATTAAACTTTCTTGTGTTGTAGTATTTATACTTCTAGCAATACTCTTTTTACGATTTATTATTTTTTAAGGTCATTGTCCATCTAAATATTTTTTGGTTCGCAAACCGTAAATCGCAGTGATTGTATCGGCCGATCTGATGTTGTGTTCCAAGGGATGCGTATACCCAAACTCTCCCATACTTCCAATTTCCCCGTGATATATCTCCACGCATAGTCTCCAGACCCAAATACACTAAATTTTTTTCTCAAATATGTGCTCTGGCGTAATGTCCAAGTTATCTGTTGTTTCATATAGTTTATCCAGGGAGCTACTCTTCCTTTAGCACATAAACCACATAATATCATTTCTGCCCACGCTTCTGTATCGGCTTCAATGTGCGGTGTAGTCTTATAATAAGGATCTGAACAATTTGCATGCATCAATTCGTGAATAAGAACTCTCGTCGCCTCTTCCTTTCTATAAATAACAATTGTGCGAGGATCACAGCGATTTGCGGATCCTCCATTTAATTCCTCTGGGCCTATTGAGCGGGTTGTATGGTCTATCTCACGCCGTTTAGGGTGCCCAAATATAACAATTTTAACAGGATTATTCTTACTTAGTAAACGAACTGCCCGCCACCAAGTATTCCAGCTTGGACGAAAAGGCGATTCATGAAGCGAAACTATAATAATTTCTCCATATTGACAAGTAGACTTTAGAATATCTGCCTTTCCTAAATTATATTTTCCAATACAGTATTCTTTTAGCTTTCCTTTGTCAAAAGGATCATTTGGTATAACTTTACTCGCAATATATTGAACATCCCCATATGTTCCAGGTTCAACAGTATAATTTGGCGGGCCCAAAGTATACTCTTGGAAAATGGGATTCAATAATCCATCAAGCCATGGCAAATTTTGCATGGTGATTCTCCTACTTATCATTTCTAAGATTTTTATGCGGGAGAAGGCTCCGCTAAAGCACTGGCTAACTCAATACCTAAATGCTCCCACGCTATAGGAATTCTATAACTTCCAAGGGTTTGTCCGCCCCCTGTTGATGCTTGCATCGACAATGCGGCGACTGATTTTTTTATTTTTTCAGCTGGAAGTTTAGACTGTAAAATAGATTCCAGTAAATAATGAACAACTTCCTGCCATCGTAAATTTCGCTGTAAACAAAAATAAATCCAGTCACGTATTTCCTGAATGCGCGAAAGTGTCATAGGCTTCTTGGACCAGGCCTGTATTAATTCATCAAAATATCCGCCCCAATCTAAAATGTTTGCTCCATATTGTTGCCTTAACTTTGGCAATGTCATATCCCTCCCTGATACTGGAATTTCAACAAACCAATCAACTAATTCATAGGGCAGAGGTAGCTCACTGGAGCACCAAATAACAAGACTACCCTCATGTTGTTCAAGGGCCATTTGTAATTGTAATACACTATCGTGACTAAGAAGATGCGCATGATAAAAAACTAAAATACGCTTCACAGCTTGCTTCTTTTTTCCTACAACAACTTCTGTTCCATAACCTAGACGATCCAGCAAACTTGCAATATAATTCTTATCTTGCATAGACATGCGCGCAATATCAAACCCCAAATGAACGAGACTTGTTTCATAAGGAATTCCCTCGCCCTGCTGTGGCGTCTCTGTTTCATCCTGTTGTGCCTCGGTTTGTTCTGATTCACGCTGAAGCTTCTTATTTGTCTCCGTAGTCCATACCGATTTGCGTATTTGAAAATTTACACCTCGCTGTTGTGCAACGTGTTGAAGAGCTTTGTGAATTTGATGCTGTTTTCCCGTCCCACGATTTCCAATCCATATTAGATTAAATTCGTCCATCTATGTCTACCTGCTCTGTGGGTTTAGACCCGCGCCCGCAAAGTGTCAGTCCCTTATGAGTTAAGCTCTTATGAGCACTTACAGCGAATGAACGTGTCATGAAGGTGGTCACTCAAAGAAATATTTTGTATGTCTAGTAAAGGTCAATGCAAATGCTCAATAAAGAACCTGGGTGGACGGAGATGTTTCTCCCTCTTCAGGCACTTGAAGTGGGCAATATCTGTATACATCAGCCTAAAGCTAGCAGAGGCCCTGGTGTCCCCCAATACGCTGCTGATAGACCAATAGCGGCACTTTCTTATAAAACATCAACCTTCGTTTTACCGTGTTTATCTGTATTAACACCCTTTCTAAAAGTCTATGCATGGGACCCTACAACTGGCAGACTAGATTTAGAGACGGATGAACATTCTCTTATTGCTATAAAATGTAATGCAGTCCAAGAAACCATTTTGGACACATTATTTACAAAATCGGAATGGCTACAAGGAACTGGAATTAAAACAAAGGAGGATCTCAAACACAATTTTCAGCAAATGATTTCTGGAAATATACTATCCATTTATCTTCATGGGCCAAATCCTGAAAAAAAACAAATGGGGCGTGTCTGGATTTGGAAAGATAATCTTTGGCACAAAGGTGCTACTCCATCTGTATTTAAAAAAGATCAGGAAATACGAATTGCTCTTCGCTTTCAAGGCGTGTGTTTTCTTCCACAACAAAATGGAAAAACTAGGCTCCGTCTACAGCATCAAACAATAGCAATCTTTCATAAGGACTAATCATGATTGATTTGTAAATAAAATTATAATAAAATATAGTTATTATTTTATTATAATAAAACCTGTCTTCTACCTAACTATATACAACTTGAAGGGATGCTGCGCTCACAGCAAACAAACTCAAGAAGAGATTTACAAATGTCATGATAAGAACAAATGGAGTTACATACCCAACATTTGCTGAAAAGTAGACATACGCCGTAACACCAAACAGTCCAACCAGAACTGCGGCGATAGCCGCCACAATTCCCAGATTCTTTTGGATTTGATCTCCATTATCTTTATTTCGGGTCAGTATACCGAGCCAAATTATAATACCGATGATTCCCAAAACACCCAAAGTTAATAAAATATAAACAGGATAATCGGCCATACCGTCTTTCTAATTATGTGACACTACTTGCTAAACGACGAACAGACATAAGATCCGATGAACATTCTAACGCCCAGTCTGGCATCGTATAAATCACAAATAGAATAAAAAGCAAAAAGATTATACAAAGAAGTGGAAAAATCACTCGCCAAAATGTTGATGTATTGAGTTTTTTAGTTCGGGATCCGTCTTCTCCCATTCTATCCTACAAGATGATTTAAACAATTATGAATGCTAAATTATATTATATAGATTATTCTGAGTATTATAAAAAGTATTATTTAAGGGGCGATTCTTTAAGTTACCAAAATCAAAAATTCATATAAAATAGGATGCCAGCTAGACAAACACGGCGGAGAAAAAGAACACCTCCCGCCCCAGGCCCACACGTGTGTGCTCCTGTTACTCGGTCAAAGAATCCAAAAAAATGTTTATCAAATCAAATTCTTAAAAAAATATCAAAATATTCTTCAATTCATTCTATCGGCGGTTTCCAAGAAATTAAAAATCCAAATAATATTCGCACCTCTTTGGCAAAAAACTTGGGATGTTCTGTAAATGATGAGGAATGTCTGATTGAGAAATCTTATCTTTCTCATAGAGAAAAAAAGGAACTTTTGAATCACTTTTTCAGACCTAAGATGCCCGATGGCTGGAAAAATGATCCTGATATGTGGCTCACAAGTGATGATATTATAAATGTTATGAGGCAATATGAAACAGCATATCCCTATTTCAAATTTCTTGGTGTAGTTCCTATTGATTTCTCAGCACCCGATCCTTATGTGAAAAATGAAAAACGCTGTATGAACCAGCAGTTCTGCCATGTAAACCTCGCTGAAGAAAAGGCCAGAGGTAAACGCTTACTTGGTGCAGTATTTAACCTGGACCCCCACTACAAAGACGGTAGCCATTGGGTCGCTCTCGCAATAGATCTTCAGAGAGATTGTGTATACTATTTTGACAGTTATGGTATTGCGCCTCCTGAACAAGTGGCCCGCTTTATGAGATACCTAACAATTCAAAATCCCAAGCTAACACTTCAGAGTAATGGAAGACGTTTCCAATTCAGTGATACAGAATGTGGCATGTATAGCATGTATTTCCTTATTCGTATGATTGCTGGCGAATCATTCAAAAAATTTTGTAAAGCACCAATCGCCGATAAATGGATGTTAAATTTCCGCAATATACTCTTTAATAAAGATAATAATTAAATACTAAACTTTTCTATTATTTAAATATAATACATAAAGTTTAATATTGATCACATCCCACACCAGCGCGCAAAGATATAAAGTTCTTCCTATATCTTTCAAGTAGAGTAAGACTTCAGGATGCAAAAAGGTATTCAACAAAATCCTGCTACTGAGGCCCAGTTTTTTAGTGAACAAAATCAGCAAAATTTATTTAATGTAATTTCTCAAGATATTCAGCAAAAACAGTCTTCTGGTCTTACCAGACAGCAGACAAATCGCTTGGCAAAGACCCTTGATCATTACATGCAAGAGGTCTGGGATGTCAATGGCCCTCTGCCATTGTCAAGACTCAATCGTGAAGCACTTACAGCTACCTCAAAAGATTTTGAATCTTATCTCCGACGTAATGAGTCTGCACCAACACTTAAAATAAGCGAACAAATTGTAAGTGAAAATTCTAATCAATCCAGAGTTGAGTATGCACAACAACGACTTCTTTCACAACAAGCAGGGACTATTCCCCCTCGCCCGACATTTGAACCATCACTTCTACTTGATACTGGATCCCGCTTTGAGAAACTTCAACAAGAACGAATCCCTCCTTCGCAAATGAGACCTCCTGTTCCTAATTTCCAGATGACACTTGGCACCAGTGCCGATGAACCCAGCGCCATCTCACTCTATGAGCAAGCTAAAAAGATTCGTGATCAAGAAGCCGCAAGAGTTCAACAAGAAGCTCAGCGAGCAACTGGTCTAGCAAACTCAATTGGCAATACACCCACAGATGTAAATCCTCTGGTTCGTTTCATGAGCCCACCAAGTATTCAAAATGATCCCCAAAATAATCCTACCCTCGCACAACCAATCGTAACACTCGCTCCATCCCAACGTGGTCCTCTTCAACAAGATTATATCATTAAACAAGACGATATTATCAACTACAAGGAAATTGAGTATAACTTGGTTATCTATAGTGCGGATCGTGATTGGATGACAAATGTAAATGAGAATCGTTATAAATTTAGCGTCCTATTTGATCCTGGTGTAAATGGCAGAAAAGGCTTCAATCCTCAACCCTTTTCCACAAAGAAATTTAAAAATATCAGTCGCATTGAACTTGTAAAAGCTATTCTTCCAAGCGAGGGTCTTAATGTTCTCGTTCAACGTGAAACGGGGCCAGTATTTGACACAAATTCCAAAGTTAATATTCTTCAATATCCTTATATCCTTGTAAATATTCCAGAGCTCGATACCAATAATTACGGCACAGATGATAACATTGATAACTCATTTGGAATTATTCAGTATGATGCAAATTGGTATACAGACACAAGCAATTTATCTGATGGCTTTTTTGCTATGATTCCAAAGTTTATGAAATGCCAAAAGGTCTATTCCCCCACACCACTCGCCACACTAACAAAATTATCAATTGAATTTCAATCTCCCGATGGAAGATGTCTAACAAATACACCAGATACACTTGTTGTAAAATCTATTCAATATGGAAATAATACTACGCCCGCCTACGCAGGTCTTTACAGTGTGGCATCAGGAGCATTACCCTACTATTATTTATTGAAAACAACAACCTATTTTTCAAAATGGCTATTTCAACCTGGAAATCGTATCCAAGTAAAGGGAATCAATGAATCTCAGATTAGTGGCGGCGCATCAGTAGCTACAAATGAATTCAAAAAATATGTTGAACAAGAAACAGGACTATTAATTGTTGCTCTTGCTGTGGATGACGGCCTGAACATAACAGATGGAAGTAATACTATGGGTTATTCAAATGTCATTATTGTCCAAGCACCGATGGAAGATCCCACAACAGGATCAACAACGCCCCTTGCTCTTGGTGGATCTGTAACGGCCAACACAACCTTAGGAAATAATATTGAAATCACGACATTTACTACTGTAAAATTAATTAATTTAACTCACCAAACCAACCTTGTATTGCGAATTATAACACGCGAAATGGATCCCGCTGCGCGTGTGCGCCCGGATAACTTGTAGGGCGACTTGTTATTTTCTTAAAAATATGAATGTGTGTATTTAAAAATCTCAACTTTTTAATACACCCTTGTAGATGGAGGCGCTAATTCCTCTTATGATGACCGCAGGTATTAGTGGCGGATTGTTGTATGCGGCAGCCAAAAATAAGGATCGCAGGGAGCAATTTCAGGATATCATCCAACCAAATGTCCAAAAAGCATTTGATCCTCGCCATACACAATACGTGCGCGACGCCAGCTCAAGATTTAATCCTCTTATGAATCTATTAAATCCTCAATATAATCCCCTCTTTCCAGCAAACAGAAGCACTTCTGAGATTGCTAAGAATGAAAAATCAGTTCAAAATATTGTAAAAGCTCCATTGGCAAGTCCCAATAAAACCGGATATAAACTTCAAGCCAGCAATGAAGATACTCTGCGTATTAATTCTGGAGCGGGTGGCCCTGGGTTTGATGCAATTAAGAAGTGTGAATCAGTAACGAACGATAGTTGTGATGCATTTGATGATAATGCATTTAATCGCCATTGTGGTATTTGCCACGAAGAGGGCGTAAATAGCTCTGGTCAACCTACACTTGGTGGTCTATTTGTTACATCTGGTGATAAGGAAGACGCCCTAATGCGCGCAAAGCTATTTGGCGCAAAAACAGTCAATTACAGCCCCTCTGTTGGAACTTGTAAATCAAACCGTTTTTCTACATCTAAGCAACAGTGTCAGCGTATTAAGAATGAGCTATCATGTCTAAAATCCCAGGCAATAAATAATGAAGGCTGTAGTCAATGCTATCAAGATGAAAGCTACCAGTTTATAGGAAATGAAATAGAGCGGGCCAGTGCTGATATCATTGTTCTTGGAAGAGGAAGAGCCTATATCCGCTCCAGCAAGGGAGAATCCTTCAATATTGAATTAGACATGAGAGAGCCTAGAACAGTGCCTTTCAAAGAACTAGAAGAAGGAGATGTTGTTACAATAACTGTTGAACCACTCAATGCTCAAGACCCTATACTAGCAGGATACCTGGAAGGTTCAACTGCCTCAGGTAAATTTACCACAGATCTTGTTCGCCTTGCTCAATCTGATTCTGAAACTGGAGCGCGCCCTCGTATGTCTGGTTTTATAAACAAAGACGATATGGCACTAACTGCAATGAGACCTGGAAGAGGCAAAACAAGATTATCACCAACTTTCTTGAATCCATTTACATTTATCCAACCTTTTGAAACAGAAGCAGGTGCTTGTGTAGCATCCCCCTTTATTACAAAATCTGAAAGTGCTAAATTTTTATCAAGTGGGGTGTGCTATAAGAAGGGATCTGGTCCTGGAAAATATAGTGATGCATGTCTAAAAAGCACATTCTTAAGTTCTGGGTGTAGTGAAAATGGAACAGGATTCCCTAACAGCCAAGAGAAGATGCAACAGATGATGTATTTTGGAGGAACAACGCCACTTGATATTGCAGTAATTGCGGAAAAGATGAATGAAATTAGTAACAGTGCTTATACTGGAAAAAGTATTGATGGCAATAAATTATCTATACCTCAATGGAATGATGCAAGTATGTTTTGCACAGGAAAGCCCATCACAAATCCATGCGACGGTGATGATAAAGATTTGGGCCCTCTAAGCGTAGAATGCTTAGATTATATCTATCAAAATAAGGGCGCTACTGATAAGAAAGCAACAAGTCTTGGACCCACCTATACCAATACACCTAGAACAACGAGTCTGCTCGGCCAAGATGACCGTTTCTGCACAAATAAAGGAACTTACTCACCCATTTTACCCGATGGAAAGCCGAATGAATCACTCATCCAAGCCGCCAAAGGCTGGGGCGGTGTTAAAAATGTCAAGAAAGCATTCAACGATGCTCACCTCCGTGCAAATGATAATACACTTTCTGATGAACAGCGTAAAGAGGCTATGATACAATGTTATGGGGTGGATCTTATTGAAGATTCTAGTAATAAGATTTCAAATGCTATATGTAATATGAGACAGCTGATTAGTGAGCATGAAGGTCCTTCAGAAAGTAAATTTTATGGTAATGTTACAATTAGCAAGAATTGGAAATTATCATTTACTGTTCGTCCAACAAAAATCCATCCTGTGCCAACAGAGTGGGCGAATCTATTTGTAATTACTGGTGATGAAACTGATTATACTTCTAAAGGTGGTCGTATACCTGGTGTATGGTTCTGGCCAAATACAACACGCCTTCATGTAAGTATGCTTACAGGTCCCAACGGGTGGTGGAATGTTGATACTTCTGTATCTCTCCCCTTAGATGTTGATACAAATGTAACACTTACCATGACAAACGGGCTATTGAGATTGAAAACAACAGGTGGAGTAAATGAGGAGGTTGAAGGTCGTTATCCTGTTGAACAATATACTGGCCCTGGCAAAGTGTTTGCACCTATGAAACCTTGGTCCTCCTTTTACGGGAAACTAACAAATGTAATGTATTGCTCATTTAGTAACTTTGAAAATACAATTGACGATCGTTCTGGTCGCACACAGAGCGCACAACAAGAAATACGTTTTGATCGCAGAGATCTTGACATTATAAACAAGCCTATCAGCATTTTGGCTAGATGGGGCGGCGGTCCATGGGGTTGGTGGTGGTCTCCTGGATTTCCTGATGATGGAAACGCAAACTGGATATGGAATAAACCTGGTGCACTATATGATGAACCTGATTGGAGATATTTTAAGTTTATGAAGATATACACAAATCCCACAAATGAAATACAAAAAGCCCGACTATCTGTGTCTATTGATAATCAAGGTAATGTATTTGTAAATGATGATGTAGTTATGGAAAACGTATGGGGATTACAAACAACAGAAGTTACATTCTTACCAGGTGAAAATAAGATTGTAGTGGAGGCAAGAAACTGGGGTGGTCCAGCTGGATTTATAGCTATTGCCAGAACAGACGATAAAGTTCTATTTGTAACTGACTCTAGCTGGAAAAGTGCATAATTTTCAAATTATTCCGAATCTTAATTCTAATTAGGATGACAAGCAGATTAAGGCTTTCAGACGAAGAAATTAATCGTCGTATGGAAGAACAGGCTCTCGGAAGACAAAGAGCAGAACAATGGGCACTGCGCGATGCTGCCACTTCAAGTCCTGTGGAGTATGGTGATTACGTATCAAGACAAACACGGACATTTAGCACACAACTTCCCAATATGGTTCCTATAATAACACAAAATGCAAAATTACCTGTCGACATTTTGAATCAATCCAAATTTTCAATGGCCGCATGGGACCCTAATACCCGATCAACTTCTCTTCGTGATATTGATTTAGCAAGTTACGCAACACCTCTTGAAACAAGTAAAGAAATTACAGACTATCAGAATAAATGTAAATCAAATTCTCTTGATAATCTAATTAATACCGAAAGTCCATTTGCTAAATTTCGCTGTGGGTGGATATATCAAAAAGGGTCTCCAGGATATAATCCCAAAGTATCTGTTGGGAATGTTGGAACATCAAGTGGCCCAATTCAATTTGAGAATACACCAAGTGGAACCTGGTATTGGAATTTAGAAGATGCTAAGAAACAAATATTAGCAGATCGTTGCAATTCCCTTACAAGTTGTGAAGATGTTGGAGGCCCTAGTTATCAAAATTGCGCCTATAGCACAACAAAGGGTGTTGGTGTTCCTGTGAAAAGTAATGGTAGCCTGATGTATCCAAATGACGAAAAACTTACCGCCCCACCCCGTAGCTTAGTTACAACCGCTGGAGCCTGCCCAAGACCTCCTGCGCCAGGCACCCCCGAATATGAAGTGGCAAGAAGTCGTGACGTATGTTTGCCTCTTGAAAATGGTAAATTATCGCGCGATTGTATGTTACAACAAATTACTGCGGCAGGCTGTAAAACAGATGGTGCTCTTTATAAAGCACTGACAAATAGCGCTACACCACAGAATTACGCAGCTGGCCTGGAAAACTACGCTGCGTTTAGAAAATATCAGCAACTTGCCTCCCCGCCCTTGCGTGATGAAGTTATTCGCTCTGCCACTGCCTCTAAGAATATGGCACTCAATGATTTTAGACAACTAGCTGCTAAAATAGACGGCCCATATTCAGAACTTCGTTTTGCAGCACAAGATCTTTGCACAAAAGTTGGAACATTTGACACCTATGACTTTTGTATGGAAATTCAAGATGGTAATTCGCCACCATTTCCTCTCATTTGTCTACAAAGGAAATTCAGAGAACTTGGTGGCCAGCCAGCTGGAACTGAATACCCCTCCCAACAAAATATTAGCGCTTGGAACTCCCTTTCTTCTTGGAGAGATGTCATAACCAGAATTGAAGATCTCAAGAATAAAACCAATAGCAAAGATCAAAAAGTTCAAGCAGATGCTCTACAAAAGTTCTTGGGTATATCGCCAGATTCTCTAAGAGGCTCACAAATACCTAGAATTAATGGCCTAGAGACATTCTGGTTTAATCGTGCCATCAATGGATTTATTGGAAGACGCGTTGAACCAAATGGTAAATTTCCTGAAGGCTGGGGCTGGGGTGAAGTGGAAAGAATGAAAACAGGTGATATGATTGAATACCTTGCTATGACAAATATTCGTCCTCCTACGGATCAAAATGTCAGATTGCGTGTTGAAACTGACGACGGTATGATTGCTACATTGAATACAAATAAAGTATTAAAAGATGCCCGTGGCCGTTATGCAAGCACTAGCGATGAATTCTCTCTCAATTGGGACCAGGCACCTACAAGTCATACAGCAAATACTTGCTGGCAACTTAAGAAAAATGGTCCTAATTACGTCAATATTTGGTGGCAGGAGACATATGGTATTGCTTGGTCTCAAGTGTATATGGCCCCCTGTAATGGTGGAAGCTGGCAACGCTTCCCACCCGAGTGGTTTACTATGACTCAAGAGCCCGATGCTCCAATGCTCTCATTCCAAGTTGTTCGTTCTGAATTTATTGAAAGAAGAATGCCCAGTTTCTTTCCAGTGTTAGCTAGCCAGTTTGGAATTAATAGTGAAACAAAAGATTTTGTAGTTAATGATAGCAGTGCTATTGCAACTATTAATCGTTTAATTCTAATCAATAGCGCTAGAACAATTACTTGCAGATTTAAAACAACACCAAACAGTAAGGGTCTTCTCCTTGACTTGGGAGGCACTCTACGCGTTGTTCTTGATGGCCCAAATATCACATTTGCTTGGAATGGAAGAGCATTGACTGGAACAAGCCATACCTTCAGAGGAGCCTTGAATACATCTGGTGAATACAATTATATTTACATTAACTGGAGAGCGGACTATAAATACAGATTCCCAAATCGTATCACATTCGCAGCTGGGCCCCAATCTGAATTCTTAAACTCCAATATCAATGTTCAGTCCATGAGTAATAGTGTAGTATCCTTTACCTCGGAAAATAATATACCACTCTATGATCCTAGAAACGACTATGCACAATTCAAGATTGGCGCAATTGGGGCATCACCAAGAGGCGTAGCCATCAAGAACATACGCTTCTTTGACTATGAAATGCTCAATGAACAAATCGTAAAAGATATTAACGATGGCTGGGAGATGGAGTTCCCATTCTCATAATCATTTACATGGCATTAAAAGAATCAATAATAAATACATTTATATTTACTATTGATCTAAAATATCATCATCTTAAGGCTTATATTTTTTAATACGCTGTTTGCCAGCTTCTGTGACTAATTCATAAATAGGTGTTTCAAATAAGATATCATCCATCGCATAAATTAATCTCCTACCATCCTTCTCGATCATTTGATAATCTATTTTTGCATCACCTTTTCCAATACTTATAGATGTTGCTGCGATAGCTTCTTCATCTGCTTTTTCTTCTATAGTAACATGCGTCTGATTTTCAATATCTTCCTGAATTCTCGGATCATAAAGGAAATCATTCACTGTTCCACTGTAAAGAACACAACTTATATCTTTTTCATTTTCCTGTTTATTTAAAATACAGTCAACTGCCGCCCGCTTGAGTAAACTTTGGATATCCTTTCCTAACATATCTTTCATAGTAGCAATCTCCAATATATATTGATCAGTAGTCTTATTTCCGTCATTTAATTCAATCGTTACGTCTAGCTTACCTTTTGTATCTGGTCCAAATACAGTTACATATGTAAAAATTTCTACTGTTCTTTGATTTAGTGTGTCATCCTTGTTATATTCTAAATCAGAGTGGCTACAAATACGTATCGCACGGCCCTTGACCTGATCTAAACGGACCTTGTTCCAATATGGTTCCATGATATGTACAGCACGAACATTTCGCAATGATAGACCCTCCGCGCCAGCTCCTGTGATCATAAATACTTTACATATTTCACCAGATAAATTGCCATACGTTTCTGTCTTTTCTTCTCCATCAGGGCCAGCAACAGTTTTCGTTTTCATGAAATCTAGTTCCTTCAAGAAGGTTCCAATTTTAGGAGGAAGCTTGTCAAATCTTCCATTGAAAATATTAATAAGCGTTTGACGTTCACGAATCGTATCATCGCCACTATAAATAATATAACGTTTCCCTGATGGATTTTCACGGATTGCCGTGACTGTATCAGGATGTAAACTCAAATCTGTCTCAGGTCCAGACAAACGTATTCTTGCATAACCATTTGCCTCCAACGCCATTCCAAATACACCTATGCCTTCCACAGTCTTAAATGTGCTGTATACTAAACTAGAACCTGAGATATCATTAATACGGTCATACATCGCCGCAAACTTGGGAGAGTAATACCGCAATTGTTCATTCATAGGTGCATCTGGGTCCATCTTAAACATCAAATTCTTTCTCGCATTTAGAGTTTCTAGACATAATGCCAACTTGTCCTTATAATCCATTTGACGTTGCTCAGGTTTTGTCTCTTGTGTAACTTGTGGTCTTTGAATAACGGGGCGTTTAATTCCAGTTTTGGATGTAGGTTTTCCAGCAGTAGTTTGTTCTGTATTTTCTCCAGCTACACTTAAATCTTCCTCTATTTCCTCCTCATTTTCCTCATCTACTTCCTCCTTCTCAAGCTCTTCCTCTTTTTCAGCATGAATTACATTTTGAACTTGTTCCTCATTTCCAGTTATATCTGTTGGTGTATCTCCTAAAACTCCTGCCATAACTCCAACAGTCTGATTGAGCTCCTTACGATTGCTTGGAAAAGGGCGTTCAATATCCTTTGGAAACGCAAAATTACAAATTGCACGACTGCGGAAACGATAACTGGTGTTTTCCTTTTCAGATAATTCCAGTGCTGCGCCCAAAAGGTTCTTCTTTTTCTTCTTCTTTTCTTGTTTAATCTCTTGAAGGCGGGCGGCTTGATACTGGGGTAGAGCTAATTCACTCATATTACAAGGCACAACCTCATCACGAATTACCTTTGGCATAAGCGATTCCTTTGATCCCCTATAATATGATATTAAGCCCGTCATGCGCTTCATAAATGCTATTCTATTTTTTATTTTGACCTCTGCTTCAGAAACAAATGTATCCATGAAAGCCTGTTTGGTTGCTGGCATTAAAGGAAGTGCTTCATAGTTTGGACGATTATCTAATCTCGCTCCAAATGTTGACATTTTAGCACTTGTTCCTGGTCTGTCTGTAAACTCCACATCAATATTGGAAAAGTTATCTCGGATTTCAGCATAGAGTTCCTCAATTGTTCTAGGAGTAGCTTCCTCAACACCCTTATATACAACACCGCGAAGAGTATTTGACTCATCAAATACTTTTACATAGCCTTCATCCAAAATGGTTATAAAGAGCTGGGTAGAACCTTCCGTGGTTTTCATAGCAATATAATTTACACGAGGATGTAAATTCAAATATTTGCGCACCGCCTTTAATACGTCAAGATTCGTGGATGAAAAACTATCTGTTACCGCGTTAAAATATCCATGAAGAATATTGGCTAAAATACCTATCTCAACTGGTTGATTAACAATTGGAGTCCCTGATAAGGCTATTATCTTAGAGTTCTTTGCTTGAACCAATAATCTATAAAATAAATAAGCCCTTTCATACTCTTGTTCATCTCCTTTTAGCATAGGATCCCAATCTCCAACCGTAATTGGTTCATAAATAGAAGGCTTCTTCTTTGTAATTGACTTCTTCTTCATTTGATCTGTTGCCTTTTCGGATGACGGCACGAGATACTTGTCCAACTTGCCACACATTAATCTTGTCAAATTGTGGACTTCATCAATAATGATAACTGCATCATCAAAAAATGTCTTATTATTCATCGCAATATTTCTTAGTTTTTCATGTGTAAATCCTGTATATCCAATAAATGTTATTTTATTATTTAGTAAAGCATAGAGTTGGTCACGTATTGATGATTGTTGCCATGGCTCCAAATCTTCTAAATTCGATACAGTTTCAGGTTTTGTTAAATCAGGCATCCACAGGACACGTTGAGTTTCGTCTTTTCTCTTTAAAACAGATTGTATATAGTCTTGAGATAAGCCAACAACATTTACCGCAAATATTTGTGTTGTTACATCCTCCAGAGGAAAAGAAACCCAAAAGTTTTTTAGACGGTAATGACGAAATCCACAAAACATAAGTTCATTGAGGAAATTCTCCTTGAGTGAAGTGGGCGTCATAACGATAATTTTCTTATTGGACTGTGAATATAACGCTTCGGCCGCTGCAATTGATGTGCAGGTCTTACCAGATCCAAGACCATGATATACTAGAACTCCACGATAAGGACTTGCTTGGCGCATATAATCACGAACAAATTTCTGATACGCATACACCTCCACAAGATTCGATTTCTTCAAACACGCATTAGGATCAATTTCCTTATCAAGCATGGGAGGTAATTTAAATCCCTTAAAGTGTTTATTGATAAACATGGAAAATGCCAGACGATCCTCAGGAACAAATACTGCTTCCTTCGTTGTCTCATATGGATCTTTGGAAGTATCAATATGGATTGCTTCTTTTAGTCTCAAAAGTTCGGGATTACCCATGATACGTGGGCCTGGGCGTTTTATCTTGGGTTTTAGTGCAGTTACTGGTGCTTGTGCTGGCTCTGGTGCTGGAAGAACTAGTTTAGGTAACAATGTTTCACCGTCCTCTTCAATAGCTGGGGCTGGCGGTTCTATGACCACTTTTGGCTCTTTCACTTTTTTTGTGACCACTGGTATAGGAGCTGCGGGAACAGGACCGCTTGCTTCAGCTTCAAGAACCTCTGCTGTCACACTTTTCTTCATGAGCGGTTTTAAAAAGCTGGCATTTTTTGGTTTCTCTTTTCTTGCGGTTGTATTAAGTTTCACAGGCTTTGCGGGAAAGGCTGTCATAGGTTTTGGAGGGGGGAGTGGGGCTGTGGCGCGTGCAAAAAGACTTGGTCCTACAGCTACCTCTGGATATGTTGTTGTAATATCAACTTGAAGTTCACCAGGGAGTGGGACATTCTCACCACGTTTTATACCAGTCTTTGCGGGACGAAAACCCTTTTTAGGTTTAGCTGATAACGGTTTGGATGCCGAATCGGCCATGTATCTAATTTATACTGCGATTTCTTGAGGAGATTGCTCCGCATCTATTTTTTCCAGAGCCTCAAGTGCCAACCTAGATGCCTCTTGTTCAGCTACTTTTTTATTTCTTGCCGTATAGGTTGCTACAATATTTCCTGAAATATCTAATACGCCCATCGTAAAGATTCTATCGTGCGGAGGGCCAACTACTTCTACTTCTTTATACTTTGGTGGTTGATGCCACTTACTCTGATAGAACCTCAAGAGCTGATCCTTGTAATTATTGTCTTCTGTAATTAGACCCGCAAAATCGATATACTTCTCCATAATATAAATAAACCACTTTTGACAAGCTTCAAATCCACGACCTCCTTGACCTTCATAAAAGTATAGTGCACCCATCCAAGCTTCTAGCATAGAACCAAGCATTCGCAAATTATTGCGTCCATTACAAACTTCTTCTACATGTCGGCTAATAATCATCCATTGACTTAGACCCATTTTACGAGCCAACTCGCCAAGAGTTTTGTTATTGACAATACGAGTCTTGAGCTTTGTCATGAAACCCTCTCCCTCGCCAGGATAACGTGCAAATACATACAGTGCTACAATATTTCCTAGAATGGAATCGCCAACAAATTCCAGTTCTTCATTATCAGCTTCTTTGAGATCCATACAATTTTCTGGCTTAGGGGCCATTTCCATTGGTTCATTGGATGTTGCGGCCTGCTCGGCCCAAAGTTCAGGACGACTCACATAAGATTTATGAACACATGCTTGTTGAAAGATTTGAGGATTTTTGAGTTTTCCTCGCCAACCATGAGCACGCAAGATACGCTCAATCGCATCTTGTGTGATATCCTTGTTTATAGAATTCCAGGGGTTGAAAATTTTAGAGTCATTCTGTTGCTGGGTCGCCATGTTTCTGTGTTTATCTACGTGGCACATATTGAAATCAATTTTTACTATCCTTCCACAGTATACCCGATAGCGTTCATTATAAATTAGAAATATCTTCCATAATTAGAAATGGCAGAAGAAATTACGAGGCCAACCGTTTTTTTTGCTAATGAAGTTGGCAAGCAACTTGAGCAAGTTCGCACATATAATGCAAATACTGGTAAAATATTAGAAAATTCTTCTGGAGAGAATGCTGGGTTAAAAAGGGCAGAAGAGGCAAGAAAACTGAAAGCGGAAAAAGAGAAAAAAGCCGAGGAAGATAAGAAAGCCGAGGAAAAGAAAAAAGCTGAAAAGGCGCAGGAAGATTCAACTAAACAAACCGTTGGAGAAAAAAGAGCAGAAGAGGCTAGAAAATTAAAGGCGGAACAGGAGAAAAAAGACGAAGAAACTAGGAAGGCCGAAGAAACTAGGAAGGCCGAAGAAGCTAAGAAGGCTGAAGAAACTAGGAAGGCCGAAGAAGTAAAGAAAGCCGAAGAAGCAAAGAAAGCAGAACAAAATCAAAAAAATAAAACCAAAAAATCCAGAAAAATTATTGGCCTTCAGCGTGCAGCCGAAGCTGTAGCACTTGCCAGAGCAACCAAGGAAGCACTAGAACTAAATAAAACAAGAAAAAATAAAACTAAAAATATGAATCGTCGGGCGGATTTAGAAGAAGAGGACATAATTGATGAAGATGAACCTGATAATAATAGCGTAAAGTCAAATAATTTTGAGCCAAATACATTAACTGATGACGAAGAAGAACCTGCACCTCCTTCTCAATCAATAAGCACTCCAATTGTTTTAGAGTCAAATGAAAATCACATTTTAAGAATCGGCGAAGACTCATCCTCTGAATATATTGAAATTAGAACTATGCCATTTAAGGAAAAAGACACAAACCAACATTTTGCAACTTTAGAAATTGGATCTGGTATTCGTGATCTATCTAGTCTATATAATGTCAGAGGTGAAAAGGCAATTCGCGCTATGATGACTGCATTTGCAGTTCCCCGTTTAGGCGCAACGGCCCCCATATTTAAATTTATTGAACTTAAATGTAAATTTGATGGTATTGATATTGTAAGAGATGCTCTCAACTATCGTGTAAAAACACTAAAACAAGGAATCTCCATGAAGACTGGAACTGAAAAAGCAAAACTTGATGCTCACCGTCTAGAATTTATTAAAAAAATACTAAAAATATTACCTGAACTTACAAACTCATGTCCTGTAGAGTTAGATACTATATCACAGCCTAAACAAACTAGTCAAGAAGGTTGCCCCTGCCTACAAGAACTCAATCTTCTACGCGATCTTATCTTTTTAGTTCTCATTTTACTTGGTAATGCCGATAGTCATACAAAACAACAACTAGCAAGTATACCATTAAACAAAGTTCTTGAACTTGCAAAGAAAAACAACATACCAAATGCACAACTTCTTATTCGCCAGGCTCTTGAAAAACTAAAAGACTTTATAGCAAAAGAAAATAATAAATCTTCAAATACATCCAAGCAAATACTAGACGAAATATTCAAAGCATTAAAACCTAATGAAGAACCTCCAAAAGATTTAACTATTTCTAGTATCATTCAAATTATTGAACAACTCAAACAAGATCTCCAGGATAAAATAAATATAATAAATAATTTTAAAAAGTCTGAGGAAGAAATCAAGCATTTAAAAGATGAGCTTGCAAAAGCAAATCTTAAAATTAGTGAACTTTCAGCTCGTTCTACCGCACCGATTTCTTCCACAACCAATGCAGGAATACAAGCAAATAATGATGAAATAAAACGTAATCTTGAATTGGCGATGGCTCAAAAAGCAGAACTTGAACGAAAACTCCTTGATAAAACTACAAATCTTGATAATCAAAGAAAAGATGCAGAGACAGCTCGCGCATTACTTACACAACAACTAGAGGCCTCAAAGCAAGAAATTACAAAACTAAAAATGAATATTCAATCTCTACAGAGTAAAATAGGACCTCTTGAGGAGACGGCCAAACAAATAAGCGGTATTTCACAAAATCTTGCCGAAACATCTAGACTATTAGAGGAAACAAAACAAAAATTAGTTGACTGTGAAACAAAGTCTGAAAATCAAAAAATCAAATACGATGCCGAGATTGAAACTCTGAAAAAAGAATTAGCCACTGCGGAAGTAGCAAGAGAGCAAATTCGCCAACAACTAGAAAAGGAAACTGAAACAAGTGGTAATGAAATATTAAAACTAAAATCTGAATTTACAACTGCACAAGAAACAATTCAGCGTCTAGAAAATGAAATTAAAGCGGCAGGATCTTCTCGAACAGCCGCCGAGGAATTATATGAACAAAATAAAAATCAATTACTAGAAAAAATAAATACACTTGAAAGTGAACTAGAATCTCTTCGTGAACAAATTCCTAGAGAACGTGAGGCTGTGGCAGAAGAAGAAAAACGCAAGTGTGATGAACAATTACTCAAAAAACAAGAAGAAATTGATGCGATTCGTAAACAACTTGAGGAAGCTCAAATCAATACTGAAAAAACAAAATCAAATTCTCAAACTGAATTATCTGCGTTTTCTACCAAAAAGGATGCAGAGATAGAAGAAAAAAATACTGAAATTGCGGAACTTCAAGCGAAACTGGAAACTCTAGAGGAAGAGTTAGAACGAGCAAAGGAAGCCCAAGGAAAGGCAATGTCAGATCTCGCAAATATACAAGCACAAAAAGCCAGCAATCTATTAGTAAAAGATACTGAAATTTCCAGTCTGAAGGCCGAGCTGGAAAATCAGCAAGAAACGATAGATGGTCTTCGCTTGGAACTTCAGGAACGTCCTACCAAACAAAATATTTCAGCTATTACTGCTGAAAAGAATATTCAGATCGCACAACTTCAACAGCAACATAACAATGATGCTGAAAAAATCAGTGCACTCGAAGCCAGTCTAGCTGCAGTAGAATCAACAATTCCTGCCATTCATAGAGAAAAGGATAAGGCCATTACAAATATAACAGATGACCTACAAAAAGCACGTGAGGAATTGAATACTAAAACAAAAGAATATGAACAATCATTGCAAAATCTTAATGCAGAAATTGAAGAACTCAACTCGCAAGTCGCTGAATTTGAACAACAGCTTGCTGGAAAAGACAAGGACATCACTGAAAAAAATCAGGAAATTTTACAGTTGAAAAATCAATACCAAACGTTGCGTGCTGAAAAAAGGGCTGGGGCGGAGGCCTTGGAGACTGAAATTCAGCGATTGAAGGAAGAAATTACAGCAAAGGAAGCAGAATTAACGGCAACTGAAAAGGCGAAAAATGATATGATTAATCAAATAGGTGATCTGCAAGCAAAGATAGATAAGAATAAGGCTGAGACAGCAGAAATAAAAACAAAACACGAAGAAACAGTCACCGAAATAAACCAAACGATTACAGATCTGGAAAATGAACTCGCCGATGCTAGCGAAAAACTCAGTAAAGCTCCTAAACCAGCTGACCTAGAAGAAGCTCGGGCTAAAATTGCTGATCTTGAGGAGAAACTTAAACAGCTTTCTGAAGAAATGGAAACAACACTTCAGAGCGAAAAAGAAGAAACAAAGCGAAGATTAGATAATCTCCTCAGCAAAGTTTTGATTGACGATACATTAGCTGAAAAAGCACAAAAATATATAACAGGAGAATTAAATGATTTAAATTTTGAAAATAAACTTCAAGAAGAACTCTGTGAATTTTTTAGATATCTGGTTGGATTAATTAATTTACAGATGAATAAAATTTCAGTAACAAAACTTCCTGAAAATGCTAGAAAGGATATCTTTGATATTTTTGAAAATATGCCTGCGGTAGAAAACCAAAATGATCTCTTGATAGAAATCAGCAATATATTTCAGGAACTTTTTGTAGGTGTTGGAAAAACACAAACAATTCCTCGTGAGTTGGAATTATCCAAGTCCTATCCCATCATTTTCTCACTATTAAAAAACTTTTCTGTAGATAGTTCTGGAAATCCATTGAGGGAAAAAGATCCTGGTTGGGCAGCCAAAATTATGACAGACATAGGAAGTGTGAGTTACATGGTATCCACTGGAATTCAGCCAGCAGATGAAAACGACAAGATTATCGTTCGTCAAAGTAAATCTCCTCAAGAATTCCAACGAAATAATAAGGATCATTTTATGCCTTTATCTATACTTGCTATGAAACTAATTCAGCTACTTGGACAAACACTTACAGGTAAATATAAAAATCTAGCAAAGCGTTGTGGTATACCAATAGAGCCTATTGCTGGCTTTGGACAAATTCAGCCAATTCAACAATTTTCTCAACAAAATACTGAAAATGAAATCAATAAAACAGTTCTAGATAAAAATGAAGAAATTTCTAAAAAGGCAAAAGAAGCCGTTGAAAAACTCCGACAAAAAGGAAAACAATATACAAAGTCAACCCTTTTGGGCGATATTAATAGATATATAGATATTTTGGAAAAAAGTATAGATTCATCACCTTTTACATATGACACGGAATATAACAAGAGACATCTCCAAGAATTAATAAAATTGTTTAAAGAAAGACAAGTAAGTGACCCAAAAACATATCCTGAACTACCCAAGGATCTTGAGCGCAGAGCAAGCAATGTAAGCGAGATAGATATCTAACTCTATAAAAAAAGAATTATCTTTAGGAATGGAAACTGCCAGTGAATTGATATTTTGGCGTAGAGTAAAATATAGTTTTTATGCAACTCTAATATTTATTCTGATTACAAATCCCATGACATATCGGTTTACACAAACGATGTTTCAAGGATCTTTATTAGTTCTTCAAAATGGAATACCAACACCTATTGGATATTTTTTACATGTTATACTTTTTTTTCTAGTTACACTTGCGGTAATGATGTTTCCTAAAGATTAATATTGGATTTGATACTGATATGTAAATGCTGATTTTTCAGCTTCTACATGGCAAACCGCCTCCGATTTACCTTCTTGTTTACATTTCGCATAAACACTTGCTCCGACCATGAATGCTTCTCTACATAAACTTGGATCAACACCTTCCATCGGGTCCCAAAAGAACCATTCACCGTTTGATATACCAGGCCAAATAGTCATTTTAGAGTATTCTTTATAAGTTCTTTTGGTAGTTTCTTGAGTTCAATTTTACCTACACTTATTAGAACCTTAGAACATGAAGACCTCCCTACTAGGATTAATTTTGATTGTATCCGCGTTACTCATACTCATGGGGTTAGGTTATTTGGGCGCTTCAACGGAAGGCTTCCAAGCATACGGTGAAACAAATGAACGTGGAACCTTTACCATGTATTATGCCGACTGGTGCCCTCACTGCAAATCTGCAAAACCTATCTTCAAGGACTTTATGGGTTCAGGAATCGTTCAAGTCAATGGCCAGCCCATCCGTGTCCGTATGGTGGAAGAAAAAGAGCACCAAAAAGGCGTAGACCCCGACGTAAAAGGGTATCCTTCATTCTTATACAGCGATTCCGCGGGTCGTGTTGTTGAATTCAATGGTCCTCGTAATGCCGAAGGATTTATGAAATTCTTAGAAGAACAAATTTTATCTTAGATCCTTTGACCACAATCTTGATCTTTTCTTATATGAGAATAGGAATGGATCAAAAACAAAAAAAGCCCAGAACTCTGGCACAAGTGAAACTTCAGCAGAATCTAAAAAATGCTGGTGAAACACTAAAACGACATGGATTAAAGGCACACACGCGCGATAAACATGCGCTCGTAAAACACAGAAGAGAAGGAAGACCTAATTCAGAATTCTTTGAACAGCACAAGAATGCTCCTGGCCCGAAAACAGTCAGAGCGCCTCGTGTAAACATCAAGAATACTAATTTTATTGAAATGATGCCTGAAACAACAAATAGAACATTCAAAACAAGAAAGAATCGTTTAAGTCAACTAACCGCCATGAAAAAAGAAGCAGAGTCGTATTTAAAACAAGCGGCAAAGTTGGAAGAACAGTGTGCCCGAAAAATAAATACTCTGCGCAATAAGGCGAAACAAGAGCTCCAAAAACTCAAACAGGAAAATTCTTTCCTTACAAATACAACATTAAAACGTAAAAATACAAAAATCTTAAGACCGAGAACTGCCACATCTAGGCTTGTTTCTGCAAAAATAAATACACCCAAATCTATAACAAAAACAAGTCCCAATATTTTTGTTCAGTCTGGAAAAAAAGGACTGGTTAGTGAAAAGGGGCGCGCCTGGCACGCCAATATTGCAAAAGCTAGACAAGATATTCAAACCTTCCTAAAATCTCATGGCATACAAGAAAAACCAACAGGAACTGTTGCAGTAAAGTATGCATCCCTTCTCAGAAAAGATCCATCATCTGCCGTTACATTCCGTAATAAAATATTAGAAGATATTCAATCCAAAAAGGAGGGCCAAAGCAGTACAAGAAAAACCACTAGAGCCCTGGCACCTGCATCAGCACCAGAATTCACCCCATCCTCCATATCTACAACCCCCACATCCACTACAACGATAGCTCCTTCTACACCCGCGCCAAGACCTGCTCCAAATCCCTTTGGATTCCTCACAACTTAACAAACACTATGGCGTCTTATAATATTTGAAAATGATTGTCTGCGAAAAAAATCTTCAGTTGCTTGACGTCCCTTATGAACAAGCATCCGACGATTCTCTAAACTCATCTCAAAATCCAAAGCTGAAAATTCTGCACAGGGAATTATTATAGTTCTACATTTATGTCTTTCAATTAATTTTTGATAGGATGGCATATAATATCCACTCGTGAGCAAACTTATATAAGATGATAAATCGTGAACATCCACAGGTAGTTTTCCATACTCAAAACATATACCTAATGTATCTTCAATCTCAATATCTGATAAATAACTAATGGGATAGTTATCAAATACACCCCCGTCACAAAGAATATGGCCAGTATCTGGGTGACGAATAGGCATAAAATATAAAGGAAAAGACATAGACGCCCGTAATGCTTGTATTACAGAAACTTTTGGTGTTTTACGATATGAAAATTCAACTGGTTTCAAATTCTCAACATCGGCAGCCCATAATCGTATCCCCTTGACCCTTCCAGACATATGTAAATCTTCAAATGTTGTTGTAGCCGTAAACCCTTTATGAAATAAAATTTTTTCTATTAGTTTTACTAAATTAGCCCCATCATCTAAACCAAAATTTTCAAATAATTCAAACATATTATCTGGTTCTAATGAACGAACATTACTAAAATCATATTCATAACAAAATCTTTCAATTATTTGTATTGTATATCCTAACGCCAACATTAAAGATATTAATGAACCTGCAGAAACCCCACATAGCTCCCGAATGTATTCTAATAGCCTTTTTTCTTGTAGAACTTGAAGGACTCCCAAATAACTAATCACACGTGTTCCGCCACCAGAAAATACTAATCGTCGTGGCGGTATGAAAGGAATATCGTTTCTGCGCATATCTGACTAAATTGAGAAATAGCTGATTAAGTAGGAGTTTCATGGCATTCAATGGTCCAAAAATTGAAGTCCCTACACTACGTCCAACAGATTTGTTTGAAAAACGAAAAGAGCGAGATGGTGCTAAACTAAAAAGCTATAATAAAATTCTTGAACAAATATATACACGTATAAAAACAGCAAGTCGTGAAGGGGGCGATCCGTGGATAATCTACACAATTCCGCCCTTTATTATTGGTCTTCCTACACTCGATCTAGAAGACTGCGTTGTCTATCTTGTTTACATGCTCCGTGCACAAAGTTATGAAGTGCGCTACACATATCCAAATCTTTTGTATATTAGCTGGAAACATCATGAACGTGAGTATATTCTCAAAGGTTCTCCGATTATGTCGGCTATGTTAGCCACACAGAATACAAAACCAAAATCAGAACTCCGTGGTCAAAGTCAGGCGCGTGTTCGCTTTCAAGATCAGGCTCAACCATCCTCGCAACGAATGTCTAATACACAATCACCGATCCAACAACAGGCACAAACAGCAGGTCGTGCTCCACCAAAATCAACTACAAGTTACCAGCCACCTACAAGCTTCTTAGATGTTCTTGAAAAAGGGCCCGTTGCAGAACCCAGAAAATCTGCCCTTGATGACTTTCTAACATTCTAAAAACCATCTATCGTCCGTATAATGATAAGATATCTGTGCTAAAAATATACTTATATCCGTTCGCAAATAATCGCGAGTTATATTCGCAATCTTCACCAACATAGTATTCTTCTGGCCATTTTAGTTCACGCCAAACTTTGGTCTTAATTGTCAGATGACCATTAGGAAAATGATACTTTATCTTCGTATCTTTATTATAAAAATCCAATCTTGAACAAACAGAATCCTGGGATAGTTTTGCAATATAATCCTCCAAAAGCCCAGAAATTTCTGGCCATGGATATCTTGAAATATCAAAGTTCTGAAAATCTTTCTTAATAAAATCTAAATATCCATGTAAAAAACAATCTGCATTTGTTGTCTCAAAGTGTGCTATGGTCTGTTGAATAGCTACAGGATGAAGTAAATCATCCATATCCATATATACAAGTATATCAACATCGTCACATATTTGTGCCGTAGCCAAATTACGATTACATGATGCATTTTGTCTTTTGTTTGTAGTCAGGAGTCTTATTGGTATAGAACTTTGTAATTTTAATTCGGGTCCATCATAGCCAGATATACTAATACTTATTAGATCTGGCTTACGTGTTTGTCTTTCTAAACAATCTATCAAATTCTTCAAATGGTATATATGTTCTGCTATACCGGGTATACAGACCCCTACACGCATTACACGAAAATGGTTGAATGCTTTATATAGACATTATTTGATATAAAGTGTTAATTTATCATCAGAAAACATATATGTATATCCTCTTTTATAAATTCTGTGATTATATTCACTATCTTCGCCCAACTTATCATGATCTTCAGGCCATGGAATATCTTTCCATACCGTCACTTTACATGCCAAATGCCCATTTGCTGGTTCAAATCGTTGTTGACCATTAAGTGCATAAAAATATAAACGACCACAAATAAAGTCGCGCGATTCCTGCACTCGGTGCGGTGTTAGCGTGCAAGATAGTTCTGGCCAAGGAAATGTAGTCGGTTCAAATGTGTGAAAATACGTGCGCGGATATTCTAAAAATTCATGTAGAAAACAATCACCGTTCTCTTTCTTAAAATAATTTAGTGTCTGCTGTATCGTGGCTGGATGCATGAAATCATCCATATCAAAAAAAAGAAATATATCAACCCTATCTTTAATATTTCTTGCTGCTATATTACGATTTTTTGACGCGCCATTTGCTTCCGATGTCAATTGAAGAACAACAGGTATTGTTGTTTTTATCTGTATTGGCTGATCATTATAACTTGATATACTTATACTGATGATATCTGGTTTTTGAGTTTGATTATCTATACATTCTATGCATTTTGCTAAATATTGAACATGGTTACCTATTCCAGGTATACATACACCTATACGCATTACTAAAAAAAATGCCCATGTCTTTATACTCAGTTTAAAAACATGATCATATATATTGTAAACATAATATGAGCATGGATCTTGATGAAGATGAAATTCACTGGTTTCCCATAGGTGGCCGATGCCCCTATTCCAAAAAAACATTTTATCATAAAGATAATAAACTTGTGTTTGATGGTTACTTTTATCTAGAAGATCAAACAATGCCTGTAAAGCGTATTATGTGCTATAACCAAAATATGTTTTTAGTTGAAATCATCAGTAAAAAAACACTGGATGATACATCAGTATTTGGAGAATATGATAAAGAGCTGGGTGGAAGTGTATGCTTTTTTCCAACCAATGTAATTGAATTACAATATAAAATAATTAAAAAATTGGCAAATGTAGAAGAGTTTCACAAATATTGTGAGGAACTTGTGGCACTTGAAGTTGAGATCCAAGAAAGAGATACAATCCATAGAAAAAAAAGAGAAGAAGAAGAATTTAGAATTCAAGCCGAAGAATGGAAGAAAATAGATTACAAAAAGCTTATGGAAAGCCTACGAGATGATGATAAAAATCTAGACGATATTTAATTGGATATCATCGGATTCTATTTCTTTATAATTCATGAAACAATTTCCATAAACGTTTTGCCACGGCTGGCCCTAAACGACGCTCACCAACTTTTATATTTGCCAATTCATTCTCTGAAATCTCCAAAAGTCTTGACCAAGATTTATTACAACTTTCCCATATCGCTTGAGCCCCCTTTAATGAAATTCCTGGACAGCACTGAAGAGATCCGATAGCGAATGCCATTGGATCATCCTTATTTGCTTTTTTACTGACATGCTGAACATCTGTATAACTCAATTGTTCCCCTTCAAAAACAGCCTGGTCATCAAGAATTTGTTGTTGTAAAAGCTGTATTGTATTTGCAGTATCCTGTAGATCTTTTGTGCTCCAAACTGCTACTCCATATCTCAATACTAATCTATGAACAAGTTTTTGAAGTGCAGATCTTTCCAGCCTGTGTCTTTTTCCATCCAACCCCCCTTCTAAAATATATAATGCCTTTGCCTTATTTTCAGCACAATATGCTAATAAACGAGTTCGTTGCTCTCGATAACGACCGTCTAAAAATGATGCCTCAAAATCAGCTGTTGTCTTGCGTTCTATGACAAGAAGCGTCTTTTCATTCGTTTGAATCCATATATCCCCTACTGGAAGTTGCTTAACAGTCTGATTTGGCAATAATGAAATCAAAGAATGTTCTCGTGTATCTAAGACAATTGACATACTGTCTTAGAAACTCTATATACTTTGTCTTTTAGTGCCCCCTGCGATTATTGCGACGACGGCGGTTCTTACGACTTCTTCTGCGTCCGCCGACTTGAGAATTTTCTATATTCATAGATGGGTCATTAGTTGTAACACTTTCAATATTATTTACTTGTTTATTTTTATTATTTCCAGCCTCTGCATTTTTTCCAGCATTATTTACAGTTGGTGCGGTTGCCCCATTATTTCTGACTAAATTATTCTTTCTGGAATTATTTACATTTCCGGTTTCCACATTTTTTCCAGCATTATTTACAGTTGGTGCGGTAGCTCCGTTGTTTCTGGCTGAATTATTTGCTCTAGAATTATTCTTTCTGGAATTATTGTTTCTAGAATTATTTGCTCTCGAGTTATTAACATTTCCAGCCTCCACATTTTTTCCAGAATTATTTACAGCATTATTTACAGTCGGTGCGGTAGCTCCGTTGTTTCTTGCGGAATTGTTCTTTCTGGAGTTATTTGCTCTCGTGTTGTTAACATTTCCAGTCTCCACATTTTTTCCAGTATTATTTACAGTCGGCGCCACAGCCCCATTATTTCTGCGTGTATTTCCAAATGTTAACCCACTCGTGTAATTTTCATTCGTATTCTGTTCCATACTAAAAAAACCTCCCATCGGGATATCTCTATTCTTTACAGCGATTTTTAACCCCATTGTTGCCATTGCATTTTAGGTCCAAAAATCCCTTCCAAATTAGGATTATAATCACTGTATTCTTGTCTCCGTAAACCCTGCGATTCTCCGCGCCCTGTCGGCGTCAAACCCACGGAAAGATCTGAAACCGCATTTGGAACGACCACCATTTCATTAGGATCTATCATAGGATTTAACGCATTGCTCTGAATACTTCCTTGCAATTGAACATCATCTTCATATACAATCTTTGGATCTTTCTCTTGCACTTCATAAACCTCATAGACATTATTGGCCTTCTCAGCTACTCTTGCAACTAAACCTTTATCACCATAAATCTTATTAATTAACTCCTTTACAGAAGCCTGGTCAACAGATTTCAAATCTTTTGTATACACACCTCTGTATTGTTTGAGAGCCTTCTGCTCTTGTTCATCTGCGCTTCCGTCGGGAGGTAAAACTTTCTTTGATTCAATATCTATGAATGTTTCTTCGCTATACGGAGCGGCCATTGATGTGGAGTCATCCTTTACAAATAGAGCCTGTTGAGCCTGGAATAAACTACTGCTGGGAGGGAGCTGAGACCAATCAAAAGGAAAACGACGACGAGCCATGTCAATAGCCTCACGTGTCGGATCATATCCGCCCTCATTCTGGAACACAACATCCTGTTCAAAATCGCCATACTTATCTTCGTTTGTTACATAGGGCTTTGTTTGATAGCTTGTGTCCAAAACGGTGCGACAATTACGATCGCGAAATCCTTCTGAATTGTAATATCTTCCACCAAAATAAAATACAAGATACCCAATCACTACAAATAATCCTAACATTAAACTCATATCCATGTTAAGGATATCTCTGTTTAGAAACAGGATTTTCATTGCTCCAAAGTTTCTACAAAAAATTTAAAAATAGAATCTAATTATATCCTGAAGCATTTTCAAGATAATAAATAGAATGAAAGGTGGAAAAGTAAAATCAAAATCTCCATCCCGAAGTGCTATGGGAAGATTACTTCCTCCAGTGGATATTCAAAATGAAAATCAAATTGACGAATTGGAAAAAAGAATTCAAGTAGGCCCTATTACACTTGTTTTAGTTTATGCCGACTGGTGCGGTCATTGCCAGCGTTTCAAACCCATCATGGAAAAGCTGGAAAATATGCCTGGAAGAACTGTTCAAACCGCGAGAATCCGGGATGATATGTTTCCTAAAAGCTCCATTTCTTCTGCAAAGATTGATGGATATCCAACACTCATGCTTGTAAAAAAGTCGGGTGAAGTTGCTACTTTTAAAGATGAAGATGGCCAAACTACAAATGCTATACCCGATCATACAGATGTGAATAAAATGTCTATTCTTGTGCGAAATGCTGGTAAAGAAGAAGGCTTATCCTTATTGGAAGCGCCCGAAGAAAGATCAGGTTTACAAATACAGTCGAATGCTGCGGTAGATCCCTCTCAAGAAGTTCCTAAAATCCCCAAAAATATACTGGCAGATCGTATGGCCCCCGAAAGTGTAGAAAGACTTAATAGGAATTTAGTAAATGCGTCCAGTAGTCTTCTAAAAGAAGCCACAGCTCCCGTGGCAGGCAATAAACAAACTGGGGGAGGCCTGTATTCTCAATTGTCTATTGCGGCCCAAGCAGTAGCACCAGCCACCACCTTATTTTTGGGCGCCGAAGCAATGAAAAAATCTAGAGCTAAAACTAGAGGAGGCATGATGAATACATCTATTTTACCAACTGTGCAAAATATCGCAACCCCCGCGGCCCTTTATATGGGTGCGCAGGCCATGAAGAAGACCAGACGTAACAGAAAAGGTGGTATGTTGAACCTTGCAATACTTCCTACACTTCAAAATATCGCAACACCTGCTGCATTGTATATGGGCGCACAAGCCATGAAGAAGTCTAGACGTGGAAAGAGAGGCGGTATGATCAATACAACGCTACTTCCTAGCGTCCAAAATATCGCAACACCTACTGCATTGTATATGGGTGCACAAGCTATGAAGAAGAGATCTCGCAAAACTAGACGCAGAAATTAAATCATTTCTGTAATTTAATAATTGTCTTATAACAATATATTTCTATATTGGTATAATGTGGCATTACGGCAAAAATTGATCAAATTCCTGGGACACCCGATTAGGCAGTTAAAATGCCAGTTACATTTCATATTTTGGATACCTACGCCCGTGATGAGAAAGTCACTGCAGAAACTGAAACTGAAAAACTAGTTCAGTATTCTGTTGATTCAGATGATGATGATGAAGAATTCCAGAGGAGAGCTCAAAATAAGAACAAATTTACTAAAACAGATCACTCTGGTAAAACTATTGTTATCCATCTCTTTGGAAAAACGGTTGAGGGATACTCGGTTCGTGCTGATGTAAAAGGATTTAAACCGTTCTTCTTCATTCGTAGCGTGCCAGGCGGCAATTCTGTCCAAGAAAAGGCACGTTTTGCCGTAAAAGAATATCTCAAACGCCATGTGCCAACACTTGTTAAAGAAATCGAGGTCACAAAGTGCCAGAGGAAAGAACTCTTTGGGTTTACGCAAAATCAAGTTGTTCCTATGCTCAAACTGACTATGAATTCACTCGCGGCATTTCGTGAAGTGAAAAACTGCTTCTGTTATGGTGAGGAGGATAAAGATACTGGTGAATGGATTCCTAAACTCAAGAAATTCATGGGTCGCCCTGATCATCTCGGCGATCCGTTTCCTCCTGGACCACCAAAAGTCTACGAAGCAAATCTAGATCCTATGCTTCGTTTCCTACACCTTCGTAATCTAAAACCGTGTAATTGGGCAACAGTTACAACTATTTCTCATGAAGAAATCAATAAAGATGAAACAACTGTTCTTGAATGTGACTGGGAAGATATTGGTCCCAATGATGCGCCACCAGCAGCTACTGCACCGTTCAAAATTGCTTCTTGGGATATTGAGTGTATGAGCACAACAGGGGCATTTCCAATGGCAACAAAAGGTGATCCTATCATTCAAATCGGTGTGATTCTGTCAAATCTTGGTTCCTCTGCCCCACCAGAAAAACACATCTTTGTTCTTGGGTCATGTGATCAAATCCCTGAAGGAGTTGTCCACACATTCAAAGATGAAAAGAAACTTCTCCTTGGCTGGTTTCAGTGGCTAGAAGAACAAGATATTGATATCTTTATGGGATACAATATCTTTGGTTTTGATGAAAAATATGTTTGGGAGCGCTGTAATCAACTAGGTATTACGAATCATCAGGAGGTTCAACAACTCAATCGTCTTGCGGATGAAGGATCTGAAATGAAACTAGATGAGAAGCGTCTGAGTAGTTCTGCACTTGGCGATAATTTCCTTTATCTTTGGAATACCACTGGGCGTCTTCGCGTTGATCTCTATCACTATATCAAGCGAGGGTATCCTCTTCCATCCTACAAACTTGACGATACCTCCAGAAACTTCCTCGGAGAAGCCGTAAAAGGAATCTCTGAAAAAGTAGATGGCTGGGAACTCAAGATTAATACAACTACAAAACAAGACGTTGCAAAAGGCCGTAGCATTGTTCTTCTTAACGCAAACGGCGATACACTCTGTGAAAAACTAGATGTTCTAGAATATGAGGCTGGCCGTATCTTCATCAGCACACCAGATGATGTAATCGCTGAAGAAGTTGCCAAGTGGGCTATCGTAAAAGATGACGTATCACCCAAGGAGATGTTTAAAATGCACCAACAAGGTCCAACTGAACGTGCCATCATCGCAAGATATTGCGTGCAAGACTGTCAACTTGTTCTAGATCTCTTCAAAAAACTGGATGTCTTTAACAATGCCATGTCCATGGCAAACGTTTGTAGTGTTCCTGTCAGTTATATCTTCCTCCGTGGCCAAGGCGTAAAGATTGAAAGTCTAATGTTCAAATACTGTTATGAAAATGAACAGTGTATTGAAGTCCTTCCCTCCGCGAGAAACTCTAACGAAACTTATGAAGGCGCAATCGTTCTAGACCCTACACCTGGATTCTACACAACTCCTGTTGGTGTTGCAGACTTTGCATCACTATATCCTAGCACAATCATCTCTGAAAATATCAGCCACGATACACTTGTATGGGTCAAAGACTTTGATGAGAATGGAAACCTCATGCGAGTTGTATGGGGCTCAAATGATTATGACAATCTTGAAGGTGTGCGATATACTGATATTGAATACGATAATATGATTGATGATCCTGAAGATACTAGAAAAATGAAAACTAAAATCAAGAATGGAACCCGTGTTTGTCGCTATGCGCAGGATATGATTGGAACGATTCCCAAAATCGTAGCTGGGCTACTAGCAGCAAGAAAAGCAAAGCGCAAGGAAGCCGAAAAGGAAACTGATAACTTCCGTAAAGCACTTCTTGATTCTGAACAACTTGCTTATAAACTCACAGCCAATTCACTCTATGGACAACTTGGCTCTGGAACATTCAAAGTTCGCCTTCGTCCTCTTGCAGCATCAGTAACTGCATATGGCCGAAAACAAATTATGTTTAGTAAAGCGGCTATTGAAAAATTCTATGGCCCTGAATCTGGAAATCCTCGCTGTGCAGCAGAGATTGTATATGGTGATACGGACTCATTGTTTGTTGCCTTTCATCCGAAAGATCCTTCTACGGGAAAACCACTTGAGGGAAAAGAAGCACTCACGGCAACTATTGATCTAACTGTTGAAGCTGGAAAATTTGTGACAAAAATGCTAAAGGCGCCACATGACTTTGAATTTGATAAAGTCTACTGGCCATTTGTAATCTTTAGTAAAAAGCGCTATGTGGGGCACAAATATGAAGATTCTGACAGCCATGTTCTATGGTTTATGGGTGTCGCACTCAAGAGACGTGATTATGCGCCGATTGTAAAGAGAATCTACAGTGGCGCACTAAATATTCTACTCAATGAACGCGATGTTCCCAAAGCCGCAAAATTCGTCCAAGATGCTGCAGTGGACCTGGTAGAAGGAAAATTCGGTCTACAACCTTTGATTATTAGTAAGAGTCTTCGCGCAGAATACGCCGATGAATCAAGAATTGCACACAAAGCTCTGGCCAATCGTATTGCTACACGTGATCCAGGAAATGCGCCAGCAAGTGGCGATCGTATTCCATTTGTCTATATTCAAGCTCCTGTTGGTCAACAAGCCCCCGAACTTCAAGGAGATCGTATTGAAACTCCAACCTATATCAAAGAAAAGGGTCTCAAACCAGACTATATGTTCTACATTGATCATCAAATTGCAAATCCTGTATGCCAGCTCTTTGGTCTTGTTGTAGATCAACTTCCAGGATACTCGTCTTATACTCCTAAAGGCGGTTGGGCAACTCATAATCCTGATACACTTATCGCACAACGTGAAGCCGCCGCATATCAACTTCTCTTTGGCCAAGCCCTTGAAACAAATAATAAATCCGCTAAAAAAGCATTTGTAAAAATGCTTGGAGGAACTTCTATTGAACAAACTCAACAAACTGTTAAACGTGTAACTCGTCAAACTACACAGTCAGTAGCAGTTTCTAAACCAAAACAAAGCACTCTAGATAGTCTCTTCTTTGACAAAATCAAACTAGATGCTGTCAAAAATATCAAAAAAGCTAAAAAAGCCTCCGAAAAATCAGATAATTCTTCTAAATAGTAAAAATTTACTATAATGAACTTATATTTGATTTTACCTGAAATGGAAATTCAATTCCTACATTGTGAGATCTTTGTCTGTAATTCTGGAACTCTGCATAATTTTTTCCATAGATATTTGTAATAGCTTTATATAATTCAGGATTTGAATTTGAATTTACATTTGATTTACCCAAAAGTCTCTCACGATTTTTCAAAGTTTGCAAGAGATTTTGTTTATGATCTTTCCAAAATGTATAGACATTTTCCGAGGTGCTCCCATAGATATTTTTTAACATTTTTTTGAAATTTTGCTTTGATTTCAAAGATTTAAATATATTTCGTGACCCAGGCTCACGTGTTAATCCATATTTATGGGGTGGGCCACGATTTTCCAATACAACTGATTTTGGTCTCATTGGTTCAGCCAATGTGGCAGTCGATACTGGTGTAGGAATTCTACGAATACTTACAAATTTTGGGTATGTAAGATCTAGTGCTTGACTCGTAAATCCTGGAACAGTGTTAGAATTTTGTGTTACTTTTACTGTAAGTGGTCTTAATAGTTTTCCTCTTTCTATTTTTTTTGTTGAACTACTTGGTGCCCCGCCACCCCTGCGCTTTTTTGTTTGGCGCATATTCTAATATAAAGAAGGCAAAATAAGTAGAACAAATGGGCAATAATCTTGGTATTATCAAAGATCCACTTCGTCCGCCTAGACCACCAATTGCTGGCCAATCGGGACTTCAGGCTTTATATCTGGCAGAAAGAATTGATAATTACAGAACTCGTGTTGATGAATCTCCCATCAATAGGGCGGCACGAAGCGGTCAAAATTATCTTCCGTCGCCACAAAGTATTGATACAGATATACCTGTAATTGATCTTGCACAACCTTGGCCATTTGGTCAAGTTGTTTGGATGGATCCAACCGCTGATGGAGGGTTACCTCATACGCGACCACCGAACTTAATTTGCATCTCGCGGGATTTTCCTGAACAGGATATGCCCTCTACAATTCTTCATGAGCGTGTTCATATTAGTCAAAGATTACATACACAAGTTTGGCAGAAGATTATACAAGATACTTGGAATTTTAAACCGTGGCATGGTAATCTACCAGCAGATATTGAAAGTCGTCGTAGAATAAATCCCGATTTGATTTATTTACCTGACTTTATTTGGAAAGATGAGTGGGTCCCAATGGCGCTGTTTAAATCCAAAACACAGCCTGTTTTAACACAAATTGATGTGGTTTGGTGGAATGATAAAACAAGGACTCTTCATCGTGATCCTCCTCCAGGATGGATTGACTTTTTTGGACATATTCCTTCGGGCGAACACCCTTATGAAATTGTCGCCTATCTTGTTGCGGCAAATCCAAAACAAAACAAAGCGTATCAAATTATTAAGCCCCGACTGGAGAAGCTTCCTCGCGATGAAGTTACATAATACCCAGGCTTCAAATAGGTATTGGCCATTTTTCAAATGGACCTCATCCATAAAATCGGGAAGAATCTAAAACAATTTGGCTTTCGTGAAACATGGGGAACAGTTGCCGAATTTTTAGATTGGTTAAAATCTGTAAAAACTAAGGATATTCCAACACTCAAAAAAATATCAGAGGATTGCTTGATATTTGACAGTATTCGCTTTAGCGAATTTCAATTGGCCAAATCTGGTAATTTTGGAATTATTTACTTGGTTTACAGAGAAAATCTTGACGATGAAGAGGACCAAAAGTTTGTGTTTATAAAAACGTGTCCAAATCATAAAACGTCACTTTTGATTGAAGGACTCATACATACCATTGCCCAGGTAACACTAGAGCATTATGGATTTCCAAATGCAGTTCCTAAAATATTTGACATTGTAAATCACCCAGAGCTTGGACCCGTATTTAGTGTAGAGCGTATTCAAAATGCGGCGCTCTTTGCTGATTATTTGAAATACACGATCAAATGGGAACAGCCGTGCGAGTTAAATGATATTTCTGTCTTTAGCGTATTAGCACAAGTTGCCACTTACGCTGCAATTCTTGAAAAAGCTATAGGTATAAATCATAGAGATTTAAAAAGTGATAATGTCTTGATGGTGGTTCCTCAAAAATACTGGTCTCAGCGTGTTTGTATCGACGGTAAAGAGTGGATACTTCATGCCAATTATACCGCAGTTATTATTGATTTTGGTTTTTCATGTATTGGAAAAACGGATGGAACACAAGTTATTAGTGCTGGTGAATTTTTTCCAATGATTGATTTTTGTCCCAAAAAGGGACGCGATCTTTTTTACATGTTATCCACACTTTGGAATGTGAAGGCATTTCGCACAAGTTTAACTGAAAAAGCTAAAAAGCTATTTCATAAATGGTTGCGCGATAGCTCAAAACGAGATTGGCCTAATTTACTTAAACTAAATTCTGAACACAATCTCAAGGAAATTTTACTTCGCTCATGCTCGAATGATTTTCAATCCGAATCATCAGAGCCACTTAAAATATTAAAGGATATTTCAGTTCACTATCCTCAAATTATTCAATTTCAATAAAATGTTTTTATAGTATATAATATATATTTTACAAGTATATTATATTATATAGTATCGATAATTGTATTAAAAATTTAAATAAAATTATTTCTTAAGAAAAGCAATCATACAGTCATCTTCGCGACCATTATAATCTCTTGTATCAAAAAAACGAACTTTATAATTGTCTAATATATATTGTCTGAAATCAGCATCAAAAATTGACAAATCCCTAAAACTATCTATAAATCCAGGCTGAATATCTTCAATTACGTATATACCATGTTTTGAAAGATATTTTTCTAAAAACATAAAAGAAAATACTTGGTGTTTTTCATTATGACTGCCATCATCTATAATAATATCAATTGGATTATTTATAAATTTCACAACATTAAGTAAATCATTATCACTTGATTGATCTGCTTTTAATACAAATATTCTATTCTCATTAAATGTATGCTCAAAAATATCAATTCCGTAAATATTTGCATTCGTAAAATAGTCTCTCCAACAACGTAGACTATTTCCAGTTTTATATCCCAGTCTAGCTAGATGCCCATTTTTACCCATCATTTGATTATTTTCTAACGACCCAATGCCTATTTCTAATACTGTATTTACATTTTTCCGAATATTATTAAACAGTGACATATAATTTGGTATATAATTGTGAAAACCTGTCGTAAAACTCTTATCCAATGCATAGTGTTTAGCCAAATAGTGCAAATCGCACGTTGGTTCCGTATTAAAGTGACGATTTACAAGTTTTTGTTTCATCTTTTTTATATTTGTTTCATGCAAAGTATCAAATAGTTTTCTAGTATTTTCCGTAAATATTTTTGAATGGTATTTATCATAGTTTTCCAAAACTTCTTTTGTTTTACTTATAATATTATCGTATTCAGTCCATATCACTAAATGCGCATAAGGAATTTCTTCACTTAGTGGGCTCTTTTCAGAAATAACAATTACGCCACACAATAATGCGGGCAAAATTCTTAACTCTTCTGCAGTAAATCTTGTGTCTGTTTGATGAATATTAACTAAAATCTTTGTATTACAAAATAGTTTTTGCAACTCTTCACCAAAACAATTTTGCACATTTATATGTTTTAAATTACTATATTTGAGATTTTGAAGAAGCTGTATTCTCCTCTGTTGATTCGGTGCAAAAAAAGTTGTTAAAACATCTTGTTCTCTTTTGGCAGTTTCAAAATTATATGTTTCATATACTCTAGGAGTAATACAGATAAGTTTTTTGGAGAAGTCTTCGTAATGATTAGATAGAACAATATTCATTATATTCGGAATACTATAATCAATAACAATATCCTCATTTACCAAACCAACAAGATTGTCTATTTTCACCAAATAATAATTTCCATTATCATTTTTTATTGAACTTCTTTGACACCAGTTTGGAAGATATGGTTCGCCAGGTAAAACAAATGTATGCTCAATATTTAAAGCAATTTTAAGAATAGTATTACTATTATTAAACTGGTAATCTTGTTTATTCAAAGAAATATTATAGCATAAATTCAAATCCTCTAATGATTTTTTTATTATATTGTGCAGATATTCATAATAATCTAGCATAAATCCACTATGATCTAAATTATCATAAAAATAAGTTTTATTTATATAATGTAATGGCATTTAGTATAGGTATGATACTATTTTGATATTTTAAGTAGTTTAAAAATATATTTAAATTATAATAGATTCATTATCGGTCTTACGATTAAGAGGCTTATTACGATTCGTGCTAAGATATTCCATTTTTTCAAAAATTATTTATTTAAGGAATTTATATAATCTCCCCAAATTTTCATAGCGTTGCGCATACCCTGATTTTGATATTTATGGTGCTTCGCGCGAAAAAACATTGTAGTGGCAACTTGACGCTGATAGGCAGGTGGTTTTCCTCTTAAGAGTTGGATGCTCTTTCTAGCGCGTTCGGCAGTTCCATATCCAATACCACGTGTTCTAGGTTTTCCTCGGGGATTATCATTAAATAACTGATGGCCTTGTTTCACTTTTCTTGTTTTCATCCTACTTTCTACTAATCTTATTAAGAGCGATTTCTCCACTGTGTATTACAAACATTACAAATATATAAGAATTTTAGATTTGCAGTATCATATTTAATATAGATTACGTCGGATTTTCCACCAGGGCCTCGGCTTGGACACTCTCCATTCGGGCATTTGAGCGTAGTCAAGTGTGGCAAACGAACATCATTCTTCGTGTGTTCATCAACAAATACACGATATGTATCCGCCGCACTCTCTTGAATGACCATTTCCATTACAAGCCCCTTCTTTTCTTGTTGTGTATACCCACAATACCGACAAGAACGTTCAAGATCTGCTGGTAGTGTTTCACCTGTTGATGGATCTTGTGTTCCCGCGGCCTTTGTAAGAGGCATATAATAATCACACTTTGGGCACATATGATCAAGCAATGACATTTTGTTCTCTACTTGTATTCGTCTATTTGCCTCCTTCAATTTTACGACGTCTTCAACGTTAACACCTCTTTATAGAGAAAATTATAATTTGTTCTACCTTCTAAACCATAAGGTAATCCTCTAAAATGAACCTCTCCCTCCTCGCAGAGTTTTTTTAAACGTTTTTCAAGTCTTTCTAATATTTCTGGTATTCTTCTTTCCAGTTCTTCTTTAAAAGATAATATATAATTATCAAGCGTAACGTGGTCCTTTATTTTTCGAATCAGACGGATTGTATAGTTCATACATGCACATTCAATACATTTCGCATATACCTTATGAATATCAGTATTTATTTTTTCATACCCTGGCTCGTGACGAAGAGGCTCATTATCCATTAAACTCTGCAGTGTAACAAGCACCGTTGAAATGCGCATTGTGCTCGCCCACGCTGGACCAGACCATGTTCCCAAAATGCTCAAACAAACTTTTCCCTCAACATACATATTTGGATGAAAACGGGTTTTTTCATCATTTGTTAAAAACTTTACCTTGGGCGAATCAAATGGATACGAATTTCCTATATGGATTTCATAGAACATTGGACAATCTTCATAGGGCGTATCTTGGGGTCCAAAAATACAAGCATATCCATGAGTTATATTTTCATCTACTAATTGGTAAAATATACCTGTATTGGAATATAATGGTTTTTGTATTTCATTATAGTCCGCCAACGCCCGCTTGTTTGACATTAAGATCTATAAAATTTTAAGATATTTGTGTTTAGACCATTATGTATTCTATTATGTAGAATACAAATCGCGTATTTTATTTTACCTGACTTCGTATGGTCCAGTAGATTGTTTGGCCAGGATGAGCCTCGTGGTGGCCCGATCGCTAAAATTGAACCAAAATGCCACCCCCAATCTAGACACGAATCCTGCCATGGCACTAGACGCCTACATAGGTTCTACGCTTCACCGCTTCTTGGATGAACGCAGAACACAGAAGAGTGCAAAAAATGAAGTCAGTATGACTGGCATGTCTATCAATGACCCAACAAGAAAAGGATGTTGGTATGTCAGTGATGAGGACTATCCTAAATTTCTAGAACTTATGAATGACTATCTATTTACTCGCCAACTAAGGCCTAATAATTTTATTGAACAGAGGCGTCCTGATGGCATTTCACCACTTCTTGTAGATCTCGACTTTCGCTATCCTGCCGAAAAAAATCTCACAAGAACCTTTACAACAGAAAACATTCAATCTTTCACAACAGAAATTCTTGCAGTTTTGAAAGAATACTTTGATGTTAAAGATAGAAGTCAAATTCGCTTCTTTATCACCCTTCGCCCCCAACCTTACCAGGATAAAAAGACCAAAGATGTTAAAGATGGTATTCACATTGTTTCACCAGATTTTACTCTAGCTCCTGAGCATCAGTCTTTGGTGCGCTATCTTCTTCTTGAAAAGGATTCCATCAAAAAGTGTTTTGAAAATACTGGTTATATTAACAAAGATGATGACGTATTTGATAAAACACTAACAAGAAGAAATGCGAATGGCTGGTTCTTTTATGGTGAATCTAAGCCTGACATTCCAGCATATTCCTTGTCTCATGTATTCAAATATAGCCAAAAATCTGGAAAAATGAGCTCTGAAAATATTGAGAACTATAGTCCTCTAGAACTTCTCAAACTTCTCAGTATTCGATTCAATTTAACTAGTCCTCTAAGTATTCTTGAGAAGCAAAAGGAACTTATTCAAGAGCATATCACAAAAATGAACATGATTACACAACAAATGGCGCAAACTGCCATACAGCCAACTGTAGCCACTCAGAATGATATACTCGGTATTCTACCTCTTCTAACGGATAGTTTTAATACCATGGTTTCTTCTGAAGATGATATCCAGTTGGCGAAACTTCTGGCCACAGAATGTCTAAGTGCTGAACGAGCGGATGGATATGATACGTGGATGCGAACTGGCTGGTGTCTACGCAATATTGATTCCAGTGAAGACATGTTTGATACTTGGATGAAATTTAGTGAAAAATCTCCTAAGTTTCAAAGTAATAGTATCGACCAGCTCAGACGTGACTGGATTCGTGGAACTCTACGCCGTGTCAATGGCTCTCCAAGCCTCAAGATGGGAAGTCTAAAACTCTGGGCTCGTGAAGATAATCCTGTAAAATATTCCGAAATTATGGATGGAGATATTATCTCTTATATCACAAAAGCGGCAATTACATTTACAGGTGGAACTCACCACCATGTTGCAAAAATGGTCCATAAACTCTTCTATGATTGCTACAAGTGCACTGTAGATGGACGATCTGTAGACTGGTATGAGTTTAGTGAACATACTTGGAATCCAATGCCTCAAGCTCTTCAACTCAAAACACTTATCACAGACGATCTTGCCAAAAAAGTAGATTCTGCTCGCTATAGTCTCAAAGCACCTGATATTAATGATCCTGACTATAACGATAAAATGGAGAAATATCATGAAAATGTTGGAAAATTCCTAAAACTTCAACAAAATCTATTCAATGCTAACTTTAAAGATAGCGTTATGAAAGAGGCTGTTCAACTGTTCTATGATCAGGAATTCTACAAGAAAATCAATCAAAATCCATATTTGATTGGTTGCGCAAATGGGATTCTAAACCTTCGTGATCCAGTATTTGACGAGGCTGGTCAGCCCATTCGCTATAAACCAACTATTAGCAATGGAACAGCATCTGACTACGTAACGCTTAAAATCGGCGTGACACCTGATGGAAAAGACGCGATTGAATACAAACCCTATGATCCCAGCGATCCTGTCCAACAAGATATTATGACTTTCTTCACAAAACTCTTTCCTGATCCTGAACTCCGCGAGTATGTTCTAACTCTTATGGCGGGTTGTCTTGAAGGCTCCAATAAAGAACAGTGCTTCTATATTATGACCGGTTCAGGTGGTAATGGTAAATCCAAGTTTGTAGAACTCATGACCAGTGTTCTAGGACAATATGCGGGTTCACTTTCTGCAACTGCTCTGACTCGTAAGCGCCCAGATTCTCAGAGTGCCAATCCAGATATTATGAGTATTAAGAGTTGTCGCTTTATTGAAATGAAAGAACCTGATGAGGGAGAACCTCTAAATACTGCGCGTATGAAGCAGTTTAGTGGTGAAGATTTTGTTGAAGCCAGAGGTCTCTTTAAAGATCAGGAACGTTTCAAGATTACTGGTAAAATCTTTCTAGCCTGTAATCGTATGCCACCCATCCATAGCATGGATGGAGGAACTTGGCGTCGTATCCGTGTAATTCCCTTTGACAGTCGCTTTGTTCCTGCTACGGATCCTATGGTCAATCCTGATCGTCATATTTATCCTCGTGATGATATGCTAGATGAACGTATTAAGAGCTGGCGCGTTCCCTTCTTCAGTCTTCTTGTTCATTACTATGAAACAAAATACTGTCCACATGGTATCAAAAATGTTCCTGCGATTGTCATGCAGGCTTCTGAAAATTACAAGGGTAGTTATGATAGTTTTGGAAAGTTTATTGTATCACGTGTAAGGCGTGAAATTGGTTGTGATATGCCACCCACCTTCAAAACGCTGTGGAATACATATAAGCTCTGGCATCAAGATCAAAGTGGAAGAATTCTTAAAGAAAATGAATTCAAAATCCGTCTTAATGAAGTGTATCAAGCTCCTGCAGACGGTAAAACATATCTACACCTTCGCGTGTTTAATAGTGATGAAGAAACTGAAGAGTATGATAAAAGTCTAGCAGAACAGAATGAAGAATAGATATATACAGTTACATAGGAATGTATTCATAAAAAAATTCTGTTTTTTTGCTTAAAGGAATATTTATTTAATTAGAAAATGGAAAATATAAGATTTATTATAAAAGACTATGATAAGGAGGCGTTAGGACCTGGAAATATTATTAAATGTTTAATTAGTGCACTTAGTGTAAATGAAGATACAGTCGTCCAAAGTTATAATCAGTATAGTTTAGGTCTATATGATACAGTTTTAGATGATAAATTTATTTATAAAGGTCAAACAGATAAGGAACTAGAGAGAGTCGAAACATGTCGTCTATTAATTTTAAGATCTGAAGAAGAATTTCAAGAGGACCTTCCAGCGCATGAAAATTGGCTTGGGGGTTTAAATAATCCTAAATTTCATCATCTTTTTTCATTCTGTAGACGAATAGATTCTAGATTTGAACCCGAAAAAATACATCCTATAGTTCGTGATAGAATATTTGGTGTAATTGATAAAATACTATTCAAACCTATTATCTATGAAAAAGTAGAGAAACTAAGTGAATCGTTTCAAACAAATATAACCTTGGCTATTTCTATACGAACATGGAAAGCAAATCATGAAACTGATATTCACAGACAATATGATTTTAATATCTATAAAGATAAAATTCTTGAGGTATTAAATCAACATAAAGAAATAAATAAAATAGTCGTATCAATTGATAATCATAATTATTTACAAGACTATATAACATTTTTTGAAGAACATAAACTAGATTATATTCTTTTAACAAAAGATGATGATATGAATGATCTTCAGTATTCTATAGTCAAAGCTCTTACTATGGCAAAATGTAAGTATTGTATTGGAAACAGGCTAAGCACATATATTGAACTTATATATTGGTTTAGTAGATTGAAAGTCAATATGTATACAGTTTATTAGTGCAACTTCATTTATGTATTTTTAAAATTAATATTTTATACAGATATTAATTTTAATATATAATTTCAAGATTCTATGCTACATTATACATAAGCGCATACAAACAAATTGTGACAAGAAGCATTAGAAGTAAAGTAAATAGTCCTGATTTCCAACTACCTCCTGGAGATAGCCATCTGACTGCAACGAGTGTTAGGATCATGATGAGCCAAGCAAACCAAAACAATAATAATGTGCCATCTTGAAGACTAGGGGCTAATTCAGGTTTTGGTGTTCCGTTCATAATATCATCTAAAAATTCACGATCAATACCCTCAACCTGTGCACGAAGATTTTTAATCTCGGCTTGAAGTGTATCTTTTTTCTTTTGCAGAGTATTTAATTGTCCATTTGCCTCCGCCCCTGTTGCCCCCGCCATATCTGCCATAACTGAAATGGAATTTCCAGAGACTACTAAATTATCAAATTGTGATCTTAACATATCAAACGATGTGTTGAAAGTGTCAATGGAAGGACTAAAAAAATTATTGGCTCTTGCTGTGTCTTGAACAGTTCTGCAGGATTTTATATAATTATCAAACGTATTCGTTTGAGAAGTTCCAAGTGTGCATTGCGCATCTGTTAAATTTTTAGACCCGCTCATGTAGTCTCTCTTCTCAGACTTTAGAAAGCTTCTTTCATTTTATTTTACTACGCAGGAGCATTTACGGTTCCTGTCAAGCGATTTGATAGTGTTGCAAGATTATTTCTTACATTACCAAATGCTTTTTGCGAATCATCTGCAAAATTGCCAGTTCTCGCTCTTAGTTGTTCCATACCTTGTTCGTATTGGGCACCAAGACTTGAAGCTAAATCACCACCCCTCTTCAATAAATCAGAACTAGCTCCATCTAGACCGGGGCAGGTGGGGGCGGGGGGCGGGCGACCCATGCCAGGGAAACGACGCTGATTCCAGAAGCGGAAGTCGCGAGACTTGGACGTGTATTGATATCTTACAACAAAGGTTAGCACCAAAGCTACCAGCAATAAAAAGCTAATCATACTAAATACTGTTACAGGTATATAACCCAAACGTGTCATGTATAGTAATGGCGCAACAATCATTAAAGCAATAAATGTCAATTGCATAACAAATAGAGTATCCATTTTGTTTCCAGCAGTCCACTCGTTAATTTCAAATTGACGTTTGGCAATTTGACTATCATACATCGCAGCTTCCGCCTCTGTTTTTGCACTATCGAACAGTGACAATTGTGCATTATCTAAATCTTTATTACGAACATAATAATAACTTATATTCTTTATAGTATCGCCCGCTCGTATCATATCGCCGTGAACCTTTTCAAAATTGTCGGAATGTTCCTTGGTGACCTTATCGTATAAATCAGCCTTGCGACTACTGATAAACTGTGTCAATTTAGCAGGGTCGCCCTTTAAATCACGAATAGCATTTGCCATCTGGACATCTTGTAATGTCAAAATGTCGCTTATGTTTCGATCCATGTCTTCTCTATTTCTAACATTTAAATTCAGTAACCTAAATTAAAATGTTCTTAATGTATAACTTTCATCACATCAAATTATGAACGCGAAATATAAAAAATCATAGCAATTGCTGTTACATTTAGTATTCCATAGAGTGTCAATAAATTTTGGTTTGCCTTATTTTTCTCGGTCGTATAGCTTACCATTCTCTTGTGGAGATCTGAAGCAGCTGTCTCGCGCGTCAAAATGTCTCTTTGTTCCATCAATTGTTTGCGTCTCTCTTGTAAATTTTTATTGATATTATTAATATCTGCATCATAAATGTTTGCCTGAGAATATCTTAGCTGAGCAATTCCATTACCAATTTGTGTTAAAAGTGTCACCTTTTGATTTAACTGTAATGCCTTATTCAACTTATCTTGAACTGTTGCTTCGGGCTGACCGCGCAAACTGTTATCGGCCAATGATTGTAAAAATCTATCCAAAGCAGCGAAATATCTGCGCTCATAAAAACAATATTCTTGCTTTATTGTTTCATACACCTTATTTTCCTTTCTTACAAATTCCTGCAAAGGAACTTTGGTATCGGGAGAGTCAAACGGCGTTGGTTGTAATTCATCAAGTTTAGGAAGTCTTGGTATCTTGGCTAATTCATTCTGTAATTTGTTTACATAGGATCCTACCCAAGCCTGATCGGCTAAACCGTTTGGCATGGGGGGTAATCCCTCAGGTAAAAATCCACCATCAAATCTTTCATTGAGTTCTGCATCAGTTAGTGCTGGCACTGATCCGTTACCTCCGCAAAAAAGACTCATATCTTCTAATCCCTATAAGAATTCATGATTTTATTTAAGGGTTTTGCCTAATTTTCCACTCATTGCCAATACTAATGCGACTCCGAAAACTAATGCAGCTCCTCCTGCAGCCGAATAGAATCTTGAATTTGTAAAGAGCGACATGACTCCTCCAGTATTATATTCTGGTAAACTTGAAGCATATCCAGCAGGAGTGCTGAAAAACTCGCGTAGCATGAGTCCACTCAAAAATAATAACAAGAATCCAAATCCTAGTAAAAATGGTATACTTATTTTATTTAATGGTTTTGTAAACCCCATTTGTGAGCTGAATCCTTGATAGAAACTAATTTCTTGTCTGGGTTTTTCAACATTGTCCTGTCGGGTTTTTGAAACATCATAATCGTGTTTTAGTCCATTTAACTCTTTTTCTAAACTTATAATGTCATTGCGTAATTGTCCAACTTGTCGGAGTTTATTTTTTACATCATCATCTCCCGCCATATTACGAATTTCTTTTGACATTCTTGTATTGATATCATTATATGATTTCATTCCATTGGTTAACCACGTAAAAACTGTCTGTGCTTCATTATAATCCGCATTTACATCCGGGTTTACTGAAATTCCAGCGCGATTTACATATCTTTGAATTGCTAAATTCATTTTTTGAACTTCCGTAGTCACCTTGGATGATTGATAGACCCTATCCAAATTTTGTTTTTCATCTAAGTATTTTAATTTCGACTTTTCCCAGGCCTGCATGTTCTGGGCTTCCTATCTAGAATTTATACTCCCTATGGAGCACAAATACGATATTTTACATAATGTCCCGCGCTCGGTGAAATAGAGGTAATCTTCACAATATCCATTGGAACTAGACCCAAACATCTTGCAGCCATATCCGCATGGAATTTAATAATCGGCAATTGACTAAAGCTACGGATGTACCATTCTTTCTTAAGTGCTTCATGATCTTTAGGATCTACTATCTCAAATTTGGGCTGTAGAATATGGTCAAGAGGATTCATCACCAATCTTACCAAAGGAAAGAACTGAATACGAAATTTATACTTATTCCAGGCCTCTAGAGCACCCCTATCATAAGGAGAATCCTTATCATCACTTGTATCCTTTCCCGCATATAATACAATTACCTCGGTTGTTGCAGGATCAATATTATAAAGTTTCTGAGCAGTTCTCGCCTTTGTCTCGGATTCAGGGGGATCATTTAACATACGATTAATATACTCCATATTGCCAACACTTGTTTTAATGTTTGTAAAAGCATACTCTACAATCGCCCGTTTTGCTGGCTCTTTTGTATGCTCAAATGTCATTCGCAGAGCTTCGGGATCATTCACTTTTCTTAAAAGTTCTTCCCCCGTTAGCTTTAGCATTTCGGGCCCTAGCATTTTTTTATACGGCGCAGTATCATAACCACGCCTTTCAAGCAAATTCAAAATCGTAATACGAGATTGAATCAGAACATGTTCAAGCGATGTATTTTCCATTATTACTCTACTGTTGTATTACTTGTTTAGATCAGATATTCTCCGTCAATTTTAACCAATTATCCCATTTTTATAACTTTTATAGGTGCCGTTTGTGTATGTTCTTCTTGACCACCTTCTTGTTTTGGTGCTGTTGGAAAAACGGGGCGCCTCACACGGGGCTTACTTGAAGGGGGTGGTGGGGGCATGGATACTAATGGCGCAGTCGCGTCTCTAGGAACCTCCAATCCAATATCTGCCAATGCTTGCTTATCCGTTGAAACATTGATGATAGGAACTCCTTGATCAGTTGTAGCTACAACAGCTCCTTCAGTTGATGCGCCTGGCAATACAACAGGTGCGCCCATATTCACACTTGGAATAGAAAGATTCTTTGAAATAGCTACAACACCTGGTGCAATTGATCCTGGTTCTAATTGAACCTCAGTGCCTGCCGTGTTGAGTGTCTGGCCTATTCCTGGCCCCGCTAAAACAGGTATAACCTGCTCCGATGGAATCGCCGTGGCGCCCACTGCCATCATCTGATTATTCGTTGCTGGTATAGACTGTCCAGTAGCATCTATTCCAGTTTCACTAGGGGTGCCCATTGTATTGATTTGATTCTGTTGTATAAAGTTTTGCTTTGCCTCCTCTTGGAGTAATTCTAACTCCTTTTGAACATCATATGCAGTAGGCAGAATCTTATTTTCTTTCTTTGGTGGCACATATGTATCTGGTTCCTGAATTACCATCTGTGGTAGAGGTTGCGACACAATATTTATATTCACATTTGTTAACTGATTGAGACTATCTAGACCTTTCATTCTTGTCACATCCTTTGTTGTTAATACTCGTAAACCAATATTCTCAAATGCATTTAACTCTTGCATCAATAACTTTGTAGCATATGGCATCTCAACTTTGCTAAAAGAAACTGAGCTTCTCTTTGTCGGTGGAATAGGTGCCAGATTCTCAGCTGTTTCACCAGAAAATTGTATTGGGCCATCACATAATGGACACAGAAAGAAGTTTGTATTTTCATTATACAAGGGTATTGTTCCACAACCATTGCAGAAATAAAAACTATCCCCATCACTGCGTCCCATCATAGACTCATTCATAAATTCAGTCACTCCGTGTGCCACAATTGCGTCACGTTCCATTTCACCAATCTTTAATCCTCCCTCATTACCACGCCCGCCTGTTGGCTGATGGGTTCTTTGTTCTTTTCTTCCTGTTCCACGAGCATTCCACTTATCCTCCGTCATGTGCTTCAAACGCATACCATAGACAACGCCCATAAAAATATCGGCCGTCATTTGCTCTCCTGTCATTCCATTATATAGAACTTGATTACACATGCGGTTGAGTCCTAGGCTCTCTAGAATGTCTCCCAGAAGCTTGTGAGGCGACCCATCATTCATAAATGCTGTGCAATTGCCGATCGCACCGAGCTCGGCCGATACATTTCCCAAAATCATCTCTAGGATTTGTCCTATCGTCATACGTGATGGAATCGCGGTTGGGTTCATAATCATATCTGGAACAATTCCATCTGCCGTGCGAGGCATATCATGTCCTCTGTATAAAACATTAATTGTTCCCTTCTGACCGTGGCGATTTGAAAACTTGTCTCCTAATACTGGCGTTCTATCTTGTGCTACACGTATCTTGATTAACTTCAAGCCTGCATTATTGACAGTGATTATAACCTTTTCAACTCTACCTCTTGTCCAAACTTGAGGCGTCAAACTATTATCTTTTACATCGCCTGACCCCGTAACCATATAACATCCTACTAAAACCGTGTTCTGATCCACAAAGGCTCCCTCTTTAATAATTCCATCATCATCTAATTTATTATAATCTAAATTACTCTTCAGCTCCAACCAATTAGGTATATTCTTGGGATTTCCAATTCGTATTTTAGTATGGGCCTTTTCATCATCCGCTTCAAATACCTCATAGGATCTATAATTTATGCTTCTAAACTGCCCTCTTGCGAGCGCATCAGCATTCATAATGATTCCATCTTCTTGGTTATATCCTCCATACATTCCCATAGCTAAAATTACATTTTGACCGTAGCTCATCTTTCCATTTCCAACATAATTTTGATATATTGTTCTACATATAGGGTCCTGTCCATAACATAGGATATTCGCAGTATTATCAAAACGATTTGCAAAATTAGTTGCATACAAACTCAAGCCTTGTTTACTCTGAGATGCGGACAGTTGATTACGGGGGCTCTGATTGTGATTGGGATAGGGAATCATATTTCCCAATAAGCCCAAAATTGTGCTTGGGTGAACTTCCATATGGGTTGTCTGTTTAATTACGTGCTCTGGGTAATTCGCAAGCAATGCTTCATTTTGCTCATATGGATCTAGATACTCAATAAGTGCAAGTTTATCTGCCTCCTTTTCAAAGAAGGTAATATATTCATCTAGACTTTTAACAGAGCTCTCGGCCAACGGATCTGTAAATTCACGCGATCCTATCGATGTCTTCTCGCGAAGAAGACCAACGACATAATCACGCCATGTTTTTCTTTGAAAAGCTGTTGGATTTGGCAATTTACCCTGCTCTGGGCAAATAATCAATGGTCTAAGGGGGCGACCATCATCCATAAAAATAAACATTCTACGCTCCAATATATTGTAACCAGAACTGGACAGAGGGGGTAGGAAACCTGATCTCTTAAAATATCTTAATACTCTCGTTAGTAGTGCCGCTTTACCAGTATATCCTATAATTCCAGAGTTCAAATAAACGGGTATCATTTGTGTAATTAATTCAGGTGTCAAATATTCACATGGAACAACACTACCTCTTGTATATAACCAAGTGAGTAGGCCATCCGTGGAAGCGTTTGTGCTTATAGCGGTCATAATGCTGAGATTTTTAGTAACACCAATGTGCGATCCACTTGGTGTTTCAGATGTGCAAAAATATCCGTATTGACTACCATCCAGGAAACGAGGATTTTTCAGTTTTAATCCAGTATCAAAATGGAGAACAACACGACGAAGGTGACTAGTAAAATCCAGGAAACTGAGCCTACTTAATTCTTGTAAAATTCCAGCCTCCTCCTTGGCAATTCCAGTTTTCCATTTGCCCTTAAATCCAGCCATTATTCCAGCTTTCAAAAATTCAGTCTGGAAAATCTTACGACGATTGGACTCTGCAAAAATCTTCACAAAATTATCGCCTGTATAAACAGACTCGTTATAGGCAAACATTTCATCTACTTGTGATTTTACAGCCTTAGTATACTCCTTATAAAGATTCTGGAATAGCATTTGACATAAAAACCCACTTGTTAAAAGTCTCTGATATCTACAGTCATCACGAGTTGGTGGACTATCTAACTTTTTCACTACGCGCAAAATCTTACGAACACAATCTGCCAAAAAGTGCGCGCGAGCACCAGGTAAATCAGCTACGTGACCAAACATTTGATTATGTAGAATATCCAACACGTGATACACACTAAACCCTTTTGTTAATGATTTTATATACTGAATTGCTGAAAAAGTATCCATAAATGGTGCCGCCGCATTTATAGATGGAATCAACAAATCTGCCAAAAGTTTTGTTTCAGGGCTATTGGAATCTGGGAAAATTAAACGAATAATTTCTCCATCGCTTTGGTATCCTAAAGCGCGGAATAATACAAAAATTGGCAAAGGTTTCAATACAAACGGTATAGCAACTTCTAAAACAGATGGTTTGTAGATAGGCTCCTTCATTCCATAACGAATCGCCTCACGAGTCCAATAAAATGTTACACGCTTAACATCGCGGGTAACTGGATTCAAAGACTGTATACTACAATAGTATTGAACATTTGGATCTGCTACATTATTTTGTTCTGTAATCCATAAAGTATTAAACGCACCCTCTTGGCGTGTTACTAGAATTTTTTCAGAACCATCTATAATAAAATATCCCCCCTGATCCTGAGGACACTCACCCATTTCTTTGAGCAGAGTAGCAGGTTTTCCATGTAACATACAATAACTACTGTGAAGCATCAATGGAAAACTACAAAGTGTCATTTTGGGTAACTGTAAACTTACAACTTTTTCTCCTGATGGAAATTCTTCCGTTGGTGGTATACGGATTGTTATGCGAATAAAAATATTTGTTTCTATTTGAATTCCATATGTCAAATTACGCAAACGAGCCTCATTTGGATATAGGACACGAACTTCTTTTCCTTGCTGTAAAACTGCAGTGGGTGTTCCAATAAATATTTCAGAACCTTCCTCTCCGCCAATAAAAATTTCACACTTATAGGTCCAATCTGTTTTCCCAGCCTCGCGTTCATGTTTGTGATTTTTAAGTATAATAATTGGATTGTGGGCACGAATAATATTTGGCAAATCCCGCTGTAAAAACTGATCATAACTCTCAATATGATGGCGCGTTAGTGGATTAAATTGAGTTGTAAAATATTGGTGAATTAAATTGGATGCAATTGCTCTCGCTTGTGTTCCATTCATCAATTGCTCAAATACCTCTGGTGCTTCTGGTTCTTTTGTTGCTGTGGGAATTGCGAGAGGCATTGGTTGAGGCGGGGGCATGGCTGAATTTTCAGCAACTTGTTCTGAATTTTCAGAAAATGATGCTGAATTTTCTTGTCCAGCCTCTTCAGTATTTCCAGCTAATTCCATTGAATTTTCACCTATTTGAGCTGAATTGTCACCTTCGTTAGCTGAATTTGAATAATTTTCACCATTATCAGGACTAGAAACATTTTCAGCACCTTCTTTCACAACTTGAACAGGTTGTAATTGTATGCCCTCTTCTGTATTTTCTCTGCTATAAGGGTCGGGCTCCATCTACTAAACCTAATCATTCTCGTTGAAACATTTTTAGACGAACGAGCATTTTAGAATGTTCGTTTGTCATAGCCACGGAACTTTTATTCATTTATAAAATGAAAAAGAAAGATTATTTATCATAAAATTGTTACTTGCCTAATTGGGACATGCTTACATCTCTTGTTAGATCGCGATTGTATACATCACTTGTCAGAATCGTTGTTCTTCCAGAGGGACTCTGTTGATATCTGAAAGCTGTATCATAAGAGTTTGGTCCGGGACCTAGAGGCTGTCCTTTCCAGCTTGTCTGCGCGTCATTTCCTACAGTAGGAGGATTCTGAGCTGTAAATGGTCTCTGGCCTAAAGCACTTACAAAATTCTGCAAGTTACCAAAAATGCCACCACCATTCATCTTATTACTTCCAGTATTTGCATAAGGTAGAACACCTGTTTGCTTTCCACAATCAGCTTGTATAGCTGGCTCTGGATTGAAAAATCCAGAATCTACATACTTTAGGAAGTTACCATAAGGCAAGTCGGTGCCAGGTCTAGTTTCATAAGCCATAGGAGCACCAGTTAACAATGTGCTTTGAGCACCACCTCTGAGCTTTCTTGTGTGGCCTAACTTCTTCATAGTTACCTTTGTGCACTTCAAATGTGTCAAATATTGCTCCGCCGCCTTCTGAGGTAAAGTCTTGCCAAATGTCTTTTTCCACTCGGAGGCAAACTCGCGTGCCTTTTCTTTGGTAACATTTCCACCTCCAGACTTTAACAGTTTCTCAGAGTAAACGCGAATGTGATCCAAAGCCTTGCGAAGATCTGGTATAGTCATCGTTGAGATAGTTTTACTTCTTGTAGAACGTCTTTTCTGTGTCCTACCACGTGCCATTTTCTACTTTCTATCCTAGAAAACACTGTGGCTAAAAGTTTCGTGAATTATTTGGCTTTTTGAATAAATTAGCTGGAGTCTTTAAAATATTTCCCAAATTCTGAAGAATTCCCTTGTTATTCTTAGGAGGAGAAGTTAATCCAACAGCACTACTCAAGTTCGCCACTGCATTTTTTGCGCTTGTAATAGCATCATTTGTAGCTGAAACAACCTCTTGTGCATTTGGAACAGGAACGTTAGAAGCCGGAAGGGCAGAGGCTCCACGTGTTGTAAACAAAAATCCAATATAAGATAATATCATTATTATTAATGCAGCTATAATCACAAAGGGTGCGTATCTCTTGATACGATCTTGCCATGTGCTATACCGCCATTCGGATGAAAAAATTCTGATGTGGCTTTGAACACCATATGCCAGTAACAACAAAGATAATACGGCCAACACAGGGGCGCCGATACGGGGTATTACCAAAAATACAATTAAACCTATTATTAATAACGCAGCTATTCCAGGTAGAAATAGTTCCATCTACTCTCTATTCTATCTTTCAAATCTTCTCAATCAAATCACGATGCGTCAAAAGCGTTTTACGGCAACAATATCTCGTTATTCCAAGTTCATCACAGACTTTTCTTTCTGGGGTGTCGGGTTTAGAAGTTCCATCAATCAATACTGGTCCACTGCCAAAGCCCTTATCTTTAAATTCAGGTTGCTGGCGATAATATGTTACTTTCTGTTCATAATACCTCCATTTGTCTGCCAATACAAATCCACAATTAAAACAACGCATCGGAATAATCATTTTAGGTTCTGTGCTCTAATCTACCAGATGTCTTGCGATCAATTTTTTAAATCTAATAAGCGCATTGTCTTTGCGCGTTCAAAAGGCTGTGATTCGTTTCCGAAAACACTCTAGAAAGATATGACGTCTGTATTAAATGTTGGTGTTATGCCTAACAATCCCGTCGGAATACAAATTCGTCGTTTAGAAACTGCTTTGGAAGCCGAGAGAAAGGATAAACAAATGCTTCTCCTAGCGCTAGAGACAAAGGCCCCAGAAGTATTTGCTGAATATGTTCGTATGAAGGAGGAATCGGAGGAACGTGCCGCCGCCGCAACCCGCGCCCAACAACAATCACAGCCTTCACGTTTCCAACCATTTAATCCCCCCAACAGGACCACTAATAACCGTTTTTAAGCTAACCGCCAGTATACAATATAGTTTTAAAATAATAAAATATTGTAAAACTATAAACACAACTAATTTTCTGTAAAATTAAGCTGTATTGGAAGCAATTGTAAACCCACAAATTTCAGCAACTTTATTGATAATATACTGATCATCATTATTCCATGCTAAATAATCATCTCCCTCAAGCTTTACAATTTGACTATCCCTCGGGCTTCCCGAAGCATCTAGCATTAATACAAGAAGTGTCACGCTATTAAATAAATCTAGGCTACGAACTTGAACACGAAACCCAGTAATTTGATATGTCGTCGTCTTATCCTGAGGAACAATATTCGCTTCAACTCTCGACATTTTGTATTCTATTTCGGGGTTAATAAAAAATTATTTATTTTTAAATTCCTGAGTTGGGTTTCAGTTATAATAATATCATGTTCTGTTTTGATCTTATAACAATAAAGCTTCAAGGATAATCCTGGGAATTTGAGAACAATATCTTTCATAAGGTTAATTTGTTCTTCATTAAATATTTTTCTTGTTTTTTTTATATTCGGGGTATTTTCTTCTTTATGAGCAAACTTTGATAAATCAATAATCTCGCGCTTAGGACCTTCACTTGTATCATATACATTACCAATATATAAACTGCCACCATGGTGCTTATCATGACATTCAGTGCATAATACAGCTAAATTCCGTATATGATGCAAGTCTGTCCCATCTTGGTTCCTTCCATGTATGGCATCAGATCGCTGTTCAATATGATGAACTTCTAAATCACTACAAGACTTTCCACAAGATGAGCATGCGCGTCTTTTGATATCAGAGTTCCATTCTGATTTTTTAGAATCTTCTACAGAAATTTCTCCAATTAATTTACGTCGAAGTTGAAACGCAGAATCTACCATCTCCCTCGGCAAATGAAGAGCTTTTGCCACTTCTAAACCATACACTGTTAATCCAGGCCCTTCTCGTAAAGACCTATGATAAATTAAAATATCCTTTATGGGATTGTATTCTACATGTAAATGATATACTCGTAGTTCAGGGAGACTAGTAATTTCATTAAGTTTCATTAGATCATGTAAATGTGTTGCTAAAACGCAACGAGAACCTGCTCTATGTAAATACTGAATTCCCGCTGCTACAATTGACGTCCCTGAAATCGACTCCGTTCCAGCACATAATTCATCTCCCAGAACTAAAGTCTGATCATCTGCCACTGCCAAAATCTCACGAAGTTCTGACATTTCCACAGCAAAACTTGATAGGCCCGCCCATAAATTATCCTGATTTAAAATGCGTGTTGCCAATTTATGAAATGGTCTTAGAACCATTTCAGTTGCTGGAACATATGATCCCACTTGAGCTAATAACGTTGCCAACCCAATAGCCTTCATCAATGATGATTTTCCACTCGCATTCATCCCATATAAGAGCCAAATTTGTCCTGAATCTGAATATCCTAAACTAATATTATGTGTGACATATTTACTTTGACGTTTTTGAACTTCAATAAGAGGGTGCCGTAGATTCTGAATCTTTACACGACTAGGGCCCTCCGTTGTCTCAATTATTGGTTTGATCCAACCATGCCTTTTTGCAGTCCTTGCCATTGATAGAGCTAAATCGATTGCTAATACCCAATCTTCAATACCTTGCCACATATGTCTTGTTTCATTTATATACATCAAACATACAATAGGCAACTCAACGATCTGACAACGTGAAAAAAGTCCCTTTGCTGAATCCAATTCATTCTGAAATGTTTCCAAGCGAGGATGTTCAATACGACCTGCGCTCGTTAGACTCTTAAATGAAATTTGTTCATATTCAGGTCTTGGATTTTGCTTTAGACTTTTCTCAATGACTTTCATAACTGTTTTTGATACATGAACACAAAACATATTCTTGTCTGTTGGTCTATAATAAACTGAATTTTCTGAAACACCACAATGCGTAATTAAACCCTGTAAAAAATCAGTTGCCTTCCCATAAATTTCTGTAATTTTTTTTTCTGCATCAGCTGTTTTTTTTGCCACCGAATCCAGCATACATCCTAACTCACCCTCCTTCTCCTGCGCTTTCATCGCCTTTGAAATATCAAATAATTCTGAAAAGGACTTTCTACAATGCTGTAAATATTTCTGAACGATTTCTGTATTTTCAAAAGGACTTGACTCTAATCTTTGAAGTAATAAATCTATACTTTGATAAGACTGGTTTAACTGAATTATATCTGAAGGCCTAATAGATGCCCTTAAAAATCCTCTATGTAAACGAGATAGATCATATATTCCTGATAAAATAACCTCTATATCTTTTTGTAATTCAGCTGACTGTAAAATCCACTCCACCTCTTGCTGTCTTCTTAAAATAATTTTACTATCGGCTACAGGTGAACATAAGCGCGAAGTTAAGCTACGCTTTCCCATAGGTGTTGTTGGTGGCGTAAAAAGATCTTCTACACAATTCTGACCTGTTGTTCCTACTAAATTCAGTTGTGTCAGAGCATTATTAATAATTTGAAGACTCTGTGCAGGATGCCAGAGCATAGGGGGCTGTAAACAATCTGCCAACTTTGATACATGATCGTCCGCAAAACGTAGAAGACATACTAGTGCCCGTTCTTGTAAACTACTTCCATCCTCCACACAACGTAACCATACACGCAATGGTAAACTAGTCTTTGGCTGAAAATGATCCCTCAAATATTGTTCGCGTGTTACTGAATTTTCAAATGAACCTTGAAGTTCCTTTCTTGCGTCGCGGATATGAATGGGGGCCTTGGGTATATAAAATGTGCGACGGAGTTCATCCTCTTCTAGATTTAACTGAAATCCACGAATAAATAATAGAAGTTCTTTAGGGGGGTAGACTTGAAAAAAATGTCTCAAATCATCCGTGTGCCAAACATCCGATTTACCTGTAGCTTTTCCCTCGTATAAAAAAACTTGCCCCGTTGTTAAATCGGCCGTCGCTACACCAAATCGCGGGGCATCCATACAATCTGTTTCAAGCCATACAGATGATAAGAAAAATGACTTATTACTCTCAGCAGATTCTATATGTGTTCCCGCACTGAGGACTTTTACAACCTCTCGCCCTTTAATATTGCCAAGAGTATTTCGCACTTCATCTATCACTACAACTGTCCATCCTTGTTCTGTCAAACGCCCTGCCCATTTATCCAAAGCCAATACAGGAACACCCCCATAATACCCAGTCATTCCTCCAGGAGCATCTTCAGGATATGTATGAATTTGTAAAGATAACATGTCCATTACCTCCCAACCACTATTCAATTGATTTTTTGTCACAGGATCTTGTTGGCCATAAATTTCGTAAAAGGAGCCTTTTTGTAAAAACACACAAACTTTTCCATAATTTTGTGCGTATTTTTCATAAGTTTCTTGATAAAGTTTATAAAAATCGTGACTGTGAACCATATAGGTATCGCTTCTTATAAACTACGCTGAAAAACTTTAGGCGGTTGGGTGGGCACTCTTATAATCCTTTCTTTGTAATTAGTAGATCTGCATACATATTTCTCAACATTCCTTCAGGGGCTTTAGAACCTTTTTTAATAATACCAGCTGATTCTAGGCGACTACGAACATCGCTTATAGGCGTATTCATTGCTGTTTTTCTGGCTTTCTTTGCTTTGGCCAGACGACTTGTGACACCCTTTACGCGCAAATGAATCTTGCGCGCCTTTCTTGTGCCACCCAACATAGTTGGTGGTTTCTCTGCTGTTCCAGCAACAGCTTCAGAACCGCCACGCATCTTCTTGGCTTTCAGAGCAATGCGTGTTTTACGCTTTGGTGGTGCCAAGACGACGCGCCCCCCGCCAACTGGTGCAGGTTGTTCGGGACTTATACCAGAAATGACTGGCGTAGGAGGAGGAGCTCCAGGTAAAGTGGGTGCGCGACTTGCAGAGAGACTAATTGTGCCCGCTATGCCATCTCCACCCTTGTGCTTCTTGCCACCAAATTGCTGAGACTTATCTGGGCCGAAATTATTCTGTAAAACATTTGCCACTTGTGAACGGAACTCATCTTGGAATCTTTGTGTATTCATAGGCCCTCCCATCTGTGGCACGGAAGCCACTTGAAGTAATCCACCAGTATTATCACCGCCTTGTTGAATCTTATTTGGTCCAAAATTTGCAGCCAAGATGTCTTTAACTTGAGCGGTAAATTGTTGCCCATAAGCCTGCGAGTCAACGGGAGGTGTCTTTTGAGCAACAACTTGCATTAAGGCGCCAGAATTGTCACCCCCGCGCATTGTTCTTGTAGAAGCCAATTGCATTAAAGCACCAGAATTATCGCCCCCGCGGTAAACACGTGTGGATGCCAATTGTTGGAGAGCACCAGAATTATCACCACCATCTTGACGATTTTTTCTTGTTGTATTGCGTCTTCCACGAGGCTTTCTTAGAGCCTCACCTGAAACTTTTACTTCCTTCACGTCGGACATAGTATTCCACTCTATTCTATCTAAAGATATATTAAACTCGCCATCCAGTTTAAAGTTTGGGCTATTATAACATTATAGTATGTCGAACTTTGACTTTGAAGATATTAATCTTGTGCCCAAACTCTGTATCGTAGATTCACGATCAGAATGTTCAACCGATATGGTTCTGGGCAAATACACTTTTCGGTTGCCTGTTGTTCCCGCAAATATGGAGTGCGTTATTGATCAGGAAGTTGCTATTAAACTGGCGTCCCACAGATATTTTTACATTTATCATAGATTCAATAATGATACCGTTGAATTTTCAAAAAAGATGAAAGAACAGAGTTTACCAATTAGTATATCGCTTGGCGTAAATGAGGATTCTTATAAGATTATTGATGAACTTGTAAGACAAAATATCACTCCCGATTTTATCACTATTGATATTGCGCACGGTCATAGTATAAAAATGAAAAATATTGTATTATATATTTATAAAAAATATCCTAGTTCAACGCCCTTTATTATTGCTGGAAATGTTAGCACTGGGGATGCAGTTCGTGATCTAGAAGAATGGGGTGCAAATGCTATTAAGGCTGGTATAGGGCCTGGCAGCGCATGTTCTACATATACCATGACTGGATTTGGGAGTCGTGGAGCACAAGCTTCAACTATTTTATACTGCTCACAAGCAAAAACAAAACCTGAAACCAAAATTATTGCTGATGGCGGAATTAAAGAACCCGGTGATATTGCAAAGGCACTTGCTCTCGGTGCAGATTTTGTTATGGTAGGCGGTATGTTTTCTGGTTTATCAGATTCACCTGGTAATCTCGTAAAAGGACAAGATGGTAAGCTCTATAAAGAATTCTGGGGAAGTGCTTCTGAATTTCAATCAGGCAAGAAAGATCGTATTGAAGGAACAAAGAAACTCATTCCTGCCAAGTATCATGGATATCTAGATGAAATGAGATATATTCATCAGTCTCTTCAAAGTGCGATTAGTTATGGTGGTGGCAAAGATCTGGCTTGCCTAAAATCTGTTAAATATATTTTGAAGAAAATGCGTTAAATCATATATATTCTTAGACTTTTGTATAAAAGATATTAATGTTTACCGCCCCCGCCGTGACCTCCATGACCACCACCCCCTCCTCCACCAACACTTTTACCAGAATATCCCCAGGGTTTTATATAATTCGATCTTCCAGTAATAGGACCATAATAAGGAACATCATAATACCAATATGGTGACATCCATTGGGGCCAATAAGCATAGGATGGAGAATACGCAGTCCAATACGGCAAAGGATTTGTTTCAATTATATCAACTCTTTGAACTTCTGGTGATCTATTTTCTTGTTGAATAGGATAATATGTTGTTGATTCACGAATCGGGCCCCTAAAAATCAAAATTATTATTAGTAATATTAACAAAATTATTAATAATCTATCGATATTTTCCATTCTATTCTATGAATGTAATAAAAGTGAGGGAATTTAAGGAACTAGAAGAAATCTTGTATCGTGGGGGCGCCCCCATGGCTTAGCTATCGGGCCATAAAATGGAATATCATAGAATATTTCAGGTGGTGTATAGTTACGCCAATACGCGGGATAATTATATTTTACAAAATAAGGTAAGGGAGTTAGTGTTTCCATACCAGAAGTTTGAACTACATCAGCAGGCATTCTATAATTTACAAAAGACTCTGTTACTAACTTTTGTATAAAATATAATATTGTAATGAGTAACATAACTCCAAACACAGTCTGTAAATTGAGCATTTTCTATTTAAAGAGCAATAAATAAATATTATCTCCTAAAATACAGCCTAAACAATTAAAACATAATTAACAACAAGTATGGCGGTCCAAAAAAATTGGTCTGCCACGAACGAATCTTTCAAAGCACAACTATCTTATCCACAAATGCAACACATTTCTCATCAACACTTGCTGGACATCTATTTTAAACAATCTGAAGGGCGTCAAATTATCGCGCATCAGATTGAGAGCTTCAATGACTTTCTTGAAGTTCAGGTTCCTCTTATCATCAAACAGAGTTCGCCAATCATTGTGAGGGGTAGTCCAGAAATTCCCCTTGCGGGGCCACGTTCTGCTCTTGCCTCTGCCACTGGTCTTTCTACAAGTGCAGCAAATGCTCTTATGGGCCATGAAACTCCTGATGCGCCTGTAAATATTATTAAGGCAAACCATGAATATGAAGTTGTTATTGAATTTGAAAATGTCAGCATTCGCAAACCAACTATCTTTGAAAACAATGGCTCTATTCAACCTATGATGCCCAATGATGCCAGGCTCCGCAATCTAACATATGCATCACCGCTTTATGTAGATGTTCGTGTTAAAACAACCTTTATCGATAACACGCAAAATGGTATTAAGCAAACTAAAACACGTGTATTTCCAAATATTCATCTTGGAAAAATTCCTGTAATGGTTGGCTCAAAATACTGTCTTCTACAAGATCAGCGTTATGTGAATCCAATGGTCCTGGGAGAATGCAGTGAGGATCCTGGGGGCTATTTCATTATTCAAGGTGGCGAGCGTGTAATTATTAGTCAGGAACGTATGTCAGAAAATAGGCCATTTGTATTCCGCAATAACCGCAATTCCGCCAAAGAATGGGAAGTTGTAGAAGTCAAGGCAATCGGTCCTACAAATGAACAAGTTCCCAAAAGCAATACCGTAAAGATTGTCTATCACCCCAAAAATCCTAGCATTATGCTCCTTCGTGCTGGCATTCCACGCATCAAACAAGAAATTCCCCTATTTATTCTATTTCGCGCTCTTGGTGTAGAAAAAGATAAAGATATTCTTGAGCTGATTCTTGGTAATGATATGGATACTAGCTATAATGCAATCTTTGATGAAAGCATGCTTGAAGGTCTTGTCTGTCGCACACAGACCGAAGCAATTCAATGGATTGCACAACATATCAATTCATGGAGTATTAAGAACCAAAAACCAGTTCAAGTTCAAGATATTCTCAATGAGGAACTCTTTCCCCACGTTGGAGGTGTTGAAAAGAACTACGCAAAAGCCTGTCTACTCGCGCACATGACAAGAAAGATGCTTCTTGTAGCATTTGGTCGTATTACAAATGATGATCGTGATGGATATAGTAATAAGCGCGTTGATCTTCCAGGATTTCTCATGGCGAATCTCTTTCGAACTTACTTTAGCACAAAAATGGTCAAGGATATTAAAGCAAGTCTTGGAAAAGAGATTCACAGTGGTCCTTGGAAAGCTTCAGGAAACTTTGAGGATATTGTAAATGTGAGCAATATCTACAAGATTATTAAATCCACAATTGTTGAGCTGGGCCTACGCTCTTCCCTTGCAACGGGCAACTTTGGTTCTGCAAAGCTTGGCGGCCCCACCAAAATTGGCGTGAGTCAAGTTCTCAATCGTCTGAACTTTGCCTCTAGTATTAGCCATCTTCGTAGAACTAGCACTCCTATTGAAAAAACTGGTAAACTCATTCCCCCGCGTAAGCTTCATAACTCACAATGGGGATTTATCTGCCCCGCGGAAACTCCAGAAGGACACTCGGTGGGTGTTGTTAAAAATATGGCTACTACAGCGCTTGTAAGTATCGCAAGTGATCCCCTCATTGTAAGGGAAAAACTAAACGATATTGGAACTCTACAGTCCCTTGAAAGCACAACTGCCATTGAAAAATTTAGAGGGACGCGCGTATTCCTAAATGGTGTTTGGATTGGAACTCTCACAAGTGCTGATACTCCAAAAACAGTAGATGCACTTCGTAAAGCAAAGCGCGCAGGAATTATTCATATTCACACGAGTATCATCTGGAAAATGAATATGCGGGAACTCTGGCTAAGCACAGAACCTGGCCGTCTCCTTCGTCCTCTTCTCTATGCTCCAGCGGTTCGTGAGATTCTTTCAGATTCTTCTGGAAAACTAATTGATCAAATTCACAGTATCCAGAGTTGGGACAGTCTTCTTCTCTGGGAAAGTCCAACTGGAAAGAATCTCATTGAGTATATTGATCCTGGTGAAACTGAAGGTTGTTATATCGCTATGACACATGAAGATGCCATGAAAAAACAAGATACAACTCACGTAGAAATTCACCCCTGTGTTGTTCTAGGGACTATCGGTTCTACAATTCCTTTCCCTGATCATAATCAATCGCCACGTAATGCGTATCAAGCCGCCATGGGTAAGCAGGCCATGGGTGTTTATGCACTCAACTTTAGAGAACGATTTGATGCAATGGCCCATATTCTGTGTTATCCTACTGTCCCTCTTGTTTCGCCCTACATGAGCAAATTCTACGGCTCCCAAACGATGATGAGTGGTCAAAATATTATTGTAGCCATCGCTACATACGGCGGATATAACCAAGAAGATTCTATTATGATCAATCGTGGCTCCCTTGATCGTGGCCTTTTCAGAAGTATCTTCTACCGAACCTACAAGGACGAGGAAAAGAAAAACCAGTCATCTGGCGAAGAAGAGCGCTTCTGTAAACCTGATCCTGCTCTAACAAAACAACTTCGCCACAGCAATTATAAAAAGTTGGGCGCCGATGGGTTTGTTCCTGAAAATGTCTACGTTGATAATGAAGATATTCTAATTGGAAAGGTTGTTCCTCTGCGCGTGCCAACAGGTATGGTGCTTCCCACGGGCGCCAAACAGTTTCGCGATGTGTCGCGCACTATGCGAAATAATGAAACAGGTTGGGTTGATAAAATCTTCAAAAATAGAAACGGTGAAGGTTATAGTTTTGTAAAGATTCGTATGCGCCAAGATCGTGTTCCAGAGATTGGAGATAAGTTCTCAAGTCGTCACGGGCAAAAAGGAACGTGTGGCCTTATTGTGGATCCTGAAGATATGCCTCAAACTGCTTCTGGAATTGTTCCTGATCTTATTATCAACCCCCACTGTATTCCAAGCCGAATGACGATTGCACAACTTATGGAAACACTTCTTGGTCGTCTTGGCTGTGAAATTGGTGCACTTGGTGATGGTTCTCCATTTAATTCTCAGTGTAGTGCCGAAAAGATCAGCGCAATGCTCCGCGATGGCTATGGTCTTGAACCTCACAGCAATGAGATTCTGTATAATGGCCATAATGGAAGACAAATGGAAGTGAATATCTTTATGGGTCCAGTATTCTATCAGCGCCTTCGCCACTGTTCTGCTGATAAACTTCACAGTCGCGCATCAGGCCCGCTTGTTATGCTCACTCGCCAGCCTGCAGAAGGGCGAGCGCGTGAAGGTGGTCTTCGATTTGGTGAAATGGAACGTGATGCAGTTTGCGCACACGGTGTCGCTGAATTTACGAAAGAACGTCTTGTTGAATGTAGTGATGGGTTCCCTTGCTGGTCTTGTCGCAAGTGCGGGCTGATTGCTATTGCAAATCCCAAAGAGAATATCTGGTATTGCCGTGGTTGCTCCAATACTACCGAGTTTAGTTCTATTCAGATCCCCTATGCAAGCAAACTCTTCATTCAAGAACTAGAAAGTATGTGTATTAGCACTCGTATGATTACAGAAGGTCAACTTGTCAAACAAACAAAACTGAAAAATCAACTAACTATGTAGGTAGAGTAATACAACATACATGTATTACTTTGTATTTGATTTAGATGAAACACTTGCACAAGTTCACAGTATATTTTATTTTTTATGCGACCTTCGGCAACAGGAAATTGATCAAAATAGTCGCGCCTCACCTCTTATGTTAAGAAGTAGATTAGATTTTGCATATTGGAAATTTGTTGAATTGGTGGCAAAACAAGAGGATTCCGATGAACCCCTTGGTATTCTGCGCCCCGGAATTTTAGAAGTTATGAATCAACTCAAAAGACTAAAACGTCTAGGAATTGTGCTGAATGTTGTTATATACAGTAATAACGGAAGTCTTGCCTGTTTAAATTTCGTTCGTGATGTAATTCACACTATTATTCAGGATAATTCATTAATTTGTGATACTATTCATCGTTTTCGTGCTGGACGCGAATATGAACGGGTCGGTCTGACAAAAACATGGGGAGTGTTATCAAAACTCCTACAAACGGGGCCTTGTAGAGCACTTTCTTTGTATCCAACGCAAGTCTTCTTTTTTGATGATTTAATCCATCCTGATCTAAAATACCATCTTGGATATCAGTATATTCATGTAAAACCTTATAATTATAAAACTTCATTTGATCGTTTGGCAAATCTATACCTAGAATCACTAAAGCAATCTGGAATTCTATCTGATTATAAACTCTTAGACCGCTTTCTAAAATTTACTGGAACTCGTTGTGCTGGTAAAATAAGTCCAACAATATATGATCATCTAGAACTTTATAGAAAATGGACCTCTGCAAATACAACAAGTCTTCCGCCACCTATGGATGATTCTGTAAAAACTATGCTAGAAATTACACAGAGTCTAATACCTTATGCTCAAAATAATATTGAAGATCCGTCTACATTTCGGCCTAATCTGCTAGGTGGAAAATTCCGAAATAAAACTCGCAGAAGAAAGAATCGCAAGCAAAGAAAATCTCGCATCCAAAGCAGAAAGTCATAATGTCCGCTTCTCTTGGTATGAAACTCTTTGCTGAATTTCTAGGAACTGCCGCTCTTATGCTAAGTATATTGGCAAGTGGTGGCAATTTTCTAATTGTTGGTGCCACATTAGGCGCTGTTATGTTTCTTCTTGGTGGAATCAGTGGCGCGCCCGTAAATCCTGCAGTCAGTGCTGGTCTATACTATTCCGGCTCTTTGAATGGCACAATGTTTACTATGTATTCTATTGCTGAAATACTTGGTGGACTTGCCGCTACATATGCTTATCTCGTTGTATCCTAAATTAGAATATATACTTGAAACAAAAATTTTATAATATTAAATAAAATATTATAAAATACTGTAATAGTATCTATACTATATATTATGAACGGCTACGGTTTGTTATCATAAAAGCTACGCCAAATAAGACAATTGCTAAGAGCAGAGTAGCCTTATTTGTGTCTTCAAACTTTTCAACTGCCTTTAAAGTGCCATCGGGATTGTATATTTTTGGTGTTTCATTCCACTGTTTTTGCGTAACAAAAATGGGATTCCCCTTGGCATCCGTATCCTGAACCCATTTTGTTTGCATAGGAATTCCATTTCTGTAGGAATCAACTTTGCCAATGATCCAGGGGCTTTTTGGATCTTCTGGATCCACAACTCGCCCCAAAGGGTCTCCAACTTGAAGAGTTACTTGTTTACACTTCGGATAGACATTTCCAAATGCAGCTTGTAACAAGGGTCTGGGATCAAGTGCTTCTTTCGTATCCTCTATGATTCCAGGTGCCAATCCTCGCATAGCTGGTAAACCCATTTCTTTTATTACTCTTTGAAGACGAGTTCCTAAAGCATCGCCTTTTGGTATACCTTGGAAATATGTCCACATATTTGCACCATTGTCACATGTTAAACCCGAAGGCATAAAAAAATTAATTCCAATCGGAGTGACTGGCATTCCGCGTGTAAATCCAGATGAAGACTGACCAAAACCAATGACATCGCTATAAAATGCCATGCCCTTTGCAGCATCTATCACATCGCCAAATGATCCTCCACGTCGAACTCCAATATTTGGCGGAGGTATAACTCCCGCTGCAAAATCATATTTTGGCAAAGATGCTTCCACCTCATCTATATTTTTCGTTGGTAGAATTTGATCTCTTTTTTCATTTCCAATGATCTGTGGCATAACACTCATCCAGACTATCCTAATCTTTGCGACAAAAAATATCACTCAAAAGTAAGATGAATTATATCATTCCAATTGTTTCCATTGAAGCAATCGGCGATTGGAGTTTTACAAAATTTATATCTGAAGGTAAAAAAAATGTATTCTATAAAATACTAGGCTATATATCATATATTGGTGTTCTGGAAATGTTTCAGAAATCAATCCAAGAAAAGGGGTTGGCATGGACAAACACTGCGTGGGATGGCTTCTCGAATATTTTTACAGGCGCAGTAGCAATTCTTTATTTTAAAGAACGACCTAATTTAAAAGAATGGGCTGGAATTCTTTTGGTTATCTTGGGGCTCTTTTTACTCGGCACAGATGGGATCAAAAAATATCCCACAAAACCTTAAGCAAGTTTTCTCAATAACATTTTAACTTTTGGCTGTGAGGATGCTACTTTCTGTAATTGTTGTATAAACCATTTATTGAATTCTTTTGTCACAAAATCATCTGTTTTAAAATGTGTGTGAATACATGTTAAAACTTCTTTATCAACTAAAAGACCGCTGTGTTTCTCTTCTTTATCTCTTTTTATAGACCAGCGTTCTTTCTGTTGCTCTGGGGTTTGTGTTGCTTGAAAAAGGCGCCACCAGCCATAGTTATATTGAGGACCAAATATATACAAATGTTCAATAGGAATTCGGTGTTCTAAATCTTCCAAGGCCGCCTGCTCGAAAAATCTTGAAGTCTTACATGCTTGTTTCCATGCACTTGGAATTGTCATATCATTAGTCCATAGAAATCCCGCATTATAATGCCCAAATCTTTCTTCATCATGCTTACGAATATAATGAGGACTTAATGCTAATGTCTTTCCCTCTGGTATTTTTGGCAGTGGTGCCGTCCAAACAATATCAGCATCGCAAAATAATATACCTTTATAGCGCTCTGTATCAGGTATAGACTGCAAAGCCCACCCTAGCAAATCACATTTCTCTTGCGTAAAATCATAAAATAGATTCGGCAAGCCCATTTTACTCGGCTGAGTCTCCATTTCTTTTCTTGTTTTAAAACGATAAGGTTCTAAAGAGGTTTTAAAAAATATGTTACCCATATAGCTTTTTTTGGTTGCCATTTTGACCATCTCTGTGCAAAACATATAAATAGTCGGTAAATTCTTATTCCAAATCATTAAACTTTCAAAAAATAGTTGTAAATCATCTAGTGCTTTTTCATTTACTAATAAAGCTATTCCAGCAGGTTCCAATAAAATTGACGTATCTGTCATTCTATTTAAATGCCACGCTTCTACGTAAATGGATAACGAATTCTTTACATTCTCACAGTTATCCTGTGAAAAATCGAGTGAAGATTCACTTTTAGATGCATGGATACATTCTGAGAAAGATGAAGGATATGAAAATAAGGAGTATTTTAAAACATGTCAAACATGTGGGGCGGATGATGAAATGCTCTTACAAGATGATGTTCTAGTGTGCACTGGCTGTGGAGAAATTCTTGCAAGACCTATTGATTCATCGGCCGAATATCGGTATTTTGGAATTGAAGATCGTGGTGGCGGTGATCCAAGCCGTATTGGAGCACCTTCTGATCCTCGTCTTCCTGAAAGTAGTCTTGGAACTGTAATTCTTCCACAAGGAAACTCAAAACACATGAGTAAAGTTCGTCGCTATCATCAATGGAATATGCTACCCTACAAAGAAAGAGCACTACTTGGTGCATTTGATCGTCTTGCTCTTGCCGCAAATAACCATGGCCTCAGTCACGCAGTTATTGAAGATGCAAAAGAACTCTATGTAAAACTAAATGGATTCTGTGATAGACGTGGGCTATCAAGAGATAGTCTTCTTGCAAGTTGTGTATATACTGCTTTGAAACGTGCTGACTCACCCCGAAAGCCACAAGAAGTTGGTGCCATGTTTAGTCTAAGTCACGCTTCATTTACAAAAGCTTTCAAATTCTTTCAGGAAGTTCTTGCCCAGGCTACTCAAAAGGGTCTATTGACAGAAAGCTGGACACCAAGTAATCTTCATAGCACAAAAGCTGCAGATTATGTTGCAGTTCCTTTGAGTAAACTCCCTATTAGTCGTGCGGACTATCAGAAACTTCTTGTGGAAGCGCAGGCACTTGCTGAAAAGGCTGAAACAGAAGGAATTAGTCCAGAAAATACTCCTCCATCTCTTGCAGCAGGAGTCGTAGCTTATGTATGCGAAAGATGGAGAAAGGGCGATATTCCTCTTGCTCGCATCGCAAGTGCGTGTGATGTTAGCCTTGCAACTCTTCAAAAATGTCTAAGAAGACTTCAAGCAGTTCTTGATGCTTAAAATTAAACTAGAAAATAACTTTCTTTCCTATTACTAGGATGGGCCAAACTATTGGAAAACCCCAAATAACGCGTGAACAACTTCTTAAAAGCACAGCAAATAGTCGTGATTTTACAAATAGACTTTTTTTACTACTTATACGAAATATTACACCCGAGGATGTTCTAAGACTCTCCAGACCTCAAGAGTGTCGCAATTATATATTTATGATGGCAAGTAGTATTCAAAATCTATTTGAAAGTTTAAGAATTCGTCCTGCACGCAAAGGAGACTCTGGTGTAATTGTATATCAAAAGATTGATGATCTTCGTAAAAAACTTGGCGCTGAATCAAAGGAACTTTGTTTAATTATTGCATATTACTATATTCGTATTTTTCAAATCTTTGGAGCTTTAGCGATTTCAATTTTAGATGATCCCTCTGCTGGCCAAGTTCTTGGAGCAATTCGTTTTGCCCCCGCCGTCCAGCCCCAAAAACAACTCATTCCTGGTCGCAAAGGGCCTTTTCCCCTACCTTTTATAGGTGGCGCCAATCCGAATTTTTTCAGAGGGCCACCAAATCGTGAATTTGCGCCCTTTGCGGATATTCTAGATAATCCTGAAATTGACCCCACTTCTCGTCGTCTCGCATTTCGGTTTACAGGAACAAATATTATTCTCTTTCCTGGTCGTATGGACATTGTCACAAAAAAATACTCTCAAAATTTACGCATGAATATGGACTCTGGAAATATTCACATCTATGGAAATATTAATCTTCAAAAAATTACTCGCGAGCAACAAGAACCACGTCGTTTAAAAATTACTGTCGGTAATTTTAGAATCGTAAATCCAGCTATTGAAGCTCAGATTCTCAAAAAAATAAATAGCCAGATATTTCTCTACAAAAACCAATTTGATATTGTTTCAACCGATTTTGGCTCAAGTTATCAATTGCCAAATGGTTCCGATTTCGTTCGCCACTTGGAAGATGAATTTGATAAAGTTATACAACTAGCAAATCGTATTGAACAACAACCTGAATTAGCAATACAAGATCTTGTTGGTAAACGTGTCTTAAAACAAATAGAACGTGCCCCTGCTGTTCGTGATGATATGACTGATTATTATAGGCGGACTGGTGATTATGGAATTCCTGAAAGAAAATATGAAGGTATTTCAAGAGATGTGGTCGGTGTTCCTAAGAGTTTACAAAATGAATATATACTTCAAACATTAAAGTCTTTTGTTACATCTGATGCACGTAGTAGTCAAAAAACGGTTGGTTTTTGTGTAGCCAGAGCTTTGCAACTTCTTGATGCAAATACATTATCTCTTCAGAGACCTCGCTCTGCAACATCAAGTATTTGTCTAGGAAGTTTTGCAGATATTCCCTCTGCAGTTCCTACAGCTGGTCAAACACTAGAAAAAGTCACTGGCCTCAAAGCTCTTGATCAACTCTATTCTACCAAGCCATCTATTACACAAAAAGAAGAAGTTGTGGTGCAAAAAGATGATCCTGCTGAGTATGCAAAATTCTTACAAGAAATTAGCGCACTCTTTGGAAGACCTAGCACTACACAACTCACGAGTCTGGATAAAATTATAGCAAAAGATCTAACTTGCCCATCTACAGCTATAAAACACTATCTTCAAATTACGGATCAAAAATCCATTGCTACAATTATGGGATTTGTTAATCAACTCTTTTCTAGACAATTGGCACATACACAGCGTGTTTTGAAGTTTTTTAGAGAAAGACTCTTTCGTATCACAACACACTCTGGGGCTCCTCCATCTATTGAATTACATCCCTACATTCTAAGCGGGGGTATTGACATTTTAACATTCTTGAGTAAAGAGGCAAGGAACATACTGCTAGAGTATTACAAGGGCTGTGAAACAACTTACCAACAGGGGGTGCAGGCCGTATTGGCTGCACGCGGAGTTTCTATTCAGAATCCAGTTTAATTTACACAAAGTGACAAAATAGGTCGCATAACAGGAGAACCATAATCCATTGATATGCAGGACCAAGAGGTATTTGCACCAAATTTCCAGTCATGTTCAAAATGTGGCATAATGATGGGAGCTTCAAACCAAGTATATGGTAAATGATCAAGCATTTTTTCTAAACACTGTGCTTGTTCATATTCATTTGCAGGAGGTCTTAACCACGCCCATGCGACAATTTCACACCAGTATTCCTCAGTATTTCTGTTTTTTTCAAATGTAGGCTGAATTAAAATTCCAGCAAACAATGTAAGGGAAATTTGTGCTTCCCAAACTTCCATCAGGGTGCTGGAATATGCAGAATCATCCAAAATAAATCCAAACTGGTTTTTCAGTTTCCAGTGTTCTATAATTCTGGATTTCCAGTTTGATTTCCAGTTTGACAAGCTGGATTTATATAGTTGTAACTGTTTTCCAGCAATCGTAGTTCGCTGAATTTGCCGTTTTCTGAATATTTTTCCCTCATACCAGAATGGGGGAAGGGGTGATCGAATAAAACCATCATTTCTCCACCAATGAATAGATCTTGGCCTACTGTAATAATACAAAGCAAATAAAAGATCTGTCCCTATCCCTTTTTGACGCCATTTTGGTAATACACACATCCATGTTACCAACCCCATTTGTTGCCCCCCATATTTTCCAGCATACAAATCAAAAACAAGACCTATAAGAATACCGCTAGTGTCACGTATTTCCACACCGATCATTGAGCCATCATGAATCCCCTTTTCCAGCACTTGCGCAGGAATTTTTAGTTCAGCAGTAGATCCTGGAGGATAAAAATACAGCTGTAAAAATCTTGAATATTCAGCCACTTTTTCAGCGGAAGCTTTTTGTGGCCATGTGCCCGCAGAAGATTTTTGTAATGGTTCGTTCGCTAATTTACAGGGTAAATACGTTGGCAGTGTAGGTGTGCCACTAAATACTTTCTTCATTGTCCATGACAACCAAGATTGATATGGAACTTCTTGAAAAAAATGTCGCGAGGACATTTACTCTATGGTCAAATAAAATTGACGGCTTAAGCAGTATATTCTATAAGTAGATCAATTTACATGCTCCGTGTAGAAATTCCTCCGAGCACAATCGTAACTGCAGAGTTTGGAGTATCATCTGATAAGGATATTCCAAAGAAAAAAAATCGCTGTGTTCATTGTAATAAAAAATTAGGTCTGATTCTATTTTCCTGCAGATGTGGGGGAAACTTTTGTGCCGAGCACCGCCTTTCAGATGACCATCAATGTGAGTATGACTTTAAAGAGGAAAATAAACGAAAACTGTCACAGGATCTTGTAAAAGTTGTAGGGCAGAAGCTTGATAAACTATAAGTTCTCAAAGTAAATTCACTTGCTGAAGATATAAGGCGACTATAGAAGGTGACCAACGCCCCATAAGTCTTGTTTTCTTAGGATCAAACCAAGCTAATGCATCTTTTTCTTTACGATCAGCACGTAGACGTTCAAAATATGCTGGGTGCTGATTAAGCCATTCGAATTCTTCAAATGCAGACTTGAGAGTTTTTGGGGTTACAATAGCTTGAAAAATATGATATTGAAAATATGTATTGGCTGGATAATCTTGCTCGCGACTTTGGACAACAAGACCCGTATAACGCAAATGGCCAATATGTTTGATTTTTGCTTCTTCTAGAACCTCGCGCCGCACATTTTCAGCCATTAATTCAATAAGAGGTGCTGATTCCGGTTTTGCGTCTTTCCCTTCCATTTGACCTTTTGGCGGTTCCCAGGCTCTTGTATCTGGATTCGCATCTTTTCTTTTTACTACAAGAAAACGCTGTGGATCAAATGGAACTCCCTCTTCATGTAGAAAACATGCAGCGCGAAGATATACCCTCCAACCCTGTGTCGGATGCTCGACATAAAAGTATTTTTTATGCGGAGCGTGTGGTAATCGTTCAGATCCACGTATTAATCCGGGTTCAAAAATATTGAGGAGACCCCTTGGAGAACTCGTCATACCCTACTTGCGACTTCTAGATGTTTTTCTGGATTTTCTATTTTTACGCTTTGCGGTCCTATTCTTTCGTTTGCCAGCAGACATTGTTGGTGTTGGCTTGTTGGCCCAAGAAATGTTTTTAGAAAGTGGAGATTCGGGTCCTTCACGGGCAATATTTTCCATAGTAGATTGAACCAATTTGTTTAAATTAATGCTCCAAACATTTTCTACATTTTCTTCTGTTAGAGTTGGTCTAGGGCGTGGTCTTTTCAGAGGCCCTTTTCCTATTGGTGCGATTGTTAGTCCTTCAGGTTTTCCAGACATGATCTCTACTTTAGCCCAAAAAATTGATTCTGGTTAGGGTGTGTATATTAGCACACAAAAGATAAATGGCCTCACGTCGTATTCAAAGAGAGCATCAAGATCTAGTGAAGGATGCGCCCGAAAACTGTAGCGCAGGACCCAGAAGTGATAATATTTATATTTGGGATGGGATGATTGTGGGTCCTACAGATAGTCCTTTTACAGGTGGAATATTCAAGCTTGAAATTCACTTTCCCAGTGATTATCCATTCAAACCTCCCAAAATTGTATTCCTTACAAAAATCTACCACCCAAATATCAATAGTAATGGAAGTATCTGTCTAGATATTCTCAAAGACCAATGGTCTCCTGCTCTTACTATTAGTAAAGTCCTTCTAAGCATTTGTAGTCTTCTCACAGATCCAAATCCAAAAGATCCTCTAGTCCCAGAAATTGCGCAAATCTATATGCAAGATCGTCAAAAATATGAAGAGACTGCGCGCCTTTGGACACAAAAATATGCTATGCTATAAAATAATTATTTATAGTTAAAAAAAATTGATTTAAAAACATATTTTTATTTGAAATACCTCAAATTAAAGTGGATCCTCATACGATTGCCCTAATTGTGCTATTATCGGCACTAGGCTGTGTATGCTCACCTGTTATATTTTATCCAATAGCCATACTTATTAAATTAATCATATGGTCCATTCAATCATGTTGTTGTAAATCTAAAGAATTAAAATCTGAAATGTCAAAAGAAGATCCCGTAGTAGTTGTAAATCCAGTTGTTCTAGGTCAGCCTGGGCATGAACCTATAAGAATTCATCCTGAGCAAGAAGATCCACAAGTTTGAGAACTAAAAACAAGACCTAAAGATAAAATAATATGACTAATTGGAGGGAATGAGAATGAAAGGGAGCGTAGTGTAATGGTTATCATTTTTGGTTTGGGTCCAAAAGGTTCCGGGTTCGATTCCTGGCGCTCCCCCTTTACGATTTTCTTCTTAACTCCCACATAGTCTAATGGTTAGGATATAAGCCTCTCACGCTTGAGATCCGGGTTCAATTCCCGGTGTGGGAAAACCTTCTTAGCTCAGTTGGTAGAGCATTCGACTCTTAATCGAATAGTCGTGGGTTCGAGCCCCACAGAGGGTGTTTTGCTTTTTATAAATGTTTAAAAATATTTGTAAAAAGTTATATATTTATATTTAATGTAATTTTAATTTTTATCAAAACATAGCACATAACCATATTCAAACCCGAGTGGATTTAAGTTTTGATACCCCACATAATTCCACCCAGCTCGTTTCGCCATAGCTGTAATTTTTTCAATATCTGGCATGATAAGTTCATGTTTTTGTCTTCTTGTATAATTATTCTTAAAACGGAATGTCTCATAAAATTCAGCTTTTGGATCCATTAAATCAAATTCAGCTTCATATTCAAATTTATCAAATGTTATTTTACTCTTCTTCATGCGTTCTTTTGAGTATTTTTGTAGACTAAATCCTACAAATGGACTTGCGGGCTCCAAAATAGGATCAAACTTGTGTTTATTTACAACCTCAACAGCTAATTTTGCATTTGGTTTCGACCAGAAATTCATCATACGAAAAAACTCTTCTTGATCCTTCAAATAATAAAATGTAAAATAAAAACAAATAATATGTGTAAATTCACCCGCAGAGCAAGCCGAAGCATTAATCAATGAATTTGTGCGCCACTCAATATGACTTTTTTGTTCATCTGTTAACTTTGATGCTGGCATAGCTTTTATTTCAGCATATTTTATCATCGCAGGAGAAAAATCTAACCCTATAACTCTTCCAGCACCCTGTTCAGCAAATGTGAGCGTCGCATGTCCAGTTCCACAACCCGCATCTAATACACACCATTCCTTCATATCTTGCTCGTTTGAACCCTTTTTCCATATGCTACTTAATAAAATAGTCTTTGCTTTTGTGCGTTCAGCCTGGCCTGTAATTTGATCATAGACATTAGCATAAAATTCATCATAAATATCTTGAGGGCTTGTAATATAAGTATAAAGGTCTTTATCCTGTTTTTCTGTCCCCTTTTCTATAGAGCCTTCAAATCCTTCTTCAATATTTGCTTTTAAGACAGACCATTTGTCTAATGCTATACTGGCGAGCACATTGAAACACAAAAACACTATTATAACAAAAAAGAACTTTTGTGTGCTAGTCCACTCCATCACCTCTGTTTGTTACGCCGAGTTTTCCTTTTTGGTTTTCCGCCCATCATTTTCCTACAAGTCTTTGCGCGCGTTGATTTTGAACATCCACTGCGATGTATAGCAATTTTCTTACATAAACCAAAAAAATTAACTTTACTCATTTGTTGTAAATCCTTTTCCATTCCACAACGAATTCTATATAACCAGCACATGGCAGACCGCCGTGTTTCTACGGCTTTATTTAGAGAACCTGCATGTCGTTTCCAAGATTCTTTCCACTCCTTAAAAGGTAAAACCTCGGGCAGAGTTCTCCAAAACATTTTTAATTGTTGTTTACGTTCCTCAACTGTTAACAGATTATAACGATTTCGTTCTATTAAACTTGTTGGAGGTGGTGAAGGAGTATCGGGCATTGGTTTTGATGGTGTTGTTCCTGGATGACAATCCGCAATACTGAATAAAAAGTCCCATCCTGGAAATTCTGTTTTTGAGCATCCTTGCTCAAGAATTTGTATATATCTTTGATATACCGCTTCGTAGGTTGGATCGGGTGGAAGTGTCTGACCTTGATCTCTTAATTTTTGATTTACAAGATTATGTATTTTATAAAGCCATTCAGAAAAGTCTACGTTTTTATTGGGTATTGGAAGAATTTTATAATAGTCTGTCAAACTGGCTCTACAAAACTTACAGGGAAGTATAAACGGAAGGGTTTCCCAAAATATTTTTGATGAATTTGCATTGGCGGAGGTTGCTATCATATGTAGCATTCTCCATCCTGATGGGCCCCAAAAACGGGTGTCCATATCCTACTTTATCACATGAATATCCTTACCCTAGACCAAAGCCTGTAACACTTAATGGCGCCAAATATGGTCTGACTTGCTGTATAGGAGCATCTTCTGCCTTGCATTTGACAACTGTAGGGGGGCATACTTGTCTTGGGCAAGGTGCGGGAGGAGGGCACTTTGTTGGTGGGGGGCACTTGACCTCTGGGCAACGTGGGCGGGGGCATGGTGGGCACTCGCCACTTGGCTTATTACACTTTGTGCAGTCTAAAATGACTGGTTGTGGCTTGGGGATAGAACTCTTCAATACATAATTACTTAGATCAGGAACTGGGGGGCATTCGGTTTTGAGCATATATTTACTCAAATCTGGTAGGGGCGGGCAGGGGGGAATTGTAGACTTTAATACATATTTACTTAGATCAGGCTCACGGCAAGGTGGACATACAGGTCTTGGTCTCGGGCAATTACAGGGGCAAGGTCTGGAGCAACTATTGCATTTTGCGGATGGAATTCCGCCATCCGTTGAAAAGCCTTCCTGAACTCTAGAAAATGCCTTGTTTAGAACCATACCCACGAGAATACCTAGCAACAAGGTTAGACCTGGTATTACTATATTGACTGTCTTTGTCATCGGGGACACCTCTATACTATGTGAATAATAACTTAGCTACATTTCTATTCAATCCCTCCATCCCTGCCATCCTTGTGGTGGGCAACCACATGTTTCTGCTAAACCGGGGTCCATTGTTGTATTAAGTCTCATACACATCATTTGAGCATAACCTCTCCAACTAAAATCACTGCTGACGTTGGCATCGTCAGGTAGTGCGCCAAAATGCTTTGGATCCATTCCACGACGACGTATTTGTTCTTTGATTTGCTGACTACGTTGTCTCCAATCTAATCTACCAATTCTTGGCTCAGGAAGTGTTCTATCAATGCTTGTTCCAGGCAGACCCATCTCAAATCCTCCCAATGAAAAATTTGGCCCCACTGGCGCCTCTGACGCCATCATAGAATCATAGCCAGTAAATTTTTCTTTATCTTTTATCTCTGGTAATCCTGGAACTCCTGTTCCCTGAATATTATCTGATGTTACACTCTTAATTAAGTAACTCAGTGCTTTATCTTCTCCTTTAACTTCTTGGACATTCTTTTTCTTAGTATTCTTTTTTCCAAACACACTTGTAATTGCTTCCGCCTCTGCTTTTCTGGTGGCTAACTTGGCTACATTAGGATTATCATATTTCAAATTCAAACTCAAGCCCCATGACGTTCCTTCAAATATATTATCCATATAACCTGCCACTACATTATTTATTTGCTGTGCTTGTTCAGTGTCCTTGGGTGATAATCCGCCTGGGAAGAGATTTGCAATAGCAGGAGGTAAATTATTTTCTTTCAAAATCGTCGGCAAAGGATCACTGGGCTTTCCAAGTAATGGCAAAGCACGTTCAATATCGCTTGCATAAATTGGAACAGTCTCAGGTGTCAAGGATCCATTTTGTATTTGAGAAATGACTTGATCAACATCATCTTGAATACGCATCAATGTATTCAAACGCCCATTGATAACTGGATCACTTGTTCCTGAAGCTTGCAGTCTCTTAATTTCAACAACAACGCGGATTTGAAAATCTTGTAACTGTTTTAGTGATGCCCTTTTATCGGTTGTAACCGTCGTATATTGCGTGCTTAGATTTGTAGATGGGTTCATAGTTGGTGGAATTGATCCCATTGAACGCGTTTCTGACATGCCTGATGTAGTTGATCCTAATGAAGAATCAGATTGTCTGCCACGAGATCTCGGATCTCTCTCAATTAGTCTACGAACATCCTCAACTGTGAAATTCTTTTCATATGGAACTAAAGGAGCAAATTCACTTGAGGGTATTTTAAGTTGTTCTATATATAAATTAATTATTTTACCTTGCTCATTTAATCTTTCATATGCTATATTCCAATCATCACCCCTATCTTTAATTATATTTAGTAATTCTTCTATTGATTTATTTTGCATTACATCTGCAAGGGATCTATACATCATGGTTGTATTAAATTTTATATCCTCTGATGCATTGAATTTATCTAATTTGAGAGTTAATTTTTCTAAAACAGGTATGAAATAATCTTTTTGATATAATAAATAGGAAGTTAATTGATTATTTGAACTTACACCGCTGATTATTTGAGAAGCAGATGAAGCGGGAGATGGCATTAAGGAATTAAAAGTTTTTGTTGCCGATGATGGAACATTAAACTCGGATGGATTATATTTTTGTGCCTGTATCATATTACCTGATTCACGTGATGACATAGTTGGCACAGATCGCACCAACATATCTACGCCATTTATTCCCATAGTTTGATCATAAGGGGTTATTGGATTAAATACATTTGGCATTATATTAAACTGTCTTATAAGCCCATTCAAAAAATCAGCGCCCATCTCATTTATTTTTCTTATCGCTTCTGGATTATTTGGATTTGAATTTATACGATCATTTACATAAATATCTAAATCTTGTGCTTTCTCTTTTACATCATCCGCAATATTTTGTCCATCTCTGTCTCTATGCCCTAGACCTCTTGTCTTAGATGAAAATAGATTAAACATTGGAATTAAATACTCTTTTATGTAAACTTTTATAGGATTATTTGTATCATACATTGAAGTAAATCCTTCAATGGGGGCCTGTGGCTGAATAGCGCCACTTGATTCTAGTTCATGTAGAATATCTCTTAAATAATTCAAATTAGCTTGAATATCATTCAATTGTTTGTTATTAATGCGACTTGGCAATCCGGGATTTCTCTCCATGACACTTTGCACATTAATAAGCTCGGCCATATCAGCACGAGCACGACATAATGGGATTTGGATTGCTGGGTCGTTGCGTTCTTGTAGCATGAATGCCTGGAATCCGAAGAATGCTTGAAGATCTTCTTTGACTCCTAAGATACGAATATACTTTGCAGGTTCATTTGTGGGATCAATATATGGGCTAGGAGTTTCCAAAGAGCGCTGAGGTGCTGGCGCCGATGGTAACGTTCCAGGTGAAGGGGGGCTAGGCTGTATATTTCCAACGCCTGCTTCGGCCAGATTTACAACCTTGGGCTGTTTGATTGGCAAATTTGTGTAAAGGGCCTTTGGTGTTCCCTTATTCATTTCTGTCCAATTCACACCCATAAGGTCAGTAAAACCCTCTTTGGGTTTTGAAAATACTATGAATAGAATGAAGGCCAAAGCCAAAATAAAAATAAGCGCCTTCTGCATCGGGTCAGTGCTTTCCTAACTGACTCAATGAGTTTTTTAACGCTAAATAATCTGACTTTTATTTTAGTGTGCAACCCCAGCAAGGAATACTGTCTTTTCTTATATAATCATTCATATCAAATGGCATTACACTATCTGATTTTGTTTGGCCTTGCGCATAAGGACATGAACCATCTGTGCTAGAACGGAACCACTGTCCTTGCTCCAAAGCATTAGTTTTTTTAACAGGAGTTTCTGCAATTACAGGAGTGGAAGAACGGCTTGACAGGAGTAAATTCTGAATATCTTTCACTCCAGTTTTAATTGACTGAACATCTCCTGCTAGCTCCTTATCTACTGTTACAGGACTTCCTTCTAAAGCCTTCTTAAGTGCACTCTCTTGCCCAGAAACTTGACCCGAGACCTTCTTAGTTTCAGCTACCTTATTTGCGTCTTCTATGGGCTTGGAAGCAATCAAAGAATTAATCAATTCGGAAAATCGCATACTCTCTTGCTTATTTACGGGAGCTGTCTTTTGATCAACGCTGAGAACATCCGTGGGTTTTTGTGCTACTAGAGGTGCAGTGGGAGGAGTGGTTGGAGTAGTGGGTGGGGTCATTGTTGGAGTGGGCATTGCTGTAGGTGTAGGGGCTACAACAGTAGATGCTACAACTGCTGCAGGAGCAACCATACCCGCTGGTAAAGATGAATCCACTGCAGTGGGGCAACTGGGGCATGGTGGGCAAGTTGTCGTAGTAGGTTGAGCAGGGGCAGGGGCTGGGGCAGGGGCTGGGGCTTCTGCCTCTTGCGTGCGTCTTCCACGTCTTGCTCTAGCAGAAGGTCTTCTAGATGAGGTTCTTTGTGTTTGAAAATTCTCTTCAATTACTAGAAAGTATTGTGCCATTAGAGCGGCCAGAAGCAATAAAAGTGCACAAAGTATACTTGAAGAAATCATACTATCCTAATTTAGTTCTGATAAAAAGTATAAACTAAAAATTGATTCGGTTTAGTATGTTTGATAAAATAAAAACTCCAAACTATGCTGAAATCTAGATTTCAAACAGATGATAAAGTTGAAATCGGGGTTGATGAGGCGGGACGTGGACCTCTTTGGGGGCCTCTTATGGCTGCCGCCATAATTCTACCAAATGAAGATACATGGACTGAAGAACAAAAAAAGCTTTTGCCAAACATTGTAGATAGTAAAAAAATTTCCGCCAAAAAGAGAGAGCGTATAGCAAAAGAACTAGAACAATTTGCTTTAGCATTTGGAATTGGAATTGTTAGTGCACAAGAAATTGATACACTTGGAGCTACAAGAGCAAATCAACTTGCCTTTCGTCGCGCGATTGATAATTTAAATTATCATTCTTCAGAAAAAAGAATTCTTATTGATGGTGTGCTACCGTTAAATGATACACGGCTGGGAGAAGAGTGTCATACAATTGTTGATGGCGATGCTACTCATCTAAGTATTGCTGCAGCGAGTATTCTTGCAAAGGTTTATCATGATACATGGGTTATTGATTGGTGTAAAGATAACGTTGCCGATGCAACAAAATATGATTTACTCAACTGTAAGGGATATGGAACAAAAAAACATAGAGATGGTATTCTTAAATATGGATATACGGATTATCATAGAAGGCTATACTTGAGGAAGCTGATACCAGGAATTGAAGTTTCAAGATATCAGATTATTGATGACTTAGATGACTAAAAGAATCGTTTAGTGCTTACGAGAACCCTTGCGTCCCTTGCGGCTCTTGCGAGAGCCCTTGCGACTCTTGCGGGAGCCCTTGCGACGCTTACCGCCCATCATATTATTGCGACGGCTCTTGCGACTCTTACGGCTCTTGCGGTTGGCGCGACGGCTCTTGCGCATATTAGTGCGACGGCTCTTACGGTTGGCACGACGGCTACGGCGCATGTTGGCGCGACGGCTCTTGCGGTTGGCGCGACGGCTCTTGCGAGTGGCGCGACGGTTACGGCGACTCTTACGGCTGTTTACTACGGCGGTCTCATTGACCATCATGGACATATTGCTGTTCATGTCTTCTATACTGTAATACTAGATTTTTTTAACGCGTAGGTTGGGCTATTTTATGTTCTGATCAACCCACGCATCCAATAAAGCACAATCAATCGCCCACTGGTGAATTGTCTCATCGGGAGGAGTAAAATGTCCCTGCCCCCTTTCCACAATACACAGTTTCGGCGCGTCTCGCAAACCATCGTGCGAGCGGAGACGACGTATCCATTTTACACTCTCATATGTGAAAACTTGGCTATCATTTTCAGCTGTTCGGGTTAATACAAAAATTCTCGGGGCTCCAATAATAGATGCCGAATCCGCTGGGCTCATGAGCCCATTTATGATAAAATCTTCTAAACGATCATTTGGATTTCCAAACTCATTATACTCTAATTCAGTCAACGGCAGTGACGGATTTGTAGTTGTTCTTAAAAGATCCACATAAGGAACTTCTGTAAAAACTCCGCGCATTAAATTGCCATTTGGATTTTCAGCCAATGTAATTCCCATCAGTAATCCACCTGCAGAACGCCCATAAATACATGTATGTTCTGGTGATATATTATTTGCTCTTTGAAATTGTAAAATTAAACTCTTAAAATCTTCGACAGATTTTATACGACCATATCGTCTACCCGCTTTTCCCCACTCTTCAGTATGATCACCACCTCCTCTTATAAAGGTAATTAAGATGCACCAATTATTTTCTAAAAGTGGATACCACCGATTTGCTATCCCCCCAGCGCTTGTTTCAATTCCATAGGCGCCATATCCAGTCACTAAGCAATGATGAATTTCAGAATGTTCTTTATATACAATTGCGCCATAGACCAGAGTTCCATCCGAAGACTTTGCACTCATCCTTTTAACCTTAAATCCAGTTGGAATTACAGGTGAAATCATTTCTAACTCATATTGCTTTGTGAGCCTATATATCATCGTGTGTTTATGAGGCTCACTTACACGAATAGAACAAGGGAAACTACCCTGCCAGGATGCAAAAGGATCAATGAGTATATTTCCAGCAGGTATTTCAAGAATTTTTTTGGCGGAACCCTTTGAACTGCAACGCCAGAGTGTCTTCTTTCCATGCTGTTTTGTAATAATTAACCCCTTACTTTCCCAAGAAAAATCTAAACCATATTCTCCAATAGGAAGTATACAAGTTTTTGCTATCTTATATCTCGGAACACATTTAAATTGAAGATCCCCGTCTTGAACAGGAAAACACATTGTATCTTGACTATTATCGCGTATCAAAATCAAACGACCATCAGGCTGTTTGTCAAGAGCGAGATTAGTTTCAGGTGAAACTTCTGCATACACTAGCTTTTTATCATGCCCTGTTTCTGGGTTGCACGAATATAACTTATTATAAATTAATTTATTTTTGACACCAAGATAAAATAGCCGATTTCCAGATATTCCAATTTCAGGTCCAACGTTTTGAATTTTCCAAACTGGATAATCCATACCATATTTCCAGCATTCCAATTGAAATTTTTCAGCACCGTCTCCAACGTCTGCTGTCACATATACAGCATCTTTTGTGCAAACTATATCTCTTGCGGTTCTTTCTTTTCCAGTCAAACTGTATTTCCAAATTTTAAAACTAAAATTAATCCAGTCAATATAAACAGTTTTATTTTCAGACTGACACTCAAAAAGTTCAGTAGAACTCCTATCAGCCTGTGAAGCATATAATGCCTTAAATACGCCAATACGTCTTGAGACTGCGGGCTGATCCACTATTTTCTTTACTCGTTTCTGTTCATCTTGTAAAATACTTTCCCATCTTTTCCCAGACATATTTTCCATCCAGGCATCTGGATCTTCCCAGGAACCAAACGCGGTATCACGAATGACATTTGCTGTCATCCCTCTACTTGTGTAGTATTCTAGGACTTAAACCCAGACATGTATAAACACCCAAATGCCGGGCGTGTTACAAGTAGTTGTTGTCTACAACAAGTCAAATACATTTGGAATAGGTCAAGATGCAAAAATTCTTTCAGAGGCTCTGCCAATTATTGGGCGCCTAACAGATCAGCGTATTGGTCCAGTGAAACTTCTAGATAGTCGTGAACCCCCAGTAGTTTGCGATATTTGTATCCATCTTGAAATTCCATATGCAGTTTGGTTTCCTTGGGCAAAAACAAATGTTATCATTATAAATTCAGAATGGTGGCTACATGAAAAATGGAATGGCTATTTGGATTCATTTGATGTAGCTGTATTTCGCGATAAAATTGCAATGGAAAGATGTCTAAAAGTTCCTGGATTTTCTCCAAGGAATTCTATTGTTGTTCCATGGTGCAATTCCGTTTCTGAAACATCTACTAAACTGAAAGTTACCAAGGACCCCAGCTCTGGATTTGTCTGGTTTTTGGGAGGTTCACCTAATAAACGTGCCGCTGCTGAAAAAATACTACCTTGCTGGAAATCTAGTTATCCTCCTCTAGTCGTTGTTTCTCTTGAACCCCTAAATATTAATTCCACTGCTGAAAATGTCACATTCAAAACTGGATTTTTGGACCAAAAGGAGAAACTAAAAATGTCTCTTGAACATGCTGGCCATATCTGTTTTAGTCAAGCAGAATCATTTGGGTATACTGCAGTGGAAGCTGAAGAACTAGGGGCGTATACATTACTCAACACAATTCCTTGTTACACAGAACAATTTGGAAATCAGCCTGGAATTGGTTGGCTGAAAACAGAATGTAATTCCAGCGGAATAGCTGAATTTCCAGAATCCAGTTCTATTGAAAGTCAACTGGATTATCTAGTGGCTGAATTTCTACAAACTGATTTTTCAGGTCTTGCTGAAAAAAAATTCAGTGAATACAACAATCGTAAAAAGCAATTCATAGATGCTCTAGGAAATACTTTAAAACTGGCTTCCTCTGAAATTGAAACTCGTGAACCTATCCCCAAACATATGCCACCTATTCTACATCCTCAAGACTGTCCACCCATCAGTATTATTACATTAACCTATAATCGTCCTAAATTTATTGAAAATGCATGTTTGAATCTATTGAGCTCAGATTATCCCCGCGATAAAATCGAGTGGGTCGTTGTAGATGATTCTGATCCTACACAGAGCCCCAGTAATCGTATTTTACAATTTGCAGAAAAATTTGCCCCTGGCGTTGTCACATATGTCCCTCTTGTAAAGAAAAAAAGTATTGGATACAAGAGAAATTTGGCTGTAGAGCGCGCTAAACACAATATTCTAGTTATGATGGATGATGATGATCACTACCCCATAACAAGCTTCCGTAGACGAGTAGCCTATCTACTAAAAGCTAGAAAGCGATATGATTGTGCTGTTTGCACAACAATAGCTATGTATAGTCTTACAAAAGGCACGAGTGCTGTAAATGTTCCACCATACACACTCTCTTTGGGCGAGCGCTCCAGTGAAGCTTCTATGGTATTTACGCGGGACTTTTGGAATAGAAGGAAATTTGATGAAGTAGATCTAGCTGAAGCGGATTCATTTCTCAAAGGTAGAGAAGATCAGGTTGCTGAAATTCCACCACAACAAATGATTGTTGCTCTCAATCATGGACAAAATGTTTCACAGCGTAGAATACCTGATGGGGAACCTAACTGTTTCTGGGGATTTCCTTTGCCACTACTAGAATTCCTACATGGGCTGGTTGGAATCAAAATAGATGCAAAACAGAAAAAATAACATACCCTATTACTTGGGCAATAATGGCCGATTCAAGGTAACTGTTGGTTTTAAAGTTTGTGTAATTGCTTCTGAAATAGACGCTGGTTGATTGGCACATTTTTCTGCTATTTTTTCTGGAGTTGTTGGAATGTTCATAAGTTCTAAAGCAACACGAAGTGGGGCAATAGACATCGCTGGTGCTATGGCCTGTTGAAATACGGGATTGCAAAATATTTCTGGTCTATGCACAATACTCTGAAAGTTCTGGATATCATCGAAACTGGGAATTTGCTCCAAAGGAACACGAGGGAATTTGACGCGAGCTCCTAAGTGTGCAGCAGAAGCTTGTGCCTGTGCTTCAACTTTCGCAATTTGTTCATTTATAGTTTCCAAAGGTTTGGTAGCACTCCGTATCATTTCATTTATCATTTCTCTAACATATTTTGGACTTACAAGACCAAGAACCCATAACCAAAAACCAATAATCATGGATTTTCCACCCGCAAATAAATCTTCTTCAATTCGCATTTGAATATCTGGGCTGATTAGACTATACATCCATCGCATAAGTTTGCCAGTCATACCATAAATCATCCATGTATCACTAAAAAATCCAAGAAATGTTAGTATGCCATCTTTCCATTCTCCACGTATAACATCATAAAAGGCGAGAACAATAGATAATATTTTTCTTAAAAATGGTATATCTAATACATTACTACTTACAAGAAGTCTTAGAGATTCTAAAAAAGTAGTTGTCAAAGTTACAACCAATTTTGATGGAACTGGAATTGGCATAGGTAGATAAGGCGGATAAGGTCCTATTTTGATTTCTCCATCTGCATATGTATTGATCAAGGCAACAGGGCCTACAATAGCAGCTAATTCTTTATTCTTATCATCTATAGTTTGCAAATATGATCTAGCATTGGCATATAATTCGTCAATGCTCAAAGGACTATCGGGCACGCTTTTAGTTACAAAGGAGCTCCCTGGACCAAATTGAATATCACCAGGTTTTAATCCGCCCCCGCCTTGAAGAAATAGCAATGGAGTCGCATTTTCAATAATTTCAGCACTAGCACTGTCCCATAAGGGGCTTCCAAGTTCATCTACAGCTTGCGAAGCCCAGCCTTTTGCCCCCTTTCCTTTTTGAAATGCCAAAAAAGTCTGACTTATACCTGACATTGCCTTGTAAAGACGATCTGGTATATCTTCGCTGTGTTTCACTACATAATTCTTTAAAGTATTAATTTGACGAAGAACTTCGCCTTCACTAACATCAAGCTGGCTGTGGTTCTTGACCATCCTATTCAAGAATGTATTCTTTATTTTGATAAAAAATACATGACTGCTACATTACCGTGAATGCTACTACGGTCTATTGAATTGTATATTTAGCCACTGCACATCAGACATCCTTCACCATCTGCCACCGCCTTTTTCGCCACCTCAACTGATTCTTCATATTCCCTTGCTAGTCTTTCCAACTTTTCAGCACGCGTCTCTGCCCTAGGTTCGGGCTTTTCAACAGTATCACTTACATTTGATGTATCCTTGTTGGCAACCACAAGGAATTTTGGATCTACAGTAAACTTCTGTGCCATTACGGCCGCCTTTGTTCTCAAATAATAGCAACCTGTCTTCAGACCCTTCTTCCAGGCATAGAAATGCATACTCGTGAGTTTAGCATAATTCGGATCTGCAACAAAGAGATTTAGACTTTGACTTTGGCAAATGAATGCACCACGCCCAGCGGCCATATCAATTAGAGTTCTTTGCTTCAGTTCCCATGCTGTTTTATAAAGATCTTGAATATCCTGAGGAATTTCAGGAATTCCTTGCACAGATCCATTTCGTGCAATGATTTTCTGTTTTAGATCCTCATCCCACAAATTTCGCGCCACCAAATCACGTAGCAAATATTTATTGACCACAATATACTCACCTGCAAGCGTGCGACGAGTATACAGATTGCTTGTAAAAGGTTCAAAGCACTCATTATATCCTAGAATTTGACTTGTTGAGGCCGTGGGCATAGGAGCTACAAGAAGACTATTACGAACTCCATGCGCAACAATCCGTGATCGTAGAGCATCCCAATCCAAGGAACCATCCATGGCCGTAAGAGGTGTCACGCCCCATAGATCAAATTGAAGTTTCCCTTCACTGAGGGGAGATCCTTCAAATGTGCTATAAGGTCCTGGCCCTCCCTCTTGTTCTGCGATCTTACAAGATTCATCAAGTGCTGCAAAGTATAGATGCTCAAAGATCCTTTGATTTAAATCAGAAGCCTCTGCACTATCCCATGGCATTCTTAGAGCTGCAAATACATCTGCCAAACCCTGAACACCCAAGCCAATAGGGCGATGACGCATATTTGAACGCTCTGTTTCAGGAGTAGGATAGTAATTGATATCAATTACACGATTGAGATTACGCGTGGCAACACGAACAACCTCGCGAAGTTTATTAAAATCGTAGGACTTTGTTTGTTCATTCACAAATGCGGGTAGACCAATGCTCGCCAAATTACAAACTGCAGTTTCATTCTTATCACTATATTCAATGATCTCTGTGCAAAGATTTGAACTTTTAATTGTCCCCAAATTTTTCTGATTGCTCTTGGAATTTGCAGCATCCTTATACAGCAAATATGGTGTTCCAGTTTCCATTTGGGTATCTAGAATCTGAAACCAGAGCTTTTGGGCTTTGATTGTCTTACGACCACGTCCTTCCTTTTCATATTGCAAATAGAGTTCTTCAAATGCTGAACCATAGACATCTGCAAGCCCAGGGGCTTCGGATGGACAGAATAGAGTCCAGTCCGCATCATCTTCTACTCGCTGCATAAAGAGATCAGGAATCCACAAAGCATAGAAGAGATCACGGGCACGCTCTTCCTCTGTTCCAGTATTGAGTTTAAGCTTTAGAAAGTCTTCTACATCAGCGTGCCAAGGTTCCAGATAAACAGCGAAAGATCCATTACGCCTCCCGCCCCCTTGATCAACGTAGCGAGCAGTATTATTATAGACACGAAGCATCGGTGTTAAGCCATTACTGATTCCATTTGTTCCACGAATGATGGAACCTTTGGCGCGAATATTGTGACAGTGAAGACCAATTCCTCCCGCATATTTACTAATTTGAGCACAGTCTCCCAAAGTCTTATAAATTCCTGCGATAGAATCATCGTGCATGGAAATCAAATAACAACTAGAAAGCTGTTGACGAGGAGTTCCAGCATTAAAGAGCGTAGGAGTTGCATGCGTGAAATACTTTTTACTAATATAATCATATGTTTCAAATGCCCGCTGAAGATCAACAGAACCCCATAGGGCAAGAGCCACACGCATCCAGAGGTGCTGAGGACGTTCAATGATTTTTCCTAAAGCATCCTTGAGCAAGTAGGCGCGTTCAAGAGTCTTAAATCCAAAATAATCAAAGAGGTAATCACGATCATGTTGAATATAGGCATCAATTACATCACTATGGCGCTTCACAATGTCAACAATTTCATCGCTAATATATGATACATGATCTCCAGTTTTGGGCGCTTTTTGATTAGATAGATTTTCTACAACACGACTGAAGAGTGGTTCTGTATTCTTTTGATGATTACTGATAGTAATTCTCGCAGCAAGGGTGCCGTAGTCAGGATGGACCGTGGCCAAACTCGCGCCAAGTTGACTAGTCAGCTCGTCTAGCTCTGTAGTTTTGACACCATCGTAGATCTGCGCGAGAACCTTTTGGGCGACTGCCGCAGGATTTACAGAGAGGCCATCAGAAGCACGCTGAACACGCTCCAGAACCTTATCAAAACTTACGGGCTCCTTGCGACCATCTCTTTTAATCACGTTCATGCTAAAATTGCCTGAGAAAGTCATTTTGGTGGTGTAACGCAGAATAAGAGCACATTTGGACCAATTTTTTTATTATTTCTCCATTGCATAAATTAAAATATCTTTTATCTTAATATTTTTTAAATGAACATGACCAGTATTTCTGGGGATATATATAGATGAACACTGCAAGTGTGTTGGCCGTATCTGTATTAGTAGTCGTAATTTTGGCAATTTGTCGTTACCAAATGGCAACCACCTGGCCTATTGTAAGGCCATCATTAGATGCTACATGGCCCATGTATCCTGGGGCAAAAGAAGGTTTTACAGATACAATGGAACAAACTCAGGGATTAATTTCAAGACAAGGAATAACAACTCGTTCATTAAAGGATTGGCTACCATCTCCCGAAAGTGTCACGCGCCAAACACAGGGCGGAGCAGAAGCTAATATTGCTCCACTTGAAAATGCAGCACCATATGAGGGTCTTGGAAATAAACCCTATAAGAGTTACGATTTATTACCTGGAGGTAAACCTGAACCTCGTGTAGCTGGAGGCCCTACATCCCAAAAGTGCTACCAAGTAGACTGGGCCCGCGGTTTGGAACGAGCTGGCTCTTATGCGCAGAGAACAAATAACTACATTCATGGATACCCTGACAGCTGTTCGGCTCCTCGCCATGAACTCATACTCAACTTCTATGAGGAAAAGCCCACGCCAGCACCCTATCAGGTATAATACATATTATATTTAATTATTATTTATTCTATAAAATAAAAAATAATTACAAAAAGCATATTATCTTTGTCCACGCAAATTCATTTGATTTTTTTCTTGGAGTCTTCTGCGACATCCACTGGCCATTTGAGCATTTGACCATACATTAAAATACTCTATACCTTCCCGCCAATTATTGTAAATAGACGTATGTTCAGAATTACATGTAGTCCGTTCTATTTCATTAATAATTGTATTACATAAAGAATTTGCACACAGACCAAAATCAATAAAACAATCATTTCTATCTGAAAAACATACAGCGTTACAATTGTCCATATCATTATAACAAGTTTGCCAGTCAACACCAGTTCCATATCCTCTCTGAAGTGTTAATGGCATCATTGGATTTGACCAAGCTGATGTCCAAGTCATAAGGCTATAATTGTCAAGATGCCGCCTTGTTGGTGTTTGACTTGGTGTTGGTGTTTCTGAAGGTGTAGAACTTGCTGATGGATGTATTAAAGGTGTGCGACTTGGTGTAACACTGGAAGTTGGTGTTTCTGAAGGTGTTCCAGTGGGTGTTACAGTAGGAGTTTGTGAAGAAGTTTGTGAAGGTGTTCCAGTGGGTGTTCCAGTGGGTGTTCCAGTAGGAGTTTGTGAAGGTGTTCCAGTGGGCGTTTGTGAAGAAGTTTGTGAAGGCGTTCCAGTGGGCGTTTGAGTTGGAGTCCCAGAAGCAGAAGAAGCATAAGTAGAAGAAGCAGTTGGTGTAACCGTTTGAGTAGCTGTTATAGAGATTGTTGAGGTCTGTGAAGGCGTCCCTGTTAGCGATCCAGTTGGCGTCTGTGAAGGGCTCGGTGAAGATGTATGAGAAGACGTTTGTGAAGGAGTCTGTGAAGAAGTTTGTGAAGGTGTATCAGATCCAGAAGGTGTTTGTGTTGGAGTATTAGAAACAGATAAAGCATTAGTTGAAGATAAGGTTGGTGTAATAGTTTGTGTTGGAGTTACTGATAGTGTTGGGCTCGCAGAAGATGTAGGTGTTTGCGTTGGTGTAATGGTTTGGGTCCCTGACCCTGAAGAAGTCTGTGACGGTGTTTGTGAAGAAGTTACAGAAGAAGTTTGTGAAGGTGTCTCTGATGTTGTTGGTGTTCCTGTTTGTGTCTGTGGAGGAGTTTGCGAAGGAGTATTTGAAGTAGTCTGTGAAGGAGTTTGCGAAGGAGTATTTGAAGTAGTCTGTGAAGGAGTCTGTGATATTGTTGGAGTTCCTGTTGGTGTTTGTGTGATAGTTTGTGAAGGAGTATTTGAAGGAGTTTGAGAAGTTGTTGGCGTCACTGTAGGAGTCTGGGTCATAGTCGGTGAAATTGTTTGTGATGATGTTCTTGATGGAGTATTTGAAGTAGTCTGTGAGGGTGTTTGCGTTGCTGTTGGAGTTCCCGTAGGTGTAGGTGTCATGGTTTGTGAGGAAGTTTTTGAAGATGTTTGTGAAGGAGTTTGTGAAGGAGTTTGTGTTGGTGAAGGTGTTGATGTTGCAGATAGAGTAGCAGTAGACGTTTCAGTTGATAGAGAACTAGTTGTTGATAAAGAACTAATTGATGGAATTGATGATAATGATGGATTTGAACTAATAGTTGGATTTAATGAAACTGTTGATGCTGAACTTGAAGTAGGAGTTGGAGTATTTGAACACAAAGATGTCGAACTTATAGATGATGTAGAACTCGCTGAAACAGATACAGACGCGGTCGAAGATGTTGTGGCAGTTTGTGAAGCAGTTCCTGAATGAGTTACAGAAGTGCTCACAGAAGTTATAGGACTATTAGAAGTTGTTCCACTTACAGTAGAACTCGCTGAAAAAGATACAGAAGCTGTTGAAGATGTTGTGGCAGTTTGTGAAACAGTTGCTGAATTAGTAATAGAAGATGTCACGGAAGTAGTAGGACTATTAGAAGTTATTCCACTTACAGTAGAACTCGCTGAAACAGATACTGAGGCCGTTGAAGATGTTGTGGCAGTTTGTGAAGCAGTTCCTGAATGAGTTACAGAAGTGCTCATAGAAGTTGTAGGACTATTAGAAGTTGTTCCACTTACAGTGGGACTCGCTGAAACAGATAAAGACGCTATTGAAGATGTTGTGGCAGTTTGTGAAGCAGTTCCTGAATGAGTTACAGAAGTGCTCACAGAAGTTGTAGGACTATTTGATGATGATCCAGTAACAGTAGAACTCGCCGAAACAGATACTGAAGCCGTTGAAGATGTTGTGGCAGTTTGTGAAGCAGTTCCTGAATGAGTTACAGAAGATGTAACTGTAGCGGTTATACTACTTGAACCAGTTGTAGATACACTGGCAGTAACAGAAGAACTTGAAGTAGGGCTATATGTTTCTGAAACTGAAGAGGAACCCGTATCAGAAACTGTAGGAGTACTTGAAATTGTAGACGAAGAACTTACAGTCATACTACTGGTTGCGCTACTAGACACACTTAATGTTTCAGAAGATGAGGAAGATTCTGTGTTAGTTGATCTTGAAGAAGCACTTGCCGATAGACTTGCGCTATTTGAAAAAGAAGTTTCTGAAGATGGAGAAACCGACGCTGTTGGTGTTACTGAATTTGTGTTAGAAGATGTGTATGAACTTGATGCCGAACTACTGGCGGTAATCGTTATAGTGGTAGTAGAAGTTATTGTCATAGACGAACTTACAGAGCCAGTTACAGATCCAGATGATGATGATGTAATCGATAAGGAACTTGTAGCAGATGAAGTGTCTGATACCGATGTTGTCATGGTTGCTGAAACAGATGCCGAAGAACTTGGTGATGTTGATACAGATGGTGATGTTGTTACACTTTCACTATTTGATGGACTTGAACTACTACTACTTGATACAGTTACACTTTCGCTAACAGAAACTGAGGAAGAACTTGAGGGACTTGACGATGGTGAACTAGAAGTTGTTACAGACTGGCTTACTGAAACACTTCCTGAAACAGATGCAGATCCTGATGAGGAAGAACTAATTGTTGAAGAAGATGATATACTTCCTGAATCAGAAAATGTTCCTGAAGATGATGCACTATTTGTTGGTGAAAATGAAACAGTAGCTGTGCCAGATTTTGTAGTAGTTCCTGTTAAAGATGTGCTTCCACTCTTTGATGGCGACTTTGTGCTTGTTGAACTACTAGAGGTTGAACCACTTGGTGAACTGGTTCGCGTGCTACTTACAGAAGCAGATGTTGTTTTACTTACACTTATAGTTGAAGTTCCAGAAACAGATTGTGTAGGTGTCTTGGTTGCTAAGGAACTTTGTGTTCCACTTGAAGAAATAGAGGATGTTCGACTACTTGTAGTGGATCCAGTGGCCGAGATAGTTCCTGAAGTTGTATGACTTGCCGAAGAACTACTTGTAGATATAAACGTCGGCTTTATAGAAGATGTTGCTTGTGCGCTAGGCGTGCCAGTTTTTGAAGCAGTTATAGATTGAGAACTTTCAGATGAACTTGAACCAGTTCGTGTGCTCGTTAGTGTTATGCTAGGTGAGGAAGATGAACTTGTGCTCCCAGAGGGTCGTATTGTTACAGTGGGGCTAGTTGAAGGAGATGGCGATCTTGAACTTGATGTTGATTTAGAAGAACTTATAGTATCAGTTGCGCTTCTAGAATGGCCCGAAGAAAATGTAGAAGTTTCAGAACTCTTAGGGGCTTTTGTTGAGGAAGCTGAAGAACTTATAGATCTTGTTGCACTTACAGATACGGTTGACCTTGAAGAACTAGTTGTTGAACGACTACTACTAAGAGATCTTGTTGTAGTTGCGCTAGCTGATTCTGTTCTTGATGATGTAATAGTGTCTGAAGATTTTGTAGTTGAACTAGAGCTTCTAGTGAGTGAGGGCGATTTAGTGCTTGAAACAGAATGTGATGCCGTTCTAGAACTCGTGGATGAATGTGTCATTGTAACAGAATTTGACGATGATCTGCTTGACGATGATGATCTTGTAGAAGTTCTTGTTGAAGAAGTTGATGCCGTTGAAGATCTGCTACTTGTAGTAGTCCGAGTTGATGAACTACTAACAGTGCTTGTTGTAGTTATGGCAGATGTTCTTGTAGTGCTAACACTTCTTGTTGAAGTTAATGATACCGCCGAGGTTTTTGAAGCTGTTAGTGTTCCACTCATTGTTTTTGAAGCAGAAACGCTTATTGTTGGTTTAGAGGTGGTGGTTGAGGTGAAAGTTCTTAAACTTGTTTTCGAGACGCTTGATGAAGCTGATGGTGATCTTGATATTGTTGTAGTTTTACTTGAACTTGAACTTACTGTTGGTGTAAAACTTTCACGCGGACTTCGTGTTGAGGTCGCAGATCTTGTAGAAGTCTTTGAAGAGGATGAACTTATTGACGCACTTCTAGAAGCAGTAGTTGTTCTTGAAGCTGTTGGTGTATTTGTTAGCTTGGCAGATAGACTTGATGATCTTGTAGCAGAAGTGCTTCGTGTTGCAGAAACACTTGTTGATGATGAACGTGTATTTGATGAAGAAACTGACGAACTTCTAGTTGCGCTTGATGTTCTAGAACTTGAAGAACTGCCTATCTGTGTGCGAGAAGATGATGAAGTTTTAGTTTCAAATGAACTTCTACTTGAAGTTCTTGAAGCCGATGATGTTTTAGTTTCACTTGCTGAAACACTAGAACTGACGGAAGATTTTGTAGTTCTTGTTGTCGTAAAACTTGGTGGCGGGGTTCTTGATGGAAGAGAGCTTCTTGTAGAAGTTCTTGTAGCCGTTGATGTTAAGGTAGTAAATGCAGCTATATTTGCCAAGTTTCTTTCGTGACTACATATATCTTCAGTATAAACATTATTCTTATTTGATATAGCTATACTACATTGTGTTTTTTCAGGTGGGGGAGGATCGGCACCGATAGATCCCCATATAAGAAAAAAAATACCTAACCTATATATCATTTTTCCTATAGTATATACTTAAATTTTTTTAAGTTTAGGATTCTACAATCATAAGACAGTCATTATTTACGGGTTCATGAATTGAATTATCATCTACAATTTTACAAATAGGTTCTTTTAGTTTTCTAGTAGACTCTGGAAGTTGAAACTCTCCTCGTTTTGCCTTTTCCACATCTTCCCAAAATAGCTGAATTGCGGGTTGAACAGATTCAAACCACGATCTTGAACGACCAACAGTTGTCATAAACCAAGTATTTGTCCACCACGGAACTGTTTCGATAATTTCTTCATCTGCATCTACTTCTGGAATCCAGACTTCATCTTGTAGAGGCGAATATTCATACCGAATCTTTTCAGGATCATCTTTCTTTTCAATCACAAATACGCGACCATAATAAAGGCGCCCAGTATTAGACTCTGGGCGATCTGTATATTCTTTTTTAGGATAGTGCGAATTAAATTTCACTTCCAGATAATCACACTCTTCCACGCCACCCACTTCCATTTGAATTTGCATTTGTGCCATGTAATCATCTGGCACAATAGATAAAATTTTACGCGTAATTGGCGCTTTGAATTCAACAAATCTCCCTACACGAATATCAGGGCCATTGGTTACTAGTCCATCAGGACTCGCTGCAAGACGCGGATCAACTTTGTGTTTTAGTCTTCCAAGATCGACAACCGTTGTATTTGTAAGACTTTGATAAATCTGTTTAATCATAGGCTCAAAGCGAATTCCCCATGTGAATGGATTTAGTTCGGCGGTTCGCACACAGTTCTTTCGCTGAAGAGGATCAGGAGGGAGAGCCGATGCTTTTTGTAGAACAACCATACCTCGTGTTCTTCCAGACTTTAGAATACAATTAAATTGACTTGCCGATAGAAGACCAGCCGCATCTAAATACCACGCCTCTGTCCGTTGTTCAATTTGGGGCAAATGAAGGAGTCTTTCCACGGAAGCAAGGCGGTCTGCAAGGGTCCAATGATTTGCAGAGCTGTATTTTTTTTCTGCCACAAGACGGGCAAGGTCGCCATAGGCGCCGAGTAGCGTTGTAAAGACCGACATTCCATAGGAATTTTCTTCTTTACTAAAGAAGTCTGTTGTAATGAGGTTCCAGGACTTTTCACATGATGTTTTCCACTCGTTGATAGAAGCATCGTCCGTTGCATTGAGTGGATGAGTGCAAAGAAATTCGGCAACATTCGGTAACATGTCATTGACTATCGGATGTTGCATTCCCAGGTCAATTTTATTCCTGTATAGTATTTTGATTTACAGACTTAGGCTCCTGTAAATTGGTAGATCTCTTTTTTAGGGTTGTAGCCCTCTTTTCTGATATTTGATATACCACACGGCCATCTGCAGTTCTATGAAAGTTTAATCCCTTAATTTCTAGTATTTTCTGTTGATCTGTATCATAATTTACAACAGATTTACTATTTAATTGTTTTTTATCAAGTGCTTTTGTCAACATATTGAAGAGTTCGGTTTTATCTATTTCTGTTAGATTAAAACGCTCTGCCTCTTCATCAACAAATTTACGAAGACGATTTAATCGCATGCCCCTCTCTAAACGATGCCATGGTCTTGTAAATGCATCTTCTGAATTCGTAGCAAGAAACTTGATAAATTGATCAGCGCGATCACTCATTAAACCAGGAAATCCTCCACTTATGTCCATTACGCGCTTTCTTGTTTTACCTATACTACTCATATAGTCTATATTCTATACTATTATAGCAACAAGTCTTTAGGGTCTAGTTATTAATATTTCGGTGTATCCGCAATTATACTTTCTAAAATATCAAATAAAGTAATATTTAATCTATTTTTTGGTGAAAGATGCATTTCTCTTGCAACAACTGCCAATCCTAAACATTCTTTATCTGTGCCCCTTGAACACGGAAAATGAATCTTTCTCCATGCCAGTGTAGATTCATCTTTATCATCAACTTCTAAATATGTTGTAAATTCTGAAATGGGGGTTTTAACTGAATCAATTTCTAAATATATAGCCTGTTTATTTTTAAACTTTATTTTTTTTGATGACTTTACAAAAATATCTTGTTCTTCTAATATTTTAGTATACCAAGACACAGGATCTTTTCCATCATATTGTTCCTCAATTATATATTTCCCTCCAGCAAAAAGAAACTCAATCGTATAAAAATCTATTTCTCCCAGTATACCTTGAAACACTTTCTTACTAGGCGTGGCATAAATTATAAAAATATAGTTCGTCTTCATATTATTTAGGTAGTTAGAAAATAAAGTTTAGACCCGCTACTTTCTTACAATACAATATAATAAATTTTCGGCCTTTAAATTATATTCATCATCAAAATACAAATTTTTATCAAATTCATAAAGGCTTTTGCTTTCAAAATTGGTTGAATAATCAAAAATAGTTAAATTTGAGTTGTAGCATGCCCCCTTAAACTGACTCTCAGAATTGAACCATATAGGATCATCATTAGGGTAACGCAATGTTCCGTATAAAAGTGCGACACATGGTAATAGAGTAAAATACTCTCGCTTTATAATATAAAGTAAATTTTCCCTCATAGTTAGTATATATCTTCCTCGTTGAATATAATCTAAAATTTCTTGTGCTGATTCTGGACAACTTTGATTTGTAGCAAAAAAGGGGCTTACTTGTAACAAGGGAATATTTTGAAATAAATTATCATGAATCATTGTAGTCATAAAATAATATAAAAGCTTGTATTTATCATACGCAAGATTATGCTTTCCAAGTTCAGATTGAATATGTGCAATTCTTTGTTCAATTTCAGAATTTGAATATTTTAACCAATGAAAATCAATAGGTTTTCCAAATATGGTATCGGTTCGACAACGAATTACATAATCATACTTAAATTTATTGGTATTCTCGTAATGGCACATGACTTGATTAGTCAACCATATATGATAATGTTCAATTATCGAACCACTATTTCTTAGATATCCTTTCCAGCTTTCTGTTACATCTAAATACATCAGTATTCTTTCTCTCAAATGTATAAATGTCCAATCTTCACGAAGTTTTCCAAAATCTAATTGTTTCAAATGACCTCCCAATTGATCACGCAACCATTTCTCCCATTCTTCCGTTGGTCTTTCTGTATCATTTTCTAAACATGCAAATACATGAACATTTTCATTAAGTAAAACATTTTCTTTTAGATAACGTATAGTTTTTTCAATCGTTCGTAATGCTCCAGTATACAGCACAGCAATTTTCATTGTATTAGGTATAAAAAATACTCTTTATATCTTGATATCCTAGAGATGGAACATATACCAATAGCATCTGGACCTCCACTAGTTCTTCCGCAATTTTCATTACGATCAAGACGTGAACAGCCTGTAAGAGATGTATTTAATGCCCGACAATATGAACATTGGAATACAGATGCACCACAGCCTGTTCAAAATTTTCCTGATTTAGCCAAGCAAAATCCCTATTATGATATGAAACCTATAAATTGTCGCACTGTCACACGAGATTATAGACAAGCCCAGCCATTTGTAGCAACAGGAAATCAACTCGGCAATAACCCCTACTTTCAAAAATTTGACGTTGCTACCGATCCGCGTAATGTAGTTCGTGAATTACAATCTGCAGTCTATGAATATAATCCACCACGCGATCAAACTGTGAGTAATCGCCTGCTGGAAAGAAATTTTGAAACTCTTCACGTCCCCGAATCACAAGTAAAAAAATCATATGAACAAGCTGTTGATATCTATGATAAAATGCGTCCTAAACTAAATGATATGAAAGCTGTATTCCGCTAATCAAAGGACAACTTAATTTCCAAATCATACTTATGCATCATTTTTGTGCTACTTGGAACCTTTTCCGTTCTGCGACGGCGCGTGGACTTACTTGAAGAACTAGTGCACTCAGTTGAAATTGTAACTGCACTTTGTGCAGATTGGGTTGATACACTGGTATCTGTTGAACTCTGTGTTCCTTGCGCACGAGCCTGTTTTTCTTCACGAATAATATCTGTCAGATGTAAACGAATATAACTTAAGATGTCCTTTTCAAACGCCCACTTGAAGAAATTTAATTGGCCGACAGTTGTTTCAAATGGCTCAAAGTTTCCACACTGAAACAAAATTCGCTCACGGCGACAAAACGGATCAAACATTTTTTTACTATAAGCCTTTAACTGACTCTTGTAATTTAAATATACAATGAATTCTTGCCCCGCTAGCATATAACTAACATGATGCTTTTTTGCATAATTCGTTACAAACCAGTCAATTAGGCGTAAAGATAGATCACCCTCGCCTTTTAGAATTGGAATTAAAGTTGCCAAATCATTGCGATTATTATAAAAGCGCTGTAGACTTAGAATGAGTAATTCACGTCTACAGGGAATCTTGCGTTTACGAGTATCAGATCCTAAACTTGTGGATTCGAGGACAATAGGCTCTTCCATGGCTATTGAGAGTGGTAAGTTTTTCTTAAGCACTTTTACTCACCCAAAATAGATAGACCAATATGTCTGGTCCTCCACCTAATTTTAATAGTAATGAAAGTCTGCTGCCCGATCCTGGACGCGACGTAGCACCTATTCATGTTATGAAAGGTGGTGCAAGACCTGGGGAGGTTAAACTTTCATATACAGATGAGGAACTAGAGATTTTAAAGCAATATGGTCTGGCAAAAGATGGCCCTATCGCAGAAGAAATAGATGAACTTACAAAAAGAGAATTTTTAAAACAATTGGCTAATTGTAAAGTTGGAACCGGGGATTCAGTTATCCTCAGTAAGAATTGTTCTGCAGTTTTAGCTGTTATAAATGCTCTTATAAAATCTTCCATCAAAAAACAAAATAGTTCAGATATGAGTTTCTCTGATAATAATACAAATTCAAATACTGATTCTGATTTTAATGCAAATACTTTAATTTCAAATTCAACGCCAGAACCAGCGCCTGCTCCTACGCCAGAACCAGCGCCTGCTCCTGCCTCCGCCCCTTCACCGCCCGAAAATGAAGATATACCTGAACAAAAAACAACTTTATTTAAGAGACTATTTACTAGAAAAAAGAAACCTTTATCTTCTATACCACCTAATACTCTTAAAACAAATCAAAATACAGTTGATTGGATTAATAATCCTATAGGAAGTGTGGGGCGCTCAACAACACGTCGTAATATAAACAACTCTAAGAAAAATAATAGTGCAAATAGTTTAGAGAATACTACAAAAAATAAATCTAGTATATTTAAGAAACTATTTACTCGTAAAAAGAAAGTTTTATCATCTTCATTTCCAGCCGATGCATCAAATCAAAATGCAGTTGTTTGGACAAATAATCCTATAGGAAGCACTGGAAGATTTAGAACAATGCGTAAAAATAGGTTACCACAACCATCAACAGGCGGAGCAACCAAAAAACAGCGTTATTTTCGCCGTCTTGGAAAAACAGCTACGAAATCAAAACCAGGTAAAAAAAAATAAATCATGGCAATAACTAAATTTGCGAATATAATGTATTAAATCATATTTTTTTGAAGCAAAAATGTATGATTTAGTGAAGTATTCTAATCTCTAAAAACTCGTGTCATGTGAAGCTTAGTGGCGGGGATTTAGATCCGTGCGGAGGATTCTAAGCACCCCCTTATTAACTATTTAAAAGATATGATGTAAAATGATATAATGGGATGTATTACATGGAAATTATTTAATAAACGTTATATCAATCATGATCCTTATACAGGACGGGCTTATTTTAATCCATTAGATGAAAGTCAAACTATAAAAGAGGCGCCCATTTTCCCTGAGCAATTTCGTCGGTTTGCTAGAATGGACGGAAATTATATATGGCCTTACGTAAAAAATGTAGTAGGAGGGTGGTCTGGTTGTAGCTCGGACATTGCTCCTTTATTAAAACACTTTCCTACTTGGGATAGTATTAAAGAAAGTGACGAGTGGGCCCAACATGGATGGGATGAAACCGCGCATAATCTCTTTAAAGAGTGCCTAGAATGGTGTGATGCGCAAGGAGGGTTTTGGGCAGAGTGGCCTTACTAAAAACTCGTGCCATGTGTTCTATCCCATATACCAAGTGTCAGCACTACAGGGTTCAGAATTAATCTATCAAGACCTCTATAGGTGCGACGCATAGTTACTTTTAATTCTTCAACTTCTGTTCTTAGAGAATTTAGAGATTTTACATTAGATGAAATAAGAAATTGATCACCAGACATACCAGGAATAATCGGAAGTGGCGCCAAGGGCTTAACAGCTACATTTTTTAGATCATTTGTCTTCATAAATACAGTATCGGCTGTAGACATAGCCACGTGATTACCTGTCATAGCCATCATATATAATCCTGTCATTGTGCTGTCACCGTGAATAGAACCTTTATCAACCAATAAAGTATACCCATATGGGACAGTTGCTCCGATTAGTTCTAGCTCATCGCCATCCTCTTTACCCAAAATGACAAAACCGCCACACTGCTCATTCATAGGTGTAATAGCCTGAATAAAATCATGCCGTTCAATAAAAATTCCACTTCCACCATCTTTTAGCAAGTAATCATTGACATATTTATCACCATAATTATAAGTTACAATACGTAATTTATGCTGAGCGTGTTCACTAGATTGAACCAGCTCTTGATCAAATCCAAAAGGCACATCATTCCGCACAATTTGCGCATGATACGGGCGCAAATCATATTTATGCGGTTCTGTTATAATATTCATGTGCAATTCGGACTGAGAAATCTTAAGTATACCAGGTGTATCAAATAAACTATCTACAGCCAGTCCTGTTTCTACATTTACCAGGGTCTGTTCAAAACCACCACCCTTAATCCAATTATACCGTAATCCCTCTCCTTCGCCCTGTTTCAGCACATGCTTATATTCATCGGGAAGTGGCATAAGTTCTGGTCTGGCGGGACCCCCAACAACTTCTTGATATTTCATTTCAGTCGTATCAATTATATAGGTTTTTGTGGGATCAATATAACCACCATAATGATGTGGCCCTGTCATGGAAGATTCAAAAATAAGACCATTTGGCCCTACATTACCACGCACTGCACGAAGGTTATATAAATTTGATAGAGTGCGGGTAGCAGCTTCAAGATCCATCTTACGTTCACGAATAGATTTTATAATAGCATTTGTATTAAACATTTGTCTCGCAGTCTCATAGCCCTTATATAATTTTGTTACAAGTGCACTGGATATACCAGAAATACCTTTAAAATACAATAGGCGCTTTGGTATATCTGTAAGTAAACTGCCCTCATAATACGTTGTGGGATTACCACCGCGCTGTCGCAATTTTCGAGATTTACGATTTATTTTATATTTTCTTGTTGCTCTACTTTTATGTGTTCTCCCGCCCCGCATTTGAATTTCTATACTATATCATATATTTTTTTTTTGAAAAATATATGATTATAATTTAATTAACTTAACGAAGTCTACCCATATTTGCTGTTACACGACAGCCAATATCCATCAAAAATATCACTCCAAGACCCGTTAAAATAAAGAGAAGAACCTCTGTTTGACTACTTTCAGATCTCATGGAGTCCATATCATCAAGACGAGCAAAGATTTTATCCAGTTTTGAAAGAACTTCACGGCGACCAACAGGAGCATCCACTGGTGCCTCTTTCTCTGCAACTGTGCCCGCTGGTTCTCCACCGGGTGCCTTCAATTGTGAAAAAAACGCACTCTGTCCACCCGCGATTCCATTCTCTTTCCAAAACATATCCACATTTGGAACTGGTAGAATACTATTGGGTAACATAGAAGTTGGTGTCAAATAAGATGTCTCTTTGCTTACGGGGCTTGGGCCACTTATTGTTGCGCCTGCAGCCGCTCTTTGTGCACCATTCATCCCAAAGGATTTTGCAAAGTCTGGCATGAGTTTATAGCCTTCTTCATCACCAATTATGTTTACAAAAGGCGCCGCGCCACTTTCAAATGACTCTGTTATTCCTCTCTTAGAAGTTAAAGATGTTCCACTATCTTCGGGATTGGCACCAAAAAAACTAGGCAGATCCTTATCCTTCTGAAGAGAGTTTTGTCCCTGAACATTGGATCTTATAGCGGGCAGATCATCCATTGCTCCCACAAATGTTTCATAAGTATATTGCTGTGTTACTGGTGCATGTTGATAAACACCAGTTGAAGAATTATAATCTGGCCCAGGTTCCATTTCGCCGACGGGCTTGTCGGGATCGGGGCCAACAGATCCAACCATATTCCAGTTCTTATTTAAATAATTCGCTTGAGGTCCCCGACAACGCCTTGCCTTCTTCTTTTCTTGACGCCGCGACTCGTCTGGGCTTAGTCTATCAATACAGCTCGGTGAACCAAATGGTCCAGAAGGAAATGCTTTATCATATTCACAACCATCCATCGCCCTGGGGGGACTTTCCTATTGGCATGATTCAAATAATTCTTCCATTAAACTTAGTTACAACCGAGGGTAGGAATGAGACTAACCAACGTTTTAATTGGTGGTATTTTTTTTATACTCATATTGCTCTATGTTGAGCACACACGACAAACTTCCAAAGAGGGTTTTACGCCAATGGTATGGCAACAATACTATGAGATGATACGAAACCTGCAACAAGCACAGGGCTTACTCGGAGAAAGCAAAACCTACGATGATTGGGTTGGTCATCTTTACAAAAATCCCGAAGACGCAACACTCGTCTTGAATGATTTTAAATCAAGAGTATTTCAAGATAGCTGTAAATTCCGTGATGACTGGGCATATAATATTCCGAGTGGTATGATGAGACCTATAGCCCCAAAAGATGCGACTCTTGCTAATACAGCCTACAGGTCATTTATGCAATGTGTCGCAAATCGTAATCAGGCTTGTATAGATAAACTTAATGATGCAAGAAGACGCTTTATGGATTCCAACTGTGGGTTTAAAAATCAAACAGACTTTAAAGCATATTCACGCAATATTCCAACAGTTTTTAAATAAGATAAGCGCATAAAAATCGTTAATTCTCATAGAGATGTCTTCTACAGTTCCACAGGGATTGCCACAGCAATTAGGAGGCATGAGACCCTCGGTAGTAGATGAGGCAACTGTGATGGTAGGCCATTTTATTTTAGTGGCGCTAGTCTTGATTAGTGTCTATGTTTCCCGAATTCCCCCTAGAGTTTTATCTACAATGAAAAATCCTATTTATCAAATATTAGGCCTATTATTTATTATTCTACTAACTGTTCAATATGGGTGGATTCATGGAATTATGGCTTCACTGGCGTTTGCATTAGTTCTGAGTAGAGCAACAAGACCTGTAAAAGAAGGATTAGTGGACTATATACCCTTACAAGCGGAAGCAGTAGTTATTGAAGACCCTGATAGCATTTATATCCCCGAAAATCACAGATGGTTTTCTGAAAGGTTGCTTGGAGAAAGACCTTTTATAATTCGTGATAAAGAAGTTAAAACAAGTGCTGTTCAAGATTTGAGCGAGAGATCAATGGGTTCTTCCGCTGTAACAAAATGAGAGCAATAATACTTTTGCACTGAAGCAGTAGGAATGGACCATAAGTCCAATATTCTCAATCTATTTGAGGAACATACCCCGTTTGATAGATTTCTGAGAACCGCAGTCGTCTTGACAATACTCGGTTATACCTTATTTTACAGTAGCTTGTTTGAAACTACATACCCGACTCGTTTAGTTGAACTGTATGCGTATCCCTGGTGGAGGCTTCTATTAGTTCTATTAACTGCAATCGGCGCTTGGTGGTGTCCTCGTGTGGGAATTGCAATGGCCATCGCAGTCTTTTTTTACATCAATGATATGGAAATTCTAACTAGCCCATTTATTAGTGGTTAGATTAATTAGGAGATGAGTGTCCCGACTCTATCAGCTGGAGCGCCAGTATCATCAATAGGTCCCATGGTGTTAGGTCCTATTGACTCTGCCATTCTTTCACTGAATAGCAACCCCTATTTTATTGGAACAATGATGCTTTTATTAAATCTTGGCGGTCGTTTTATTTCTCTTGAAATGTCTAAAAATCAAGAATTATTCTTTCAAAATCCATGGGTTCGTCGTATACTCATTTTTACAGTCCTCTTTGTTGGAACACGAAATGTTGTTGTCGCATTTTGGATGACTCTTTTCATCATTTTGATTATTGGTTATCTGCTCAATGAGAATAGTAGTCTGTGCTTGTTCCACTTGGGAAAACCTGGAAGTAGTTGTTCAGAGGGCCCCACGCCATCTCAAATACAAGCACAAATGACTCCCGCCACACCATTTACACCCGAAGAAGCTGAAATATTTAAACGCCTACATGAAAAACAATTGCGATTTGCAGCCACGCAAAGACAAGAACAAACAAAAACACCCGCCGAGTTACCAGCAAGCCTCAAAGATGTGTATTGGAGAAATATACAACTCGCGAAACAGTCCGACGGATCATACGGAAATCCACGTTTTTAACCTAAATAGTTTCTAGATGGATGTGGAAATTGTAGCTGTAAAACCCGAAACTATACAGGCGAATCCTCCCATCCCCGTTCCCAATTGTGAAAAAAATTTGGATAAAATGTTTTTCATAACTTTAATGCCTTGTATAAGAAGCAAATATTGTATCATTCGTGTTTTTATTCCAGTCATTACTAATTCAATATTAATTACGGCCACATTTTGTATGATCTATTATCCTGAATATTATCCCACACAAGGTGTAATATGGTCTTCAGATCTAGGATTTATTACAATTGTATATAATTACATGTTTTATCTACAAACAAAATGGAATAGTGTGCGTTGTTTTGAATATACAGGCATAACGCCAAAGACAAATCGCTTTACTCTCATGTTTTATTGGCTGTATTTAGTTTACTGGCTGTATTTTGCTGTAATTCAGTTTCTTACGCATTCTCACAGGGCATCCATATTTCAAATTGGTAATGCCCTCATGTCTATAGCCTGGTTTCTGTTTTTTTCCACTTCAGCATGTCTATATTATTTCATTTGTATTAAATTAGAACAAAGAGCAACATCTATACGAACTTGGTTACGAAGTCTAAAAAATAATAAACCTACACTGGAAAACTTTTATGTTCAATACAACGAACAATATAAAAAAAGCAAATTACTTGCAGTTCACTGGAATTTAATGATATTCGCTGGTTTTCTTCTATTAACATTCCATGTTCCCATTGATTTAGTTTCTATTTTATATAATCATTTTTATTATGATATTTTTGGCCTAGTCATTAAACTGATATCCCTTCTATGGTATCTTTGGTGTATCTGCGAATTAAATGAATATGAAACCTATATTCCATCCTATTTATATAAACATCGTATTTTTGATGTGGAAACTATTCGTGAACTAGAAAAATTCTTTGAATATCGCCCTGTTGGTTTGAATTTTTACGGAATAAAAATTAATAAGGCAACAATCATAAAGGTTTTACTTATTGTATTAAATCTAGTTGTCCCAACAGGATATGCACTTTTTTCTAGTAAAATTCTAAATATGTAGAGAAGCTGTGTATGTATATTCCCAACAAATACTAATTTATTAGGAATATAAATTATAAATATTTTCATTTATCTTCTTGCGGTTCTTCTTCTGTGCTTTCTCGTCTTTTTGGAAGCTTTTCTCTTCATAGTTCTTCTACGTCTTCCACCAAATAGCTTGACACCGAATAGCTCAAATCCGCCATTTTCCGTAGCTGGATCCACAGAAGCATTTCTATTCTTATTATTTCTGTTGTTGGGTGCTCTGGGTGTAGAAACGTTCGAGTTGTTTGCTCTGTTCATGTATGCGTTCATCCCTCTATTATTAGAATTGTTTTCATCTGGATTGTAAGGGCGAATGTGATTGATCGAATAGATTGAGCAGGACTGGCCATGACAAATCAAAACAGTTCCAGCGGGTAAATCAGGATTATTTACGCTCCCAATCTTTTCAATATTTGCGATATTTGTTTGATAATCTTGAATATCATATTCGTCGCGAGTTAAAACACCACCACCTCCAAAAACATCGGGAAGTATACCAGGTTTAATTTCTACTGGCATTCCTACAGCAATATTTTGCGCCATTCTCTAATAGTATAATAGAATTAAACATTCAAACTAACTACATTTCCTGTGGGGGCTTGGCGTCTTCTGCGTCTTCCACCTGAAGTTCTCTCTGTGCCCAAACTTCCTACATCCTCAGACGCAATGCTCTGCATTTCAGCTACGGCCGCCATTGCGGAATTTGAATTCATACTTGGGGGCATAGCAGGAAATGTATTCCCTGCATCCTCCGCACGACGCACTTCTTCAAATGTCTTTAAGATATCCTCTACTCCAGATGGACCACTCATTTCACGCCTGGCAGTCTGAACAGGGGGTGGAGAGGCTGCAACATGCTGGGGCATTTGAGGAGAATTAAAGAATGCCCCTGGACCAGATGCCATATTTACTGGAACGCCCATAGGTTGCTGGGGGGCCTGGGGCGGAGCCTGTGGAGGAACGCCCATCGCCATGCCCATAAAATTTCCAAAACCAGGGGCCGCCTGTTGTGCGGCTGCTGCTGCAAATTGTTTTGCTAGCTCTGGGTTCTTCTTAAAAATGTCATCCGCGCTTGGCATCTTGGATCTGAAGAAACTATTTGTTACGTGGCACATAAATCCAGATCCAGCCAACTGGAAAATTAGACGTGCCTCGGGGGGCATCTTGCCCTTTTCCTTATACTTATCATATAACTCCTCAAAAATATCATCATAATCATCAATATTTTCATGGACACCCTCGGACCAACCCTCTAGCTTAAAATCAAAGGGATCAAACTTCTTGTTTAACATTTCAATACCAGTTACAAAACCCATCAACATATTTCTTTGAAACTTGATACTTGTCTCCAAATGACGAGCATCGACTAGACGATTATATTCTTGCTTAATTTCATCCAAAGAATTATCCATCGTAAAACGCTTTGCAACTGGAAATCCCTTGGCCTCCAAACGCTGGAGCTTATTGATATAATCGGCCTTCTCAGCCCCCTCCTTGATTAGATCGCGCTGGGGAGCAGATGACAAGGTTATAGAAGGACCACTTGAAGAGCTTGAATTTGCATACGCACCATCATTTCCGTATGAATTGGCGGGCTGAAAACTCGTCTCTCTTTGAATACTAATCGTGGGGGCAGTAGGGACCGAAGATGAACTAAAATCTAAACTTACAGGCTGAATATTATCAATGCGCTGAACATCAATTTCTTCTGCACCACCGCCTGAAGAAAATGAAATAGGTTGCTCTGAAGCTCTAGGCGCAGATGAATACTTGGAATTTGACAAAAGACTCATTCCCATATCATCGCCCAACTCACTGATCTCAACAACATTTCCCAAATCATTTCCAGTGCTAAATGTTACTTCGGGTAGTGCCGTAGCAATGTCTTCCATGGCTTGAATTGTTACAGACATTCAACCTCTCTTTCTCTTTCGCCAAAAGTCTAGTTTAGGCTCTTTCTTTACGCAGTCCATCCAAACACATACATAACGCATCCGCCAAATCGGACTTTTTCTTAGCCTGCTTCCAAACTTGTTTCCACGTTTCAAGATCTGTTATGTTCGGGCTCTCAAGGAATTTTTCTACACGCGCTTCGGAACCAGCCTTGCGTTCCTTGTATCCAGCATCTCCAGACTCGGCCCCTTGAACCTTTTTTCCTGCATGAACCAGTTTTAAAGTCGGAATTGGCTCTCCCAATAGATCACGAAGTGTCGCAAAAAGTAAAATCTGAACAGATTTCATGGTCGGATTTTTAAATACAGGTTGATTTTCTAACAGTATAAGTTTACATGAACTCCACAGTGATTTCTGTTGCAGGATTAATTTTCGTATACTATTGTGAATTTCTACGAGACCTACATCCGGCGCCTTGGAGACCTTTTTAATCTCTATTGGCAAACTGAAATGCTTTTCCAGCTCCAACTGTAAATCCAGTTTTTTGGATGGTAATGGTTTGCCTGCTGATTTTTCAGCCAAAATCAGTTTCATAGTTCCCACAGCTGGAATTTTTTTTAGTAAATTTCCAGACAAATCGCGTAATGCTGGAAATCCCGCCGAACAGTGCCGAACACAAGTATTCTTTTCATTATGCTTATATGTCGCCTTTGCCGAACAATGTGTGCATGTTAGCTTTGTATTTGCATCTACATTACTCTCAGAATTTAACAGATTATAGTTATCCCAGCTATGAATTGTATAAACAGTATCTTGCTCCTCCAAGACACACCACGCTAAATTTTTGATACCAATATCAAAGGCTAGAATACGTGTCATCTACGTATAAATTTGAAATCTGTTTAGATAGTAGAATCCATCTCTCACATGGAGTCAGGACAACAATCACCTGTGGCAGATGGTGCAGAATCAGTAGCATCCAAGGGTGCGCCTAAAAAGAAGTTCTTGAATGGCTGGACAAAAGAATTAGAACAACTTATGGCCGACTGGGCCGATAAAGCAGCGTGTTACCGTTGGATGCACGAAAAAACAAGTCTGTTATATAGTGGTAGAGATCGTCTGTTTAATATTCCTGTTATAATTCTTTCAGGTTTAACTGCGGGCGCCAATTTTGCTCTAAATAGTATAACTGGTGATGATAAAGATATGCAAAAATGGGCACAACTCGGTCTCGGAGGCGCATCCCTTATAACAGGAATTATTCAAACATTTATGAATTTTTATGGATACGCAAAAGGAAGTGAAGCACATCGTGTATCTGGAATTAGTTGGGGTAAATTCAGCCGTCTTCTTTGTATTGAAATGAACCTTCATCCTGATGAACGAATGGATGCATTAAATTTTCTTAAAATGTTTCGTGTTGAACTCGACAGACTTATTGAGCAAAGCCCCCCAATTCCGCAAAATATTATTGATGAATTTAATGCCATGTTCAAAAATGCAAATGTTGTAAAGCCTGAAATTACTGGAATTCTTGAACATACAAAAGTCTATAGAGATGACGGATCAAGACTCAAACGTCTTGCAGCAGAAGCAACGATTGCCCTAAGCTATAAAAAGGGTATTTTAAAACAGCTTGTAATTGATGATATCGAGGGAAAAATGCGGAAAACTGCTACAGAGGCCGCAACTGAAACTGCCAAGCAAATTGCAAAAGAAATTATTGACTCACATAAGGCTGTTTTAAGCCCAGCACTCACAAAAATAGCAATGAAAAATAACATGGCGGAAACAGATCTTAAACAGGAAAGAAAAGCTGAAATTATTGATACAATAAAACAAAAATCATTTTCTGTGCAAGAACTTACACAGAGATTTAAGAAAATACCTCCTTCAGGACCATTGCCATCAAGTTTAAAAAAGGAAGGTTCATTCCGCAGTAACAATGGCTCACCAGCGATAAGAATAAACAAAGAAGTTATGTATTCAGATTTTACATTAAATCAACCCGAAAATACAACAAATATTGTTGAAAATCAAAGTGTTTCTCAACAAAATACGATATCTGAAAATATTATCGTGGAAATACAGCCTCAGGAAACACCAGCAGATATCAAAGAAATACCTACACCTGTTCAGCAATCTGAGGTAGTTCCCACCACCGAAACTCAAAAATAATTATTGATACAAGTTACGCCAGCGGGCGGGAGTATTTCTGCCGTATTCAATAAATGTATTGAGTGATATACTATTTACGTTCTTAGAAAGTGTTTCTTGATTTGGTGGAAATGTAAATGTTCCAAACAATGGCGGGGCTTTATCAGTTCTTTCTAGACCAACACCATTACGATAACCGCTAGGATAGATACTACAACTACCTACACTACAAGATTGGAACTGGGCGGGAGGCAACTCCGTGGGGGCTGTTCCTAAAGCTTGTCCTGTATTTTGAACCTGACGAAGACGACTTATATTAATAATTTCGTCTGTGTTATGAACAGTCCAGTTCTTTACTGCAAATTGCGTTCCTGGAGGTGCACGAGTTACGCACTTATCACGATAATCTGTAACTAGACGCCCATCCTCAAGGGGTGCAGCATACGCGCGAAAGCGATTATCAGGTGCAGGAACTGTCTTTGTAGCATCTATTTCTCTTATTGTCTCTTGATCTACCACACGACGGCTTGGCTGTCTTACTAGATCTGGCTCACCCTTTATGCGAAATCCTTTACTATCCATCCTAAACTCCTACTCTAGTTATCCAGAATTCTTACTCAGAACTTACAAGGGATGACTCGGGCCCACTTTCGAGAGATGCAATAACTTCACCATTATTGATATCCATAGCAGATCCTAGATTTTCAATTGGTGTGCTCTCTGAATCATTTACAGTCCAATTAGCTAAACTACTAGAAGTTCCCGTATTTCCACGGAGCGCATCAATGACCTGCGCCTTACTCATGTTGCGTAGCCCAGAGATACCTTTTTGTCTAGCAATTTGAACAAGTTCCTTATATGTCATTGCTTCATAGTTAGAGGATACGGAAGCCTTATCTTTTTCAACTTGGATATTTTGAGGACTAGAACGGCTTCGGGGCATCATGGAATCTAACGTGACATCGCGCGTTTCAGAATTATCCTCAGTTTTTAGCCCATCCTCGTCTTCTGAATTATTTGCCATAATGTCACGATACATATTTGTATTCATATTCTGCTCTTCTGCTTCATTTACAGGACCAATAGCTTCCTTTGTATCTGGAGCTTCTGTGGCGGATAATAGAGTTTGCTCCGTGGTGACTTTCAAGTCAAGAAGTATATTCTCCATTAAACTAACCTTACGCTCAAGTTGAGACTGGCGACTGTATAGATAATAACTAACTGCCGCAAAAACAAGGCCCAATACTATGCCAATAACAACACCGTCACTGATAGCTGTCATACTACTGCTGGTCTGAGTTGTTTTTTAATTTTCGTTTAAGCGCACCAAACCTGCTTCGGAGAGAACTTCGCGCACACTACTAACGCGACAAATTCCGCCTTCCGTCATTTCATAGGAATACTTTAGTTTTCCAGAACTCTGTAATTCAGCATTACAGCAAAAAGTTTGGATTGGGGCCTTTTGCTCCGTCTCACACAAGCTAAATATATGCGTGCTTATAATACTTTTTCCAGTTCTAAAGCTCCATAATTGCTCTAAAAACAGTTTTGCGCTAATTTCAGCATCGGGGGGATTTGTGCTGTGAAATAACTCATCAATCAAAACTAAACTATTTTGTTTTGTATGTTTCAGTGTTTTTATAATCTGGCTGGCAAATCGAACTTCCATTTCAAAAAGGCTTTCTTTTCCAGCTGTATCGCGACTCTTCAGGCGTGTAAATATAAGCTGAAAAGGACACCACTTTCCAACTGCCTCATATGTAAATCCAGTTACTTGACCCAATATGACTTGCTGAAGAATACCTCGCAAGCAACTGGATTTTCCACCGCGGTTTGGACCCGTTAATAAACTATGCTCGTGTAAACAAATACTGGATTTTACCTGTGTTTTGCTTGATTTAATTGCCAGATCAGAAAAATTAGAAAGTTCTAGAGTTTTATTCTGTGAATTAAAATTTACCGGTGACCACTGTTCATCTACAGCAATCCGAAACATAATCGTTAGACGCCCAATAATTTTCCATAAAAACTGTATACCAAGCGGTTCTGCTGTCATCCAAGCTACTGCCTCATGGGGCTCATATGGAATATCTGGTAGAACAAGTGTATCAATTCCTGGGCAACCCATTTCACGTAATGTATCCAAAACAGATTTTACTACACTATGAATATGGAGTAAAGATTCTCCACGTTTTACAATTTCTGCATCTAAATTTCGTGTATGATAGGCTGTAATAAAAGGTGAAATCATTCCTTGGGCTACGCTTAAAAATGTCCATAAAGCCTGTGCATAGTGTTTTAATCTCCACGGTTCTCCCGTTTGAATCCCAAATACCATTTGTTTCATTAATACAGTATACATATCCCATGTAATTGGCATATCCATAATAGTAGTCATAATCAAATAGGGTGTAATTGCCAAAAAAAGTGGAGTTAAAAGTGCTAATATAGGAGCAACCCAGACCTTTAAAAATACACAAAATGTTATAAAATAAGGAATAAAGTTAAGCGCTTTTGTGTGTTCTCCCAGAAAGAATATCTGCCCGTCCGCAATCTTACTAGATTCATTTGGCTTATAATTTTTTACAGTTGCTTCAGAGTCTTTTAGTAATGCCAATTGATCCAGTAAGACCTGTGTTTTGTCTTTATGTTTTCTCAAAAATCGTATCTGATCTTGCTTTTTTGAAAGCACAAGCTTAGAACTACACCAAGGGCTGGCAAGCATAGTGTTAAATTCATCTTTTGCAGAAAGTAAAGGAAAACCAAAAATATCTATATGTTTATTTAACTCCGACTCTTGAACAATATGAGTTAAATTCATCTAAGAATACATCGGAGGAAAGAGAGGGGCTAAAAGGCGCAGAATCATATACGTATAGGTACGGGAATGGAAATTCTCAGTAAAAGTATGGCGGATCCTGCACAGCCAATAGAAGTTCTTGTTCAAGAACTTTTTGAATTACGACAAGACTGTGCGCAGACGCTCCCTGATGATATTATTCGTCGTATTCACGCAGTCCGATCCCTGTGTAAAGATGCCGAAGCACTGGATGGAAATGGTCAAATCAATTGGAGAAAAGTTGGAGGACAACATAATTTTCATTCCCCAAATCACAAAGGTTCTAACTTTCATGGAGGTGCGCAGGGTCAAATGCGCTGGAGAGGTCCGCCACAGTCTTCACAACCCCCTTCAAATCAGACTGAAAAGACAGTTACTCGCTACGTAAGTAAATTTAAAAATTCAGATTCGCCCGTTGAGGATAAAATTCTAAATCAAGTCATTTTAAATAAGTTAAATAAATTTAGTAATGCTAATTATGAAGAAATAAAGGAATTTTTAGAGCAAATTCTGGACAGCAATGAGAAGGATTTTCTTCACGACTTTATGCTTCTAGTCTTTAAAAAGGCAGCGTCAGAGCCCACATTCTGTCCATTATATGCACGCATGATTAGTGAACTAAGTGTGAAATATGATTTTCTTTTAGTGGAATTGAACGATCTATATAACAAGTATATTACAATTTTTGATACGGTAGTAGAAGAAAATGCAACAAATTATGAACAGTTTGTTCAGCGTAATCGCGAAAAGATTCATCGTCTTGGGTATAGTCAGTTTTTAGGCGAATTAACAGGTCAAGGTGTTTTAAATATTAATCAACTAAAAGAACTCTATATTAAGATTATAACTCAGCTTAAACACTGCGCAAAAGAAGGCGAGGCTAAACAGCATCATGTTGAAGAATATGTGGATTGTTTAGTTCGTATGACAAAGCCCTTTGAGAAGGGTAATTCTGAAAAGCTAACTACAATTCGTTTAGAAATTGGAAAATCTTGTGAGAAAATGATGACTGAAATTCTTTCTAACAGAACAAGCCTATATCCCGGACTTACCAAAAAGAGCTCCTTTGCCATTATGGACTGCATTGATATTTTCCGAGGGACTGCCAAATAATATTCTCATGCGTTTAATAGAAAAGAAGATGGCCAAGTCTCGTCGTGGTTCTCGCAAGGGTTCTCGCAAGGGTTCCCGTAAATCTCGCAAGTCTCAAACTCGTCGTTCCCGCCGTAACAATGCCACCCGACGTGGGGGCGCTGTAAAGGGTTTCTTTGGCACAGTTTATAGCCCTATCGGCCATTTGCTAGGTGCCACAGAGAACGCCGTGGGCGCTGTAACTGGCACGGTGAATACTGTTGCCAAGAGTGGTATCCGTGGAGTTAACAAAATCGGCAGATCTGTAACTGGCCATGCCAATATGGCCGTGAGCAATCTAATCGGTCGTCGTCGCAGAGCTTCTCGCAAGGCTAACCGCAAGTAAACATAGTCATGTGAAAAAAAATACATTTTTTATAAATAGCCAGTTTGGATATATATAAAAATTGATTGACCCGGCCCCGTGGGATGCAATAAACACACTTAAGATGAATACTCGCGATACTCTTAGAAATAAAATGTCCAAAAAAGATGCTAAGAAGAAGGGTGGCAACAAGAAACGTGGGGGTGCAAATGATGATGATAGCAGTAGCGTAGACAGTAGAGGTAATATTAGGGGTCTTATTGATTATGACTATGATTCTGAAGAAGAGTTTATCACAGAGACCGATAAAACGAGTGGTTCTTCTGGTCCAATTGCTAGGAGAACGCGGAGCAAGTCCAAAAAGCACGCCAAGTCTTCCAATACAAGCAGAAAACAAAAATATGTAAGTGATTCTGAGTCCGAGTCTGAGTCTGAAGAAGAGATTTCTTCAAAAGAAACAAAACTTGTTCAGAAACTTCGTGATGAAAAACGTCGTCTTCAGCGCCTTCTTCGTGAAAAGGAAGAAGACGAGCGTCTAGAAGCACTTGAAGAGGAACTAGAAGCTAAGCGCAAACTTAAGAAGAAATCCAAGCATATTCAGGACTCTGAAAGCGATGAAAGCTCTGATAAAAAGAAGAAGAAAAAGTATGTTATTGAGTCTGATTCTGATGAAGAGGATGAGTTTGATGAAGATGATGATGAAGAAGATTATGATGAGGATGAAGAAGATGAAGAAGATGACGGCGAGGATGATGAAGATGATGACGATGATGACGAAGGCTCGGTAGAGGAAGATGAAAAACCAAAGGGTGGAATTGTGCTGAGTTTTGGCATGGAAAATATTGATGATCGTATGATTCCTAGGCGTCATAATATGAAAAAAGAATCTGCTGATGTTAAAAAGTTTGTAAAACTTATTACAACTCCCAGTGACGAAGACACAATTGATGGTCAAATTGATCAGTTCAAAGCACTTACTTCTGAACAAAAGACTAAACTTCTAAATGTTCTGGAGAACCGCAACAAGAATCCTACAGCACAACAAGGTCTAATGTTTAAAATTCTTACTATGAATCTCCCAGCCGAAGTCCAGTCTATGGTCCTAAGTAAATATAATTCTCTACAGAACCTGGACCCAGGAACTGGCGAATACTTCAAGCACAGAAACTGGCTAGAGAAACTCACCAGCCTGCCTATTGGAATCTATAAAGAACTACCTGTTAAGATTTCAGATGGCCCTGAGACTTGCGGGTCTTTTATGGAGAAGGCGCGCAAAAGTCTAGATGAGGCAATCTATGGACAGGATGAGGCAAAACTGCAAATCCTCCAATTTATTGGAACTAAAATTGCAAATCCTGATGGGCGTGGTCTAAGTCTACTACTCTCAGGTCCACCTGGTATTGGTAAAACCTCACTGATCAAGAATGGTGTAGCAAAAGCAATTCAGTGGCCTTTCCAGTTCATTAGTCTGGGTGGCGATAGTGATGCTAGCACTTATACTGGTCACCAACTTGTGTATGAAAGTAGCCATTGTGGAAAGATTGTAAATTCACTCTGCGCTGCAAAAAGTATGAGCCTTGTTCTTATGTTTGATGAAGTAGATAAAATTAGCACTACTCCTAAAGGTGAAGAGGTTCAGAATCTTCTAGTCCATCTCACAGATCCTGTTCAGAATGGTGAATTTGAAGACAAGTATCTCGCAGGTGTTCCTATTGATCTCAGCCGTGTCATGTTTACCTTCAGTGCAAACTACCTAGATCGTATTGATAAAGTTCTACTTGATCGTATGATTGTTGTTCAACTACAAGGATATAATCTAAAAGAAAAAGTCGCTATTGCTGAGAACTATCTACTCCCTCTGGCTCTCAAAGAAGTAGGCCTCTCTGAAAAGGTTGGAATCAGTAAAGAAGTTGTTACTCATATCGTTGAAAATTATGCCAACGAGGAAGTTGGTGTTCGTGAACTAAAACGCTGTATTGAACAGGTTGCTCAAAAGGTAAATATGCTTCGCATGTTTAACTCTAAAGATCTTCCATTCCATATCAAAGATTTCACCCTTCCATTTGTCCTCAAAAAGGATCACGTTGATCTATTCCTAAAGAAGAAAGAACCCAAAGATGCATCCATTGCACACCTCTATGTGTAACTTGTTAGGAGGATAGGTTCTTAGGAACTATATAATATATTATCACGAACGTGTAAATATTTTTTATTTGTTTGTGTTATTGGTTGTTCTGTAGTTTTGGTCATTGAGGCTGTTGTAGGTTCAGTCTCCCACATTTTATCTTGTTCTGTGCGCTCAGAACGCATTTTTGCGAGTTTGTCTTGAAGATCTTTCGCACTTTGACTATTAGTCGGACGTTCGCAAGTTGTTCCAGGACCCCAGCGATTAAGGGCGCACTTCATATCTCTTTACCTTGGAGATAAGATTCAGTCAAAAATTTCCTCAATTTATGCTGGATTTCTATTTTTAAATGTTCCAAGTCTCCATGGATATTTTGAATTTCAGCATCAAAGAACCAATTATCCAGTTGAGTTTCAGTTTCAGCATCCTTGACTTGGCTGGAAATCATATTGGTCCGCTGAATTCTTATTTTTACAATTGGCAAAGAAATGAGTTGCTGTAAAGTTTCTAACTCAATAGGTAATCTCCAATCTGTTATAACAATTCCAGCAGGTTTTTGGGGTTGGTTGAATATTTGCTGAATTTCAGTCGCTATAATTCTGGCAAAAAATCCAGGGTCCTTTTTTTCAGCACGAATTTCTTGACCTCTTTGAATTAATAAATCACGAACTGTTTTTTCAGCTGTAATTTTCATTTGTTTTCCAGTTTCTGAAAAACAATAAGCAACTGGAAACTGAAATTCAGTCGCCACCATCTTTTTCAAAACATCCGCAAATGCCAGTCGCTGAAAATTATATTCTGACTGTAAAATCTTTCCAACAGTATCTTTTCCAGAACCACTCCAACCACTTAGCAAAAAAACAATCATTGCTGAAATTGTTTCGTATACTGTATTTAGACCAGCAAATTTATTCCATATAACTAGAATGGATAGCCCTGATCAGGTATACTACTCAAAACTGTATTTTAAAATGGCCATGGTATTACTAATCTTAGGCGGTCTAACACTTGGTTTACTCGTGATTAGTCGCGTAAATATTATTGAAAAAACACTTGGGAAAGGTAGCCTTCCAACAAAAGCCTTATTTCTATTAATTGGAATTGCAGCATTGGCAATCGCATTCAATCGTGATACTTATTTACCTTTCCTTGGCGAATCTGTATTTCCCTGCTCTGTGCTAAATGATCAAGAGCCACCGGGTGCTACCCGATCCGTTCAAATCCAAGTGGAGCCTGGGAATAAAGTCATTTACTGGGCTTCAGAACCAAGTGATGGAGCTCAAATTCCATCATATAAATCCGCATACGGACAGTATTTGAATGCAGGTGTCGCTACAGCGGATAGTGCTGGCATAGCAACACTTAAAGTTCGTGAACCACAAAGCTATACTGTGCCTTTCAAAGGTGAACTCGACCCCCATGTCCATTTTCGTGTTTGCGGACCAACTGGATTCATTGGACGTATTAAAACCTACTTCCTAGCCGATGGTCATATAGAAGGATTTCGTGGTAGCCTAAACTAGACTAACAATTGTAATTTAAAATGTCAATCCCCGCCGTTTTTCCAGAAGGCCATGTTCATTGGTTTTACAGATTTTTCAAATGTTTTGGAAAACGTGTAAAATTGGATGGAATTGAAGATAAATACTATACTGTAATATTTAATCGTTATGTTTATACAACCGACGGAAAATTCTTTTACGGCTATTATACACCAGACGCAGCAGAAGACCTAGATCCATTTTCTATGATGCCACCTGATTTTGTTTTTTGTTGCCAGTGCTGTTGTTATATATGTTGTAGATGCTATAGGGAAAAATATAATAAGCAATATGAAAAAGAAGCAGATTTATTTTTTGGAAAAGATAAAGAACCTTTAACTGAAGAACCAAAAGAAGAGTCTGCCAAACCCCCTTCTACTGATAATTATATAACGTGGAAATTTATTGATGATTCTGTTGAATCTTTTAGTAAAGTTTAGCCTTTTTTTTGTTATTAAAAATTTCATTCCACAAAGAAGATGGAAACTTTTTATTCAAAAAAGCAATAATCTCTCGCTCTGCCCGCCAAGATCTTACCAACCATATCTTTACTAACCCATTGGGCCCATGGACTATAAAATAGTTATAACCAAGGGCAGATTTAAATTCAATACTTGACACTTCATTCTTCGTATCGTTTACTTGCTCTTTTGCTCTGTAGCTTTCCCAGGTATCTAGAATATCTTTTTTCATCTTCTCAATAATTATTGCAATCTCCTTTTCGCATAGATTATGAAATGGTATATGTTCTATTGCTTCATATGATCCTTTATTATTATTAACAAAGAGAGTCATTTTTACTGTATCAAAATAGGGGCTCTCAAAGGTTATCATTTAGTTTAACTATAAAAAAAGGTCTTAAGTGTTATGACATTCATTCAATGACAGCTAGGCTTACCGAAACATCGACCAAAGGCCTCTGTTGAGTTGAATACATTCAACGAAACATCAGAATATACGTTTCAGGACCAAAATGTGGCTCCTCAATCTTAAATGCCGACTCATCATCATAACGGTGCCAGACTTTCCACACTGGACTAAAACACTGTGAAGTATAGTGGCCACCCATATGATGGCCGTGGTGATCAACCGTCGCAAATAGTTTATACATCTTTTGCTTTGTATTCTCAGAAGATTCAGGGCTAAAGAGATCAGTAAATCTCATATCTTTACCGTCATAATTCAGGTTTGAATTATCACGAGTTCCCATAGGCGTAAATCGTTTGAGTGTTAGAATGAGAACTCTGGGAAGTTTCCAAATAGTCTGAGATTTTTTTGTTTTAGTTTTGAGTTTACAATGATCGCAGTGATAATCATCAATATATTCATCATGTAACTCTTTTTGAATACATTCCATAAGTGGCAAAGGTTTTCCAGAGTTATCATTTGCCAGGGAAACTTTTAGAACATTGAAAGTTTCCCAACGTGTATGAATCGTATTACAACCTCCACAAACATACTGAATCCGCATCATTCCAAAGATTAAATCAGTCAAAGGGCTATATTGCTTCTCAAACGCATTCTTCCAGCCTGTAATTGCTTGTAGAGCCATCGGTGGCAAATTTTCAGGATTTTGAATTTGAATATTCACTTCATTTTGTGTGGAAATATACATCTGATCCAGGAGCCATACAAGAAATTCATGCGCATCTTGAGGAGTTCTGCGAATAAAGTCCTCGTAGAGAGAGCCCTTTACAACTTGTTTAAGCTGTTCATAAAATCCAAATGGTTTTACAAAAGCTGGTCCAGTTCCAGACCATATGCTGTGGATCAAATCTTGATATGCTAGTGCGATTTTTCCAGGATTTGATTCTTTATCTTTAATTTTTTCATCCAGTTGACCCCCCTTTTTACAAAAGATTGTCCATTCAGGACAGTGCCGAAATGCTTGAATAGCCGAATTCATATAGCATGTGTTTCCCAGATTTGCGATTCCTAGAACTCCTCGCATTGTATGATTTTGTTCTGAGGACATTATGGTTGGCTTATCGAAAAATTGAATACGCGTTTAAATCAATTTTTCTGCACCAATAGATTAAAATGGCAAACACATGTTCTGTTTGTATTGAAGAGTTCACGAAGCAACCTAGTAAGAAACAAGCCAAATGTCCATATTGTGATGTTCAGGCATGTGTAAAATGTACACAGACATACCTCGTCAATTCTACTGAAGATCCACATTGCATGGGTTGTAGAAAAGGATGGGGGCGCGAAGTTCTAGATTCTCTACTTCTCTCTACATGGGTTAATGGAGATTATAAAAAACATCGTGAAAATGTTCTTCTTGATCGCGAACGTTCTCGTCTGCCTGCGGCACAGGTTATTATTGAAAACATGAAACGCGCAGAGGAATATGAGCCTGAGAGAAAACGAGTTGAGGAGAAAATCCAAGAACTTGGTAATGAGTTGAGGATTCTCTCAAATCGTCTTGGAACTATTAATTATATTCAATCAAATCTCAGACAGGGTCGTGATGTTACATCAACAAATAAAAAAGATGAAACGCGCCGAGTCTTTACAATGCCCTGTCCCGTAACAGACTGTCGTGGATTTCTATCACAGGCTTATAAGTGTGGAATTTGCGAGACATTTGTGTGCCCACAGTGTCATGAGATCAAGGGAACTACAAAAGACTCTGAACATACCTGCAATCCTGATACTGTAAAAACTGTAAATGATATCAAGAAAAATACGAGAAACTGTCCCTCTTGTAGTTCTGCTATCTTTAAGATTGAAGGTTGTGACCAAATGTATTGCACAAACTGTAATACACCATTTAGTTGGAGAACTGGTGAAAAGATTACACATGGCGCTATTCACAACCCTCACTATTATGAATTTATTCGCAGATCTAATAATGGCATAATGCCTCGTCAACCTGGTGATATCCCCTGTGGAGCAAATCTACCAACTGCTTGGCAGTTTGACCGCGATATTTCAAGGAGATATCCTCAAACAAATAAAGTAAATCAATATTTGTATATTGCTCTACAAACACTAACGCATATTCAACATGCTGAAATTCCACACCTAGTCAATCACGCAGAGGATCTAGATAATACTGAGTGTAATGTTCGTTACCTAAGAAAGGAAATTACTGAAGATCGCTGGAAACA